TTTTTATCTCTCCTTTTTCATTTTTATTAGTTATACAAGGTACTGGGCTAAAGTTGGATTTACCACTGCCGCAGATACTTTATTTTTATGAGAGTTCTGGACTAAAGTAGATTAAGAAAGATCTCTAAACTAAAGCCGAATAAGAAAAATCATTATAGATTTTCATTTCTAGCAAACAAATAACCACTTAACGAAAATAATAATGCTTTGATTATTTCTATTATTGAATTTGTAGTTTTACTAGAAACTCCACAGAATATGGTAGTTATGCTGTCGACTACAAAAATAAAAAGTAAAAACAGAAGACAATATAATATCAAATTAATACCAGAAAAATAACGACGTTCTCTTCTGTCTTTATCTTTTTCTGTTATATCATCTATTTTAATATCTGAATCTTGTATTGAATCTTCAAGTTCAGGTATTAAATCTGTATCAACCTCTTCTACAATTTCGTCTTGTGTATGGTTACTATTTGTCATAGATAATCTTCCTCATTCTTAATGTCTTTTATCGACAAAAAAGCATCTTTTCTAGTGTATGCCTGAAACCAAGCAGATTTCTCACTACGTGACATATTAGCTAATGGTATTCCATCAATTTTTTTATATTTATCCCAAATGTAAGTAAGTATTGATTTAAATGTAGGACTTTTATCTTCTGAAGCTTTTAAAACTGTTCCATTATATTCTCTATAGTAATCTTTAATACAGTTACTTCCGTACTTTTTAAAAGCAGCATTAACACTTCTTACAACTGGACCATATTTCCAAACTTCAAATTTCTCATCAAACAATAATGTATTAGTTCTCTTATAAAACTCTTTATAGGTAAGATATAATAATCTTTGTAATTTCATCGGTGTTAGATCAACACCTTCACTAAAACCTTTATAAAGAATAGCATTTGCTATATTTAATGCAGTTACCATGCTAAATCCTCCTACTGTTAATAATATAGCACATATTCATATCTCTGTGAAGTGCTTGTTGTGCTGTTGCCTATCTGGGTTCACTTGGCTAAAGCGAATTAGACTAAAGTCCTCTGAGCTAAAGTGGAGTGAAAAAATCCCAGAAGACTGTAACATCTTCTGGGACTGCTTTTACTGAACTAGAACTCTTTGACATCTCCTGGGTTAAAGTGAACTAAACTAAAGTCTTCTGGGCTAAAGCTTTTAAATCCAAGAGAATCTTTAGATTCAGATTCTCTTGAATTGATGTTAGTTTGTGGCTGGATTATTGATTTTTAGTATGTTCGTATATTTTAATTACCAGGTCATCGTAAGCTTCTGTTTCCTCTACGAGAAAACTATTATTACTAAAATGTCGCACGTAAGCCTTTCCGCCGTACTTAACAACTTTTCCCGGATTTTTGTATTTTAAAACCATTAAACCTCTATTACAGTATTCAATAGTACCTGAATTGCACAAAATGTCATTTTTAACACTATCTTCAATCGGACAATTTTCAATAACGTTTTTTACAGCATTTTCATAATTATCTGAATTATTATTGAAGTATTTTTCTACTTCGGCATCAATTCCAACATAACTACGATTAATAGTAACGCAGTGTACATTATAATGGTTTTCGAAATCTTTAACATCATTCTCGTTATCTGCTATACCAATAATGATGTAAACATTTTTTGTGCAATCTGTATTAGCCATAGCTGTTAAAGTTTTTACCATTTTTTGTATTGTGTTTTTATTTAGACTTCCATGATTTAAATCTATAATACCCAATTTAAAATCAACAGTCTGTGTTTCTGATAAAATGTTTTTTAGAACATTAAAAATTTCTGTTTGTAATCCAACATTTTTCACACAATTTGGAGCCTGTTTAATGGTAACTGCCTCTAGTTTTTCTTTAAAAAATTTTATAGCTTCATCACGAATCTCCTTAGACCAAGAGTTATCTTCAGTAATTTTAGTTAACGCTTCGTTACCACAAATTCCATCTAAAACACGTGAAGCTTTAAAAGAATCTCCAATTATTTTACTTTCTTTTTTCAATTCCCAAATAGCAAGAATTAATGCTGTAAAAATTTTAGATTTTCCTCTTGTAGCTCTTTTAGTAAAAAGTAAATCTGTAAAAGTTAATTTTGCAACATTAAGTATTTTTTGTAATTCTTCATATATTTCAAAGAAAGAATGGAACCAAATATCACTGCCATCTGATTGAATAATGTTTTCTAAATTAGAATAGTTATCTCTTTTTACATTGTAAAAAGAATCTAATGTTCCGCTATTTACACCGCAGTCCTTGCCTAAAATCATGTAACCGTAAATCTGGACTAAAGCTTCTTCATCTTTTGATCTTCTAATTTCGATTTCTGTAATAATATCATGTTTCACCCAGAACATTTCTTTAACATCAATGCCATATTTTAACTTTTTATTACTAATACTAATTTTAGGCATATCAAAAATATCAATGCAATCTCCAAAAGTTATATCTCCTCTAATATTAGCAGCAGTCTTACTTACTAAATCTGAAAATCTACTAACTATTCCTGCTTGCCTTAAATCCTGTTTTGTAAGCTTCTTTCCGGTAGAGTTAATACGTTTAAAGATTTCATTAACTGTATCGGAATCTGCTACATCTGTGGTTGTAGTTGGTAATTCGTACTCTCCAAACTGCATGCAGAAATCAAAATCTAAAACAGGATACTTCTGTTCAAATACTTCACTTGTACAAAATAAGGCATCTTTATTACAATAGTATTCCTTTCCTTCCCATTTTACTGGAAATTCCTGTTTAATAAAAGAAAAAATAGCATCTAGTCTCTGCAATCCATCAATTATTTCTCTTTCTTTTCCATTACCTGTTTTTGCAAAAAGAAATAATGGCACTGGATACCCATGTAACAAAGTATCAATAAAAGCTCTTTTTTCTTCAATAGTCCATACGAGCTTTCTTTGGTATTTTCGATTTACCAAAATCAAATGTCTTTTATAGGCATCTTTAAATAAATTATTAATCTTTTCTCCCATAGTTTTAATCTGTAATACCTCTTCTTTCATAATTTACCTCCATTTTACTATATCTATATATTTTAGTAAATTATAAGTGGTAAAATATCAAAGTATGTTTTACTACTAAGCTACTATACTTTAGTTTGTTGAAGATACCTGGCTAAAGTGGTATACAAGGTAAAAAGAAGTTCACTTGGTTAAAATGGATTTCTGAGACTGCTTTTACTGGACTAGAACTTTTTGACATCTTCTGGGCTAAAGTGAACTGAATTAAAGTCTTCTGAGTTAAAGCAGAATGAGAAAAATCCCAGAGGACTGTGACATCTTCTGGGATTCTGTTAATTAAAGATCTTCAAGAGTATTTGAATTCTTAGCATTCTCTCTTTTATTTTCTAAATCATTTTGCTGGATTGTTTCTACTATCGTTGTTATGTATTGTTCATCATTTTCTGGGAAGAAGTATTTTGTTATGATGGTAAGTAAACCAATTACTAATGCAATGAAAGATACACTTGCTGTTATTATCGTGGCTAAACCAGTGTATGATACACTTGTAATTCTAAGGAATGCAACAATGATGGCTGCGACGAAAATAATTGTGAATATGACAATTATAGCAAGGCATGAGTAAAATAAAATGTCTTGCTTGCGAGCATTCCTTTCGGTCTTCTTCTCATATGTTTTTACGTAAGCTGCTAACAGCCTTGTAACCTCTGTATCACGCTGTTTTTGTTCTTCTGTTGTATATTTATCTTTAAAGGGTAATGCAGTATCATCAGAAGTTGAACCAAAAACTTGTGATGCATTTCCTAATCGTTGTTGATCAAAATTATCATTCATAGCTGTCACCCAAATCCATTGTATCTAGGATACGATTTATAATATCTTCTGTCGGAACTTTATAAATAGAAGCAAGTTGTGCTATGAGAGTATTACCAATCATACCATTTGATTTTAAATATTTTAGCATACGTTCAAAAGAAAACCTTGGAATTAATAAAGCTTTGGCGAAATATAAAACATCTGGGTCTTCCTTCATTTTTATATCCATTCCTTTCGCACTGCTCAAGGCACAAAACGTCATGAAAAAACGTTGGCTTGTTGCAGCTTTCTTTTTATAATTGTTTCCATAGGGATATTCAGTACACTACAAATCACGGGGAGGTGAGTGGGCTGTCCGTTTATCGGATGACCGTATTTTTATATGTGTAGAATACTTTTTCAAGCACGAAAAAACTTCCCGAACTGGAACTCGCTATTGATGGTTTTATCACACCTGAACAAGCTGGTAAATTAAAGGTTATCAAAAAGCCCTTTGAAGATTTGGAATCCCGGAAAGCAGAGCTAGAAAAACTGATCCTTGCGCTCGCCAGTCCCTATCAGCAAGAACTCGACCTAATCCTAACCGCTCCATCATTCAAAAATAAATTCACTGCTATCGGAATCATTTCCGAAATTGGTGTGAACATGGAGGCTTTTCCTTCGGCGAAACACTTATGCTCATGGGCTGGTCTTACTCCAACCAACAATGAAAGTGCAGGGAAGAAAAAATCTGTCCAGGTTTCCAAAGCCGGATGTTATATCAAACCACTTCTAGTTCAATGTGCCAACTCAGTGGTTAAAAGTGAAAAACATCCTGAAATCCGTAACCGCTATCTTCGTTTAAGAAAACGTCGCGGTCACAAGAAAGCAATCATTGCAATAGCAAGAATGCTTCTAACAGCATTATACAATATGCTGAAAAATAAGGAACCCTATAATGCTGAACTTTACCGAAAAAGTGAGATTCTCCCTGTCAATCGTGAGATTACAATTGAACAGGCAATCTTAATGGCACAGTTCCAAGGTTATAAAATCAAGTCAGCTGCTGAATAGACCTTAACTTTGCTACATATTCAATTTTAAAAGACCATCATATGATGGTCTTTTTGTGATGTCCTTAATGGAGTGGATATCCTCTACTATTCTTTTTCAACCTTCTCGTATTATAAAGTAGCAGTGTTTATAGTCGCTCTCCAAGAACTGTATGCTATACTGTTGGAGATACTGTCTTTGTTTAATCTCTCCTACCACTTGATGGTTTTTGAAAGGCTACAACCACAGTCTCTTTGTATATTTGTTAATCAGTTAGATACCGCTTAAAGTGCCAGCATGCAGTTTTCAAAGTTCAAATATATCTGAAATGCATTTCTGCAATTCATTCAAAAACTTTCATTTTAGACTTGACTTTTAATAGTTGGTATTTTTATATTTTATACATAACACTCATACAGGTCATTTACAAGTGTTTTTATTTTATACAAGAATTTCATCATGTAAACATTAAAATAACTCTACCGGACAAATACAGAGTTATAAAGCCTAATTTGAAAAAATCAGACGTTTAAACAATAAAGTTATGTTAATAAAACCTTAGTTTTATTTTTTTCCAATTTTCGTCCAGTTTTGATATTTTTCTTGTTTCTACATGAACTTTATGATAAAATCATCTACAGTCAGGCTAACGCACGTAGGGATAGTCTGGTGGTTGTTCCTTCCGGAAACGGAAAGGAGAACAGTATGAATACTATGGAAATATTAACTTTAATACTTGTGATTTTCACAGTTCTTACATACATTGACAGCCACCACAAATAAAAATGGCTACCTCCTACGCCAATAGGAGATAGCCGTATAATTTTATAAACATCGTTTATAAGTTTCCGGTGGCAACCATCGGACAGCGCAAATATCCTTGATTGCTTTGGTTTGATTATAACGTATCCGCTTCTAAATTGCAAGCGGTAAAGTTAGGGAAAGGGAAGAATCTTAATTGGTTCTTCTCTTTTTTTTACGCTTTCAAACAAAAAAAATAGGGATAACTTAATATCCCTATCTATCATGCAATATTGCCTTTTTTAAACCGCTTCACAGCTTATTGTTCGTCAACAATTAGTCAACAGAAACGATTTCTTTTTTATTGTAAGAGTTTCTATATCGTATATCTACTTATATCTACCTATAAGTACCGATTTAAGCCATTTTCAAAATCCCATTTTGTTATAACTACCTATATCTAACTATATTTATTGATTCTACTGGGGTAAAATCTGGGGTACGTTTGACGTTTGGGGTACAATATTGCGATTAATATTATCTACTCGATTAAATTCACTAATCAACCTATCTTCGTTCACATGATTATATATATTCATTGTTACTTGAATATTACTATGTCCCATAATTTCTTGTAGAACTTTTATATCCATTCCACTCTCAGCCATTCTAGTACAAAATGTATGACGCAAAATATGTGGAGTAAAATCAGGAATATACAAAGGTTCTCTATTTTCAAACAATGCATTTTCTTCTTCTGCTTTATTATATTCTGCTCTAATTCCATGAAAAGCTCTAGTTATTGTAGCAGGTTTGTTTAAATTACCATTTTTATTTAAAAATAAAAATCCTTTATATCCATTGAATTCTGATGATTGATTGATAAAATATGTGTCAACTCGATATTGTTTTAACATTTCATATAAAGATTGAGAAATAGGAATTATTCTTTCTTTTTTATTTTTCGGTGGGGAAATATAAAATTGACATTTCCCATCTTTCTTTCTATATAATAACTGATGATTTATGCTAATTATTCTGTTTTCAAAATCTATATCATCCCATGTAATACCTAGTGTCTCACCAATCCTTGTTCCAGTACTTAACATAAATTTAATCATTGGATAACGATTGGAATAATTTTTCGATTTATTTTTAATATAATATAATAAATCTGATTCTTGCTTTTGAGTCAAAGCATTTTTAGATGAAATCATTGAACCTCGCACATAATCTTTCATACAATCTCTACATGGATTTAAACGAATGATGCCATCATTTATTGCCATTTGAAACGAAGGGAATAATAAGTTTTGATATAATTGAATTGTACCAATTGCAAATTTTTTATCTTTGTATAAATGAGCATAAAATTTAGCAATATCTGATTTTTTTACCTTCTCAATATTTAATTTCCCTAATGTGGAATTTTTAATGTTTTTATTCCAAATATGAATATAATTTTCTATTGTTGAATTTGCTAGTGCGACCTTTCCATTTAAATATTGTAAAACTAAATCACCAACTGTAGATTTTGCGGAATAGGTATCAATATTATCTTCTAAATCTTTTTTTATGGTTTTCTCTTTTTCTCGTAATGAAGTATCGTTCTTTTTCCCTACAGGAGTTTTGTCTGTTGATACTAATTTCCACGCATATATATCTCGTCTTATACCTTTTGTATCTGTATATCTGAATCTATACCTTCCGTTTTTCTGTTGGCTTTCACCTTCTTTCAATAATCTACCTTTGTTGTCTCTTCTCTTTTCATTTGCCATTTTAATCAACTCCTTAATAAAATAAGGATATGGTAATGTAGTATTTATTCCATATTACCATATTTTTTCTTATCTTTCAAATTTAAATTCTATCTATGGAATTTATGTATTGATCAAAAAGCTTTCTCTTAATGAGTCTTTTTCGATTTCCTATCCATAATACAAAATTACAATCTTCATCATCTGTAATTGTTCTTAATTTATCTATTCCTATTTGAGAATATTTTGACGCTTCTTCCAATGTTAAATTTTGTTTGTGCCAAATAGGAATTTCTATTTTTCTTTTTTCAGACATATATAATTCTCCTTATAGAAATAACCCTCTTAAAATTAAGAGGGTATAAATATATGTTAATTATATTTCTTTATTTTCTCCCTGTACTTCCAATTCCACCTCTATCCTTTTCACTTAAAAATACAACTTCATCAAAATGTACCTTTGGCATTTTCTTCATGATACGGAACTGACAAATACGGTCATTTACATTAATCGTAGTATCTTCCATAGCAATCACAGGCATAAACCACTGATCGTTATTTCCACAGTAAGATTCATCAATAAGTCCCATATGGTTTGTCTGAATAATTTTCCATGTCTTATATGTACTACTTCTTGGAATAACATGAGCTTCATAACCTTTTGGTAACTGCATCGCAACACCTAATGGAATTAATGCGAATTCACCTTTATGTAATTTGAATGTATCAGCCGCACGAAGGTCTACCCAATCAGATTTACCGCCAATAAAATCAACCTTATCAATCTTATCGGTAAAATATTTGATTTTAATAGATAAACAATCATCCTTATTATCGGACATATCTTTTACTTTTGTAGTGACCTTTTTCTTAGACAATCTGTCCATCACTTTGTTATATTCTTCAATTGTTTCCTGCGCCACCATATTATTTTCTACTAATTCAGGATTATAGAATGGAGCATATAAATTTCCTTTATCATCTGTTACTGTAACTGTTAAGCTTAAATCATCTAACATCACAAGGATATTTAAACTGACGTATTTTTCATACAGGAAATGTTTTAATGTATAGCAATCTCCATGCTCTTTTTTGAATCCGCATTTCTTTAAAACAGATTCGTTTACCTTTTTGTTCAGTGTATATTCATTCTTTCTCACCATGCTATTTATCTCCTTTTTATATCATTTTTTGATTCTAATGAAACACAGATTTCATCGTCAAATTTATTCATTTTCTTGCTCAATATGTCTAAAAATTGGTGGTTTTTCGTTAATTTTTTCAAATAAAGTCACATAAAGAACCCCATTTTTGACCTTCCAATCATAATTTTCATAGACATCTGTATTAATTGGAACTTCTTTGTAAAAAGTTAACTTAGTATCAAGAACTTTTCCTTCTCCTGTAAAAATTAATGAAGCTTCTTTTGTTTTATTTACAAATTTTTCCTCACATTTAATTTTCATACCTGCAACATTAAATCCATATGTGATTTTGGTGTCGTACTGTTTTGTAAAATCAGATATAATATCAAATGTAGAAATTACTCCTCCATAAAATGGTTCTACAGGTTCAAAAACATTCCATTCATATTTCCACTTAGATTCCTTTTTATCATAATCTTTTCTCCAATTCTTTCTTCAAATATTCTAAATAAGTATTCCATTCACCAATACAATGAATATACTCTTTACTTTTTAACATCTTTTTTCGCATATCCTGTTTAATATTAATTGCTCTATATTGCTTCTTTTTTTGAAGATATTTAAACAAAAAATCATTTGTAATTTGTGAGAGGGTTAATAACTTATCTTTAGGGACTGTGTCTGTTATTACTTTATATTCTCTTAAATCATCTTCACTTATTTCATATTTTGCTTTGGGTAAATTTTTAGTTGAGAAAGGACTAATGCCTGCGCCTGATGTTTTAGGCTTGAGATATTTAGCAATGAGATCAATATTTTTTGCATCAAATTTGAATTCGACTTCACCATCGGTATCATGAATATCTTTAATCGTTCCTTCTTTTTCAAGGTTTGAATATAAAACTTCATAATTTCTATCTTCTGGTACATTCAATTCTTTTGCAATCGCAATTAAAATATTATGTCCTCTTCCTAGAGATGGAATATATGCCATTAATGTAGAATGTCCATAATGTGTGATTTGAGAACCACCCATACAATCAATATAAATATCATTCTGTTCTAACATTCCATTTTCATCTCTAGGAAAATCATTTGTAATTTTATCAATCGCTGTTTTCAAGCGATATTTACCTTTAAATTTCATTAAATATGCCAATGAATTATTCCTCCTCATATTGATACTTTTTAGGTCTATTTGCTTGTGCATCTAATACAATTTTTAATGCATCTTCCCTATCAAGAAAAATAAGTTTATTGATATCATTATAAGAAAAAAGATAACGGTGCTTATCTCTCTTATCAGTTGCAGCAAAATATGTATCTCTAATAGATTGTACAACCAAATCACATACATCATATGTAACCGTATTGTGATGAATACGAGCATAATATACTTTTTCTTTTAGTTTTACTGGTTTGTCTTCCATAGAATTACCTTTCTTTCTCTGAGAGATTTTTGTACATTAATAATTCTCTGGTTACTACTTCCTCTGAATTCTAAATTCATATCTCTTAGTTCATCTACATATCTACCATCTATTAAGACATTACACATAGAAATAATATCTTGACGTAATTTAATCAGCCTATTTCTTTCAAAATTTACATCACCTGTTGTAACTGGATGAAAAATTGTTTCCCATGTATAACCTGTATACATCCAAAGTATCTTTTCTGGATGTATTTTTTTTATATTTTTAATTAAATCATATACTCCTTCAAGGTTCTCATCTGCTAAACATTCCCCTCCAAGAAAAGAAACTCTTTTAATGTATGGTTTCTCAATTAATTCAAGGAATTCGTTTTTTGCTTCTCTCGTCCATTCTTTTCCACCGTTAAAATCCCATGTATCTTGATTGAAACAGTTTTTACAGTGAAAGTGACATCCTTGAACAAAGAGGGCGACACCTACGCCCTCTCCGTTAGAGATGTCCATGCTTCTAATTTGTGAGTAACGCATTAATTATTCTCCTCGTATTCTAAGTCATCTAAGTGTTCGATGCGGTCGTGGATGTCTCCCAACCTACCTTGATTCCATCCATTTCTTGCAGTTCCTTTATAACCACAAGTTCTTCGTGTAATATCCATTGTCCTTACATCTCTGTTGCCACAATTAGGACATTCCCAAATTAATTTACCATCTTCATCAATAAGATTAATTTCTTTATCCCATCCACAATTCTGGCAGTAATCACTTTTTGTATTTAATTCAGCGTACATATTGTTGTTATAAATGAATTTAATTACTTCTAAGATCGCAGGAATATTATTCTCCATATTTGGACATTCAATGTATGAAATACTACCACCTGGACTTAGTTTTTGAAATTTTGCTTCAATACGAAGTTTTTCAAAAGCATCAATCTTTTCAAATACTGGAATATGATATGAATTTGTCACATAATTTCTATCTGTAATACCTTCAATCACTCCAAATCTTTCTTTAAGTTTATTTGCAAATTTTTCTGTTGTTGCTTCCAAAGGTGTTCCATATAAGCTATAATCAATATTTTCTTCTTTTCTCCACTGTTCGCATTTGTCATTTAATGCTTGCATAACTTCAAGTCCAAACTTTTCGCCAATTCCTTCATCAGAATGTGAATGTCCTGTCATGTATTTTACGCATTCATAAAGTCCTGCATATCCAAGAGATAAGGTAGAATAACCACCGAATAATAACTTATCAATAGTCTCTCCTTTTCCTAATCTTGCATATGCTCCATTCTGCCATAAGATTGGCGCAACATCAGACGAAACACCTCTTAATCTTTGATGTCTAATTTTCAATGCCTTATGACAAAGTTCTGTTCTTTCGTCAAAAATCTTCCAAAATTCTTCCATGTTGCCACTAGAAGATAATGCAATATCAGGAAGTGAAACTGTTACAACTCCACAATTGAAACGTCCGTAGAATTTCGGTTTATCATTTTCATCATGCCACACTGTTAAAGCCGATCTACATCCCATAACAGGATAACAATTACCGTCTTTCATTTCTTTCATAATCTTTTCTGAGATGTAATCTGGAACCATACGCTTAACTGTACACTGTGCGGCTAACTTTGTAAGATACCAATATTTATCACCTTCATGGATGTTATCTTTTTGAAGAACGTAGATTACCTTTGGAAATGCAGGTGTAATATAAACACCTTCTTCATTCTTTACTCCAAGTAAACTTTGGCGTAATTCTTCTTCAATTAGCATTGCTAAATCATCTTTTTCTCTTTCATTTTTTGCTTCATTAAGATACATAAACAATGTAATAAATGGTGCTTGCAACACCTTATCTCATATTTCTACAAAACCGTGGACTATATCTTCGTAGCTGGTATTTCGGCAATCTAATAAGATTGGTAAATTATTTTTTACATGGCGTATCAATAGCCATCCTACGATAATCACTCTCTTTTTATAAAGTAGGTTTTCTCTAGTCTCTACACGCATTTATAATATAATTATAAACTTTGCACGGTATTACCTTTATCTCACCATTTTCAGGTTTAGGTTCTCTTAGTCAGCTTATTCGTCTATGGTCTAAGTCCTATTATCGGTTTGCTCTCAATAGGAAGTCTTATTTCGCTGATACCGTTAGCACGCACTATTATGCGTACACCTCTGATTGAGTTAGCCAGCTTTTACAACAGCCAAGTTTACACCAACCGTTAGTTGTCATGAGGGTTGTGATCTGATACTGAATTGTCTGAATACCTTTTTCAATTTCTTTCTTTAAACGTTCTTCTGCAATTTCGTCAATTACATTTTCCAATTCTGTTTCATCAAGAATAGTATCTACAATATCAATTAACTCATGTTCTACTTCTTTTCTAATTTTTTGTCTTGAAATATCTACGAATGGAGCAAGATGAGCTAAAGAAATACTCTGTCCTCCATACTGACTTGAAGCTACTTGTGCAATAATCTGAGTCGCAACAGTACAAGCTGTAGAAAAACTATGTGGTTTTTCGATAAGAGTTTCAGAAATAACTGTTCCATTTTGAAGCATATCTTCCAAATTAATGAGACAACAATTAGTCATAGATTGAATCAAATAGTCTTTGTCATGTACATGAATAATCCCATCTACGTCAGCCTGTACAATTTCTGGAGGAAGAATATATCTTTTTGCTGCATCTGTACTAATAATTCCTGCAAGATAATCTCTTTGTGTTGTGTTCAATCTTGGATTTTTATTAGAATTTTCATTTTTCCAATAATTACTTAAACCTTGTAATAATTCATTTGTTTCTTTATCTATAGTATTTTTTTCTCTTTGAAATTCATGAATACTTCTATACCCCTCATATGCTTTTGCAGTAAGTCTCTGTTTTTTAGTAATTAATTTATCATAGACTAAACTTTCAATATCTGAAATATCTACTTCATCTGCATTTTCATTTTTAAATTCTTCTTCAATTTCTTTTGCAACACTTTCTGCAATTTTAGGTTTTACAATTCCTGAACCATTTTTCATCGATTTCATAATAGCGTTGTAAATTTTTTGCCCATCAAATTCGACTAAACTAGCATCTCTCTTAATTACTTTCAATATAATTCCTCCTATTTTACATATCAATATTTTCTTTTACAAAATCTACCACTTCTCCGTTTTCAATTACTGCCATCTCCTTTCTAATCCCATACATATAGATACAATCGCCTAGAGTTATATTCTCTAAAGCGATAATTCTTTCATAATTTGTTTTCATAAATAAAATCCTTTCTTACATATCTTTTATTTTAACTTTAAGTTCCTCTAAATTCTGATATTTTTCATTTTCATAGTTTTTATGATTTTTAAGAATTAAATGAATCTGTTTGCTGCAAATTAAGTCAAGAAGAACCTCTTTTTCTTCTTTTGTGAAATAAGATTTTGTTGATTTTTCAATAGATTCCTCTCTAAGTTTCACTGCCATAATTTATTCTCCATAATAATCTTCAATATAATAAATTGCATCCTGCATAGAATCTTTACTCTCAAAAACTTTGTCAATTTGTTCATATAACCAAGGATGAACAAAAGTATTATTCGTATTATCTAACTCTGGCAAAAATCCAATAATTGGTAAACCCAAAATATATGCATAAAAAATCTCTTCGATTGTTCCTACAGATGAATCGACATCTTTTAAATTTACTAATAAGATATCTGATGTTTTTAATTGATTTAACTCGTATCTCATGATTTCTTTCCCATCAGAATGTTCATTATAATTGTAATATCTCGTTGGATTGAAAATATTAAAATTAGAATTAGTTAACTGAAATTCTTTTTCTGTTTCTTTTCTCCAAGATTCAGCATAACCTTCTTCTTTTGTTCCTAAATAACATCCCATTGCACCAGACAAATATACTTTCTTTTTCATTCAGTCACCTCGTACTTTTCACAAATATTTTTAAAACATTGAAAATCATATGATGAACAGCTATGGATACCAACTGTAATATTTTTATTACAAATTGACATCATCCCTAATGCAGATTTAGCATCAATTGTATATCTTCCAACCATTGCATCTACATCAGAAATCACCATATTATTTAAATCATTTACAAAATTCTGCAAATCATTAATATTTGACAGATTGATTAAATACGTTTTCTTTAACATTTATTCTCCTTACTTCTTGATAAATACATCATAATAATCAACTCCATTCTTTGTTGTGAGTTCATGATGGTCTACGTAAATATCTATTTCGTTACCATTAATTCCTCCACCACAATCATCTGCATAGTATTCATTACCATTGATATATACTGTAGTGCCATATGGAATTACATCAGGGTCAACAGCGATTGTGTAATCACTATAACAAATATGTCCTGTACTGGTTAATCTTCCATATCCTTCGCTGCACTCATCACAGTTACAATAATATGTGATACGGAATCTGCCTAAATTTTCAAAAGGATTATTCTCTGATAAATATTCATCCCATACAAAACCTTTTGTACCATCTTTAAGCTTTACAATATCCCAACCACAAGATCCATCACCAATACGTTTTAATTTCGTACCGATTTGCACAGTTTTAATAACTTCACTATCTACAGATGGTGCTTTTCTAATATTTAATGTAACGGTAGTATACATTGTTTTTACATCACGTTTCGTTGAAAAAAGTTTTTCATCTTTCCCATTGAATACATTTAAATAACCATCATGATTGTTTTGAATTTTTACTGTTTTTACTTTAAAATATGTCTGAAAATTTAACGTCCCTGCCCTTACAGGGACGACACTGAGTACAGATGAGAAAGCTCCCACCATAAATAATTTTGTTAACTTGTTCATAAAACCTCCTATTTTTTTATTCTCCAATTATTTTGATAAAATCATCTTCTGATATGATTGGAATATTTAATTTCTTCGCTTTGGTATTTTTACTACTTGTGGAATTTACATCATTATTAATTAAGAAACTGGTATTGGATGAAATAGAACCAACAACTTTACCACCCAAAGATTCAATCTTTTCTTTTAACGCATCTCTATTTGTAAAATGATGTAATTTACCAGTGATTACAAAATTCTGACCTTTTAATTTATCTACATTGATATTATTCTCTATCTTTTTAAATCGGAAATGCCTTTCTAATTCAAGAAATTCTTTAACATTATCAGACCACCAATCAAATAAAGAACGAGCCATTTTATCTCCAAATCCTTCAATTTTAGTGAACTTATATGGAGATTTTCCCATAATTAATTTGAATTTTTCGATATCATAATCACAGAATTTTGCAATATCTTTACTGACTGTAGTACCAATGAGTGGAATCGATAGAGCTGAGATAAACTTATCTAATGTAATATCTTTTGATTTTTCTATATTCTCCATTAACTTCTTAGTAGATTTTGCGCCAAAACCTTCCATGCGAGAAATTTTATCTTGATATAAAGGTAAATGATAAATGTCTTCAACACATTGTAACCATCCTCTATCAATAAATTTCTGTAATGTTGCTTCTGACAAACTATCAATATTTAAAGCCTTTTTAGATACTGCATGACAAAGCTTTCCAAGGAGTTTACCTTTACAGTTAGGATTGGTACAAATAAGTACCTCGCTATTATTCTCTTTTTCAATTTTTGTAGGTGAACCACAAATAGGGCATTCGTTGGGGATTAAAATAAAATCAATATCTTTATACATCATGCATACCTCCAATGATATCCTCCGCATGTTTTTCTATCTCCTCTACAACACATCGTTATCTTACTCTGAGTAGTATTCTCGACTTTTCTTGAAGCTTCAGTTGCGCTTTCGTAAATTATTCCAGTTTCTATATTTATTACTGGACGCTTTCTTGAATCGGCTGCTTTTCTAGCATTTTCCTTACGCATTTTTAACATTTCTTCTGGATGATCCTCTTGCCATTTATGCATACTATGAGCACGTTTCTTCCCAATTTCTGGGTGATTTTTCATCCATTCCATTGATTTATCAATCATATTCCTAGAAACATCTCTGTAGCCACCAGCGTTTATGTTATATCCATTTTCTATATTTCTCGTATTATAGTAATTAATCCAATAATCCTCTCTTTCATATGCGTATTTTAACGTATACAATCCTTCTTCTAATATTTTATGTTCGAAACTGTCCCAACCATATTCTTGAATAGCCTCGTAAAACAATCTACACGACTTATACAAACTGGGACACCTCCATCTTCTCTCTGGAGGATTTTGATAAGTACATCCAATGTACTTTTTATTATTTTGTTTATTTACATGCATGTAAATATAAACATATTTTTCTTCGTATAGATTTTTACTTTGCAATTTTCACTCCACTTTCTACTTTTGGTATTATCATATTTCTTTTTGAAACAGTTATTTTTTGACCTACATATGGAATTCCTAAAGTTTCTTTTAATACTGTTATGTTACAGAGAGAAGCCCTATTCACAATAGTTCCATCAATTTCTACATCATTGAAAACTGCAACGGGAGTTAATGTACCACTCTTACCCATTGTCCATTCTATATTTTTAAGTGTGGTTGTTTTTTCTTCATCATAAAATTTGAATGCCAATGAATGTTTAGGATGATGACCCGTAAATCCAAGAGATTTTCCATATTCTACATTATTATAAGTAATTACAAGACCATCAATTGGATATGATTTTTCTTCCGCAATAGATTTTAATTCTTCAATTTTTGCATTAATATCATCTGTTTTACTGTTATATGTTACATAAGGAACTACTTCAAATCCAATACTCTGTGCGAAATTAAAACCTTCTATAAAATGAGTAAATCCAAATGGAATTTTCCATGCTACAAATCTCACATGACGTTCTTTTGCAATCTTATTATCTAATTGCCTTACTGAACCCGATGCTAAATTTCGTGCATTCTTATATTTATTCTCTTCTGATAGTTTAGAATTAATTAATTCAAAGTCATTCTTCGTGATAATTGCTTCGCCTTCAATTTCAAATCTATGAGTATTATTAATTTGAAGAGGTAGATTATCAAATACTTTTGCATTATGAGTAATCAGTTCACCTTCTTCACCATCACCCCTGGTTTCACTTTGAATCAACTCTCCATTTTCGTAAGTATTAAGGACGGTAAGCCCGTCCATTTTAAGAGAAATGATACAATCCTTACCGTTAGAAAATTTTATTAAATCATTAACTGATTTTGTTTTACCAAGAGATAACATAGGATGTGAATGTTTTACTTTTTCGAGCTGTGATTTAACTTCATATCCTACTGTTTGAGTTGGTGAATTTGAAAGAATAATTCCTGTTTCTTCTTCTAATTTTTGTAATTCATCAAAGAGATTATCATAATCATAATCAGAAATAATTGATTCTCCTCGATTATAATAAGCATCTCTATACTCATTTAGAAGCTTTGTTAATTGTTTTATTCTTTTTGTTTTATCCATCTTTTCTTCTTAATCTCCTATAAGTATCCAATACTTGTTTCATATAATTTTTCTTTTCTTTCTTTTTAATATAATATGGAATACCTAAAATATTGCAAATTTCATCCGTTCCCATATTCAAAGATATTTTTTCCCAACGTCTTTTAGACATAAAAATACCCGAATGACACCAGTGACCCTTTGTTGAATATCTAGGGGTGTGTTTACAATAATCACTCCATCTACCAATGACTCCATCTTCGTCTTTCAAACCAATATCAAGAACTACTTTATCAGATTTCGTGTAGACAACTTCGTATTCTTTGTACAATTTTCTTATCCTTCCTCTCCTATAATTAACTTACTGTAAGGTAGCCCTTTAATCCATTTGCAAACATCTCTCCACTCATCTAATTTATGATTTTTGCGTTGCCTGTAAATATTCGCCAGTACTTCATAGTTCAGCATGACGTTACGAGTCTGGTTATACGAAGATGGTAATAGCTGAATCATCTGCCACCAGTAATCTTTATCTTTTGTTCTTATATAATCATTTCTATATCCATTTAACACATCAATTGTGTCTTTTAAGCATCGCTCAGAAATCCATCGAAAATGTTCAGTAGAGAAATCATCCACCGTAAACTCTTTCTCCGCAATCTTGTGCATAGTGCTGCAAGAGTTTGCAACTGTACCTACTTTGTATGTATCCGCTTCTTTCCACCAATACAGGGGAGCAGTAATCCTTACATATACTGGCATCATTCTCATATACTTTCGATGTTCTGTACCAGCGTTAGAAAGACGTTGCATCAGGGAGTGGTCGTTTTCTCCCAATAGAAAATTAATATCATATATCTCATCATATTTTGTGGTATCACTATCACTTTTCACCCATGAGTTCATAGGATTCCTCATTCCTTCGATTATGAATTCCATCTGCTCCGGACTTGCCAGAACTACATTTTCTAATTTAATCATGTTTATATCTCCTTATTTAAAATATTCTCCTTCGCAAAATTATAAACTGTCCAATAAAAATCATCTAATGTCCCATTATTCTCTATTACAAAATCATAATCATAGTCAAACACACCTGCATCTGCCATATTAGAAGTAATGGATTTAACATCATTCCTTTTTATCAGAATAGTTTTTGCACCAAAAGCTTTTTTTGCTTTTTCAATCTCTTTTGGCTCACGAATGTCTATTAATAATATTCTCTTTTCTTTATCTTCTTTAAATTGATCTACTGTGGTTTTTATTGCACGAAACGGCATATTATTGAATTTACTTGTTAAGATTTTTAAATCACTTAGAAATTTTCTTGACTTTTCATTTTTTGTTCCATCCCATCCACATTGCTTTGCAATATCTTTTACCTTATCAATGGATGAATATTTTAATGTAGGAACAAAATCATTTAGATATTCAGCAAAAGTATCTTTGCCTGACCTTGCCATACCATTTGTTATAAAAATATATTTTTTAATTGTAATCACCTTTCTTTAGTCATCATAATATGTAAATTTATCTCCACAACACATACATCTTACAGTTTGCACTTCCATAATCGAAGTAGGAATAAATTCATATATGAATTGTTCTCCTGCTGATGCGTTAGATGTACAGCCTTGCGCCCGATGATTTTCAATCCAATCATCAATTGATTTATCTGTTTTGAATTTCATATAACTATTCTCCATATACCCAATAAGGTTCTTCATCATCACAATCATTATTATCTAGCCAACCACCACATATAAACTCTTTTATACTTCTTACATTGCACTATATATTGTATTATTAATCGTTTTATACACAATATATAGTAATATTTTTCTAATGAAATCCGTATTTCATTTAAGGAATATAGTCGCTTATGCAACTACATCCTCAATACTTTTTTCTCCAACTGGAAATACTTCTGGATCTTCGGCAGCCACAGACTCTACATTTCTCTTTAACTGTTCAAAATAGCTATCTTTTAACTCACTTGCAATTCCTCTTCTTCCTAATTTAAGTGCAACATATGGAGTAGAACCAATTCCACCAAACGGATCAAATACAATATCGTTTGGATTCGTCCATAATTCAATACATCTCTGAATTACTTCAAGTTGTAATGGACAAATATGTTTCTCATCCTGTTCAGACCTTGCTGATTTTCTCTGTAATGTATCACTCTGCCTAATATCCATCCATACAGGTGAAGCGTAATTTTGCCATACATTAACAGGAAATGATTCATTTGTATGTTCTACTCGTTCTGGATTATCACCAGGTTTTCTAACTGTAATCACATAATCTGGAAGTCCTTGACGGCTCATGCTGCTATCTTTCTTAATCTGTTTATGTAAAAGTCCAAGTGCTTTTGTTCTCTGCATTTCTGTAACAGGATTCTTCCAAATAGTTACTTTACTATGGTAGATGAATCCACAATCCTGAAAGATTTTAAGCATGAGCGCAGGAAAATCTTTTAATCCAATAACACCATCTCTTGATTTCATAAGAGGTAAATCCATACAGTGAAAACTCAGAAGTCGTCCAGGCATTGTAATTCTATATAATTCTTTTGCAAGATATTCAAAATGGTTGTAAAATTCTTCATCACCTTTACAGTTGCCCATATCTCTATCTGAATTAGAGTATACATATAATTGTGAAAATGGTGGTGAAAAGATAGTATAGTGGATGCTATTATCTGGAATCTCCTTAGTAATTTCTACACTATCTCCATGATAAAGTGCATATCTATTTGCTACTGCTTGATCAATTACATTCATCATTATTCGAATTCCTCCCAGTTTGGTAACTTCATTGTTGTATTTGCTTCATATGGTGTAGTAAGCCTACACGTTGATTTAAGCTCTTTTTTAGTAATCTCTTTAGTTAGATTAATCATTGCATCTCTCATAGTGATAAAATCCAACTGTTTTCTTTCAATATTCTCTTTTACACAACCTTCTTTTGCTGAAATAATTATATATACATTGACTTCTTGAGTCTGACCAAAACGCCAACATCTTCTTACGGCTTGATAATACTGTTCAAAACTATCCGAAAGACCAGTAAAAACAACATTGTGACAATTCTGCCAATTCATGCCATAACCTGCTAATTTTGGTTTACTGATAAGACATTTTAATGTTTTATCTGAGAATGATAACATTGTTTCACTCTTGTATTTATTCTTATCACTTCCTTGTACATTTTTACTTTCTTCAATCAACTCATTTAATCTATCTCCTTCTGCGTTTAAATCACACCAAACTAACCACTGTTCATCTGAACTATTTACCAATTCCGCAGCCTTTTGACATCTTAATTCAAGAGTTTCTTTTCTTGCGTTTCTACGTTCTGTTAATGTAAGTGATTCAGTGATTGGTTTATCTCCATCAACAACAATCTCATGAACATTCAGATTAGGTAATTCATAATCTGTGCCGTCATATCCTAAATTTGATGGATTATCAATAAATACAGACCAACTTGCCATCCATTGCCAAAATACATCTTTTGCATGACCTTTTAATCTCCACTTAGATGTTTGACCACCATCATGAACAAAGAACATTGATAACATTTCTGAACGTGTCATAACTCCACAAAATTCAGAATGATTTCCCAACTCCATATAATCATTTGGAGCAGGTGTTGCAGTACAAGCTAATTTATAGGGAACATTTTGAAAATTTTCGATAATAGAAGTCCTCACTTTACCAGTGTAGGATTTAAGAATTGAACTCTCGTCTAAGACTACTCCAACAAATTCATTTGCTACGAATTTATCTAATTTTTCATAGTTTGTAATGTTGATTCCATCAATACAATCTTCCTGTTTCTCACACACTTTTGCATTGTAATGGAATTTTTCAGCTTCTCTCTTTGTCTGATCCGCAACCGATAGAGGTGCAAGAATCAAAACTTTACCGCCTGTATGTAAATGTACTTGATGCGCCCATGATAATTGCATTAACGTTTTTCCCAAGCCACAAGATGCAAAAATACAAGCTCTACCTTTTGCTAACGCCCATCTTACTACATCCTTCTGGAAATCAAATAGCATTGGATTTAATTTATCTTTATCGATATTAAATCCACTACTTTCTAGAACGTAATCCTTTTGTTTTAGAAAATCTTCGTAATTCATTAAATCTCCTTTTCATCAAATTTATATTTCTCTATAAAATCTAATTCTCCGTTAGACTTTAATTTCTTATATGTAATAAGCCAGTATTCATATTTATCAAGAATTGATATTGTTTCCCATAATCTATAATCAAATGGACGTTTTGTTTCAATTTCTACAATTTTTTCACATTTATCTTTTAATGTTTTTAAACCTTTACTAGCTTTTAATCTTATCATATCTATAACATAACTAATACCAGAATCATATCTTGAATAAAAGTCCAACTCATCTCTATATATTTTAGATTTTATTTCATAATAACAACGTACTCTATAATATATATTCTCTATATTATTTCTAGATATTTCCTTGTATTTATTTAGAAAATTCAATTCTCCATTCTCTTGAAATCTTTTACACTCATCAATCCAATATTGTAATTTAACATTATTTTTATCAGTTAATCGCCACAATGCATAATCAAATGGATGATGTGTTTCTTCTATTAGAATCTCTTTACAAAATTGAAACAAATTATAAGCATATTTATTTGATTTGCGCTTATCTTCACTAAATGTTGATGTATTATCATATTGTCCTCTCAATGAAGATAATTCTCTATCGAATAATTCTGTTTTTGCATTATAATAACAACGCATCTTATAATAGGTATTCTCTAAATTACTTTTATGTATTGGTTCACACATATAATATTTTTTATATTGTTCTTTTGACAATAAACAATCACTTCCCTTTTTATAAAATATGTGGGTGAGGATTTTCACCTCACAGGTACATTATTGTACAGATCCTAGCCTACCGAGGATGAAGAACCACCGTACCCCAGGTTAACAGCCTAGTGCTATTCAATCGTATATTTCTATACATTTCTCGCTACTCGATACACAATTACTTGTGTCTACATATTCCACCACCACATAATTTAGAATTCTATTTATTCTCCTTATAATATGGACTTTTCTTCTCATATTCTTTCAGGTACTTTAACATCTCATCTTCTTCTGGAAAGAATGGGTCTAGTTTATGAATTGCAACATAATTTAGAAAGTTTATCATTAACTGACCAAATCTCCAATCTGGATAACATTGCATCCATATTCTTTCTAATTCTTTAATAAATTCTGGTATTCTATTCTTATCTCTCATATTGACCTCCTGATTGACGAAAGGAAAATTTCATTTTATATTACCATTCATTTTTGCCCTCAATAATGCTTGTAAATATTCTTTAGGATTATCTTTAGCAGCTTGGAATCCTGCTTTTTGTCTTCGAATATCATCAAGTACAATTTTATATTTAGGGCTATTACTTACTTCTTCTCTATATTTCTGCACTTCTTCACGGGTTACTATCTCTTTATCAACTAAAATTCTCAATACAACTTGTACGTCAATTGCTGTTTTAAGAATAGTTTCTTGTACTTGCAATTCGTGCAGAGCTTCTTCTGGTTTATAAAAATTATCATTGCTTACTGGCATTTATTTACCTCTTTTCTATATTAATTCTCATATATAATATCTGCGACAATTTCTATATCCTCATGTGAACTTTCTTCTGGATAGTCTCTTAAACATTCAATTACATATGAATCTTGAATAATTATTACATTTTTCTGGAATAATAGTTGTTCGCCTCTTTCATTGTATACTACATATAGTGTTTATTTTAATTTGCACACTATAATCACTTCATTTTTAACACGTCAATCTGGATTATTGTCTAGTACATATTCTGCTATTTTACTTAATCTCATATATCTTTTCCTTACATTATTTATTATTATCTCCATTTCCTTATGAAACAACGGTTTCATTTATTTACAATATCATACATTTCAAGTGACTTACTTGTCATAGTTGCTAATTCAACATCTGTTTCCAATAATTCATATAAAACACAAGGTAATTCATCAATTAAAATATGTTTTGGTTTTTCCTTCATATAAATAAATTCTTCAACAGTATATACTTTAATGTATTTTTCTGTTATACCTTCAAGAAAATGTTTTTGATTTTTTGTTCCTACTAAGATTGGATATCCTGTTTTAATCGCTTTATTAACAATAATTGTAGTTTTACCAGTTCCTCTAGGATTATTTAAAATTTCCATATGTATTTATTCTCCTCTCCTAATAACCTTTCACTTCTTCCAAAATACAAGAAATATCATTGTCTAATGTTCCATCATCATTGGTATGATTATCTACTACTTTAATTACATCCTTCTCGCCCAATATTTTCTCTTCGTCTTTACTGTAAATACTCGTTAACATACCATTTTTAATTAATTCATAAACTATATCCAGATAATCTCGCTTGTCACTATATTTACAATTAGGATTTTTATGTATTCGTGGGTCATCCCTACTCCAATCAAATACATCAAAGAAAATATTACTTACGAATAACATTTTTCGTCCTTTTACAACGCAAAGATAATAGCATTCTGCATCTGGTGGAATACCTTTGCATTTCTTGAATCCATATTTAATAAATTCTTTTACTTTTACTCTAGGAATTAACACTATTCAATTCTCCTTTAATACGTTCACTCTTTCTTTTACGTTTCTTATATAAATTAGTCAATTCTCGTTCTAAGTTTTTCTTTTCTATTGGATTCTTACAATATTTTATTCTCTTTTTAAGAGATGAAATTGTATCTTGTTTTGATTGGACTTCATTACAAATCTCATCCAGAACTTCACTAAGAGAAGGATATGTTCTCATTGATTCTAATAATTCTTTTAGTTTCATATCATAATCATCATAAAAAATACTATCTTGTTTTATCTTTTTCTTCTCCTTTTATATACAAATTTTATAATTGGGTTAATTGAAATTCTGCTTTCATTTAGTTATCTAATTCTCAAACTTTCGCTCTGTGGTTCTAAATGACACCACTCACAATTAAGTGAACCATCTTGTCCTTCTAATCCATTTTCCTTTAAATAATCTCTCAGCTTTTCTCCATCTACAGCATCGGGTTGTTTAATTCTATATTCTTCTGGAATATTCTCTACATCAACATCAATTGTAAGTTTTCTTTTACCACCATTCTTCTGAATATTAAATGAAAATAAATCTGTTGTAAATTTCTTTTTACCTGTTGCTCTCATACACATTTCAAGATTTTGTTTCAACCATTTGATACGATTTTCATATGTTTTTTTACGAGATGTAAGTCGGTTATTTTCTTTCTGAATACCATCTACGTCTGCTTCAAGAGCCTTGATAATTTTCGCATATCCATCTGCTTTATCTTCAATTTCATATTCAATTGATTCAAGAGTATCCATAATTACTTCTTCATCAACTTCTTCATCTTCTAACATATTGAGAAGTTCTAAAAAGTCATTTGTTAATTCATAAATATTTGCCATATAATTTTATTCTCCTTTTTCGTTTTTTAATCTATAAGCATTTTCAAGTAACATATCTTTTAAAAATGTTTGCTTTGTCTTTACTTCTTTAGTTTGAATAGCCTTTCTGATAGCATAATTATTACCAACTAATACACAATATTTTTTTGCTCTTGTAATGGCTGTATAAAGCAATTCTGAATTATTCATAATATAGCTACTTGTATCCATACCAACAATTGTTGATGTAAAACCAGATCCTTGCATCTTATGTGTGGTACACGCATATGCCAATTCAAGATTTTTTGAATCGCTTTTACTAAATAATACTTCTCCAATACCAATAAAATTAATTGTACAATATCCATTGTCTTCAATTTCCTTAACGATTCCTATATTTCCATTAAACACAGGTGTTATATCACCTTCTGAATTTGTACATTTATAATTATTTTTTGTATTAAGTACCTTATCTCCAACTCTAATCGTATATTTCTTAGCTTCATCATTCTTTTTTTCTAAGAAAATTTCAATCTCATTACCATTGTTGAATTTTGGATTATAAATATTCTGAATTTTAGTATTAAGATTATAACAAGAGAGTTCTCCTTTTAATCTCATAGGAACACATACTTGAACTTCCATAATATTATCAAATTTCTCCATTTCAGTTTGAAAATGTCGAATGATACAATCTGCCATAGATTCTTTTGAATTAGATATATCTAATTCCATATCTTTTAATTCGCCAAGTATAGCACATCCTTCAAATTTATTATTAAAAATTTGTTCTTGATTTGCTACTTTAATTGATGTAGGGATAATACCACTCATAAGAGCCTGTCTATGTGGTTTAGTAAGTTTTACAACAGGAAGTACATTACTATCAAGAATATCAGCAAATACTTGACAATTACCAATAGGTGTTAGCTGTTGAACATCACCCATAATAATTACTTTTGCACCTGTTGGGATTGCTTCAAGCAAGGATAAAAACAATGTACCGTTTATCATAGTTGCTTCATCAATCAAAACAATATCGACTGCTAATTTATTCTCTTTGTTAAACATAAATTCGCCATTTTGATATCCTAAAGCTCTATGAATTGTACTAGCTGGAAGTCCCGTAGCTTCTGTAATTCTTACACTTGCTTTGCCAGATAATGCACAAGCTAAAATATTATAGTTATCATATAATGAGCAAATACCATTAGCTGTGCTGGTTTTACCACAATTTCCAGTAATAAAAATTTTATCGTTTCTTCTTAATACAAGCATATGACTTGGAACAGTAAAACAATATTCGTATCCATCTTTCGTTTTATATTTTGTAAACTTAGTTGAAATGTGATCTTTTCTTTTATCGCAACATAATCCAACATATGTTCTATTTGTTATTCTCACATCATATTCAATTGACTTATCGTAATATTTTTTACCATTAACTTCTTTACGCCTACCTCTTCTATCATTCGTTGTAATTGTTGCTCTTTTACCCAATGACGAAAATACAAATTGAATAAAATCAGCATTGTTTTTTATAGATGTAGAATAAGATTTTCGATTTAAACATCCATCCCAATAAAAAATTTCTTCTGCTATAATTTGTAATTGATGTTTATTACAGTTATACCATTCTTTAGGAAATTCTTTTATTCTAAACGGTAAATATACATATATATTTACATGATCATCATTTTCAAATGTCTTAATCTCATAATCTAAATTTAAATTTTTGATTATGTTAATCAATCTTGAAATTTTACGAGCTTTTTTAATTCTAAATCTTGCACGATTGTATGTATTCCAAGATTCATCAGCATCATAATTATAAGTTGCATCTGCTGATGCAGCCACCAAAAGTCTAATCATAGAATCTGATAAATCTATTCCTTCTCCTTCATAATCAAAAGAAGTGATAAATCTATCCCTAAACTGTAAATTATTTTGTCTATTCATAACAGATTCAAATAATTCTTCTTTTATTTTATTTTTAGGTGAGATTAAAATACAATTATGATTTTCACTTAAACATTGATCTAATCCATATTTTGTATTAAAATGCCATAAATATTCTTTCTCTTGTTTAATATACCTAATAGGATTAACTAATGTAGCACTTCCATCTTTGTTATATTGTAATACTTTATCTCCCACTTCATATTCTGAAATTTTTTTCCACTTTTGACCATCGAAAAATTCAGTGTCACAATCTACACAACCAGCAGAACCAGTAATTGAAATTACATGATTATCCAAACTTAATTTAATAGCAGCTATTTGTTCTTCTGTAAAATTAAAACCTTGTTCTTCTTCTACTTTCTTAACAATTGTTTCCCAATTACCAATATTAAATGATTTTGGAATATAATCATCATGAAGACCTATTCCATATGAATCATTTTCCACAACTTCTATAAGTCCGATTTGAAGTCTTATTAATTCATTCATTATATTCTAAATTGTAAAATTTTTTGAGTGCAATTTTTGAACCATTATTAAGAACTACAACATCATTATCATCCATCATTTGTTTCGCTGTAGTATTTATAACTTCTTCTGGAATATATCCTAATGTATCATATAATGCTTTCATCAATTCTTGATAATTAATATAACTCTTTCCTGCTTCTCCTTGCTCATTTAAACAATGTAATAAAAATCCTTTAACTCGTCTAATATCATATTGACCAATCCCTACTTTACAAGCTACTTCATCTGCTTTTTTAAATCCTACACCATCCATACGCACTAAGTCATATGGATTATTTCTTACAACGTCAATTACTGTATCTGGTGAATGATAAAAGTCTACTAATTTTTTGATAAATGTATGTGTTAACCCTAACTGTCCAAGCTCCATATAAATAGAACTATAATCTTTTGATTCTTCATATTCATCAATCATTTTTAAAGCCACCTGATTGCCAATTCCTTTGATTTTCATAAGAGATTTTATGTCTCTATTCTCTAAAAGTTGAATTACATCATCATATTCATCGAATAGTTTATCAACAAGATTTTCATTTAATACATTTTTAAGGAATTCTTTCTGTTTATCTTTACTTGAAATATCAATACATTTACTAATATATACAATTTCGTATGTGTCTCCGTATTGCTCATTAACTTCTGAAAGTTTACAATATACTTTATATGTTGTTCCATATTCTACACTTGGGCATATTCCTTTTAATTTAATTTGTGGATTATCATAGTCTGTAAACCCTAGAGATTTTGTTATATTTACTCTGAAAATTCCAAATTCTCCACTTTTTATTTTTTTTGAGTATTTTGGATAGAATATTCTATCCAAAATACATTCAAATTTTAAAATTTTTTCTTCCATCAATACACCTCACAATCAGTTAAAAACGAATTCTCTTTACCATACTTTCTATAAATAATGTCATATTGAGTAATTACATCATATTCTTTATCTATATCAGCAACCACAATATTCTTTCCTTCATCATCTTTTCCTATAATTTTCATGGCAAATTGTTTCTCAGAATTTTTAACATCAATAATATCCCCGTCTTGTAAAGGAAGAATGTTAAATATTTCTTTTTTAATCTTCCTATACTGTATTTCTCCATTTCCTATGTTATAAAGAATTAAGTTAGGTGCAATAACATTTCTTGTGTTTAAAACAAAATATCTATTAGTAAACGATGAATTTTTATATCTCACAGTTCCAAATTTATTAACCTGCATCTCCATAATTTCATATGGATTAATATGTTCATCTGGAATAATATTAAATATTTCTAAAAGAGCTTTTTTAGAATTAAGGTTATTATAAGATTTGCCTGTTTTTGATAATTCGGCATTTGAAGTCACAATAGATTTGATAATTTCATCAGAGATTTTTTTATTTAATGTAGTTACTGTTATTTTATTTTTCCCATGTAACATACAAAAATAATCTCTAAATAACAATAATTTTTTTGTTTTTCCATAATTTGAACAACAATCAGCAATAAGATATTGTTCTAAAACTTTCTTTGTTATTTTATTCTCTGAACACTTCTCTAAAAAATCATAAAATGTAGAACTCTCACACATACATTTAAATAAAATGTTTGGAGTTTCGTCCATTTTTTCTTCATCTTTAGTTAAAAACATTTCAATTCGTTTCTTTGCTTCATTAATGTAATACTCTTTATCTAAATGTTTAGGAATGCTTTTTTCATGAATATCTTCATTATCTATAAATAAATGTTTAGGTGTATTTGCAAACTGTTCATAGGATTTAATACCTTTCTCAATTTTTAATTTATAAATAGAACCATCAGACACTCTTTTACTAGCAAATACCCTGTGTACTTTACCTTTTAATAATTCTCCGTCTATTGATGTAATCTTATTATCTTTTGCAGCTATACCATTTCCATACCAAATTTCTTTATATTTTGCAGACAACTTAATAACTTTTTGGAATTTAATATATTCTGTACATTCATTGATAGTTTGTTCAACTGGAATATCATAAGCTAAATAATTTCTAACCGCATCATTAAGGATAGGTAAATCATTATCAATAGGTTTATTGAATTTAACCATTGCTCCTTTACATTCCAATTCCCCATTTTTCTTAACTGCAATGTAGTTATTTACATCTTTTTGAATGAGTTTTGTATATTCATCTATCTCAAATTCCATTCGAAGTCGTTTTCCAACCTTATTTGTGATTTCAATTACCTTATTCTTTATGTCTTCATTCTCACAAAGAACGAAAATACCATCTGTATTTGTCTGTAATAATTTACAATAAGGTTCAAGTTTATCAATTAAATCAAGAATAAACATTTGTCCAAATATACAAGTCAAATTAGCCATTAACGGATCGTATGCTGGATTATTTCTATCTTTGGTTGCTCCATATACACCATTAATCATAGGTTTAAGAGCTTTATTTTTGGGATTCTTTTCTGATTTTAACTTTAATCTAAAGTTTTTCATTTGTTTAAAATCATCAGGATTTTTAAATTTCCTACTCAACAAACCATATTCAATATCTGTTGTAGGATACATCGAAGCTACGTCAGCATGTAGAATAATTCCTTCAAATACAGCTTCTTTGTCATCAGCCCCATGACATCCTCCCCATGCAAATACATGGGGAATACCTGCGACTGTACAACATAACTGATTATTATGTTGATTGTCTTCTGATCGAAGATGCTCTTTATATCTCCAATTTTTAGGATTCATATACCATTCTGGAATAAATTTGTATTTATCAGATAATTGAATTGTTTCTGGAAGACGAATATCAAATTCATCATCGAGGGTATGTTGATTTATAGCATTTAAAATTTTAGAAGCTAATTGAACTTTTGTCTTTGTAAAGTATGACATATCAAGACCATATAATTCAATGATATCTAATTGACCCTCAAAATCATCCCAGCAATAATCAAGAACTCTTAATACTTCAATTACATCATGTTCATTATAGTATAATGTCTGTTCTATTTCTTCATCTGTAAGTTCTCTATTAATATTAAAGTCAACTTCTGTTTCTCTAATATCATCTCCCATAAAAGCTTCTAACTGCTTCAATGATTTATCTTTTAAAATAGTATCATAATCATTTAATGGATATTTCTTTGCATTTTTTACAACTTGAAAAGGTTTTTTGCCCTCTTTAATAAGTTTATCATTTACATATCCAACATTCATTCCATCGAGAATTCCTTTAAAAATTCCCGTATCATACTGTCTGCCATTATATGAAATAAAAATATCATCTTTATAGTTATTATAAAATTCTGTTAATTTTACTCTATCATTTATTATAACTATTTTATTTTTTCTATCTTCATAATTTATAAATGTAACACAAAACCAACCTCCTCCTGGTATAGCTGAGAATACTTCGAAATCATAACCCCAAATTGTACTTTTATCTATTATATCAATCACCATCCTTATCCAAATGTAAATCCAGAAACTTTTTCACTTTTATAAAACATCCAATCCTCAACTATTACCTGTGCTATTTTACCTGATTTATAATCAATAGAAAATCTTCCTATAATATCAAATTCAAAATTATCTCCAATAGAAATAATTTCTTTATATAAAGAAGCTAATGAACTACCTCTTGTCTGTTTTACAAATTTTATATTATGATACACAAACTCAATTTTGTTCTGTTTTGCACCTAACAAATAAATATTATATTTATTACATGGAACATTCTTGATAAGAAAAATAGGTTCAGATACAGTGTTACCCCAAATTCCATCCCATTTAGCAACATTTTTAATTATTTGATCGTGAATTTGATTTGCTTCATATACGTTATATACATGATATGTAGGTTCATTAATTTTTCTCATTGTTGACAGCAACGAAAATAATTTATTTGTATTTTCAAAATAAATTTCACATCCAAATGCGTTTGGATGTCCTTCTACTTTATTAAACAATCCTGTATCTTTACACCATTGATTAAAATTTAAAATTTCACATTTATCACTTCCTCTACCACTTCCTCTACATACATCACCTTTTCTTCTCATCAATAAACATGGACGTTGATATTGGTCTGCAAGTCTATTAGCAATAAGACCAGTAGAATTACTGTCAACATTATCTTTTGCATTACATACAAGAATAGGCAATTTATTCAAATTAAATTGTTTGATTTCTTCAGATAAAGCAGCAGCACTATCTTCTGTTATTTTTTTCTGTTTTCTATTTGATGATTGACAAGCTTTAAGAACGTACTCTTGAATAGTCATGTTAACTACTCCTTTTCCTCGTACTTTTCTATCAAGCATCTTATCTGAATTACACAATGCTTCAAACATATAACATTTATCTTCATATTCTCCTAATCGAATCATTGAGTTCATAAGAGGACAAACATAAAATCCAATACCATTTATTGTGATTTTATTATTCATTGAATACATTTGAGCATCCACTAAAACAGATATAAGCTTATTTTTATTTACTTTATTTCGTATCTGTTCTAATCCTTTTAAAATCAAATATCTTGTTTGAAGATTAACTACATCTGCTCTATCTCCCACCATACCCAATGCAACTAAATCCAAATAATCATCTGCGTAATTTACACCATAATATTTATCTAATAATTTTGTAAATTTATATGTAATTCCAACTCCTGTCATAGCTTTATCAGTTACTTTATTTGAAAGTTGATTGTTAACTACTATTGCAGGATTATTAGAAGCATCAATACTATGATGATCTAAAATAATAACATCTTTTCCACTCTTAATTAATTTTTCACATTCTTTTGAATCTCCTGAACCTGCATCTGGAATAATAACAAGTTTTGAATCATCTTCACACATTACATCTACAAATTCATATAATCCATGTATTTTACCTTTGTGAATAAAACATCTTATTTCAATATTAGGATTTATTTGTTTTGTATATTGATAAATGTTAGATGCTGATGTAAAACCATCAACATCACAATCTACTAACAAATCTATAATGCTCTTATTTTCAATATGCTTTACAAATACATCTCTTGCTTTTTCAATATTATCAAAGAGTAATTCACTCTCTGTATTTTTAATAGTAGGATGTAAAAAAGAATCAACATCTTCGATACCTTTTAATGTTAAAATATCATTCAATTCATATCCAAATCTCACACGTCCAAGTACATCATATTTAAAACTCACATTACACCACCTTATTTATTGATTAGTTCCCACATATATTTTATTCTCCATTAGTTGAATTAAAATTTCTTTTCCTCTATCTGTTGGGCTATCCTTATATCTAAGTAAATCATTTGTGTCCCAAAGAACCGAAACAGTTACAAACGGACTCAATTTATCAATAATTTTATCTTTTATGTGTTTAGCCCACTTTTTACATTCATCAGAATCAATGATTTCGTATTGTTTGTCCAATGCAATTATCACTTCCCTTACACCTAACATTAAAATCAATCCTTTTTGATAATCTGTTAAATTACTTCCACATAATGCAACAGTAAAATTATCTTCTCCAAACATAGTGTCTGTTTGGAGAACTGATTTTTCAGCTTCTACAAGCATGATTTTTCTTTTTTTTTGGATAGTTTTTATATTATGATTTAGCCCAAATAAATTCATTCCAAGTGAATGATTGTAAAATTTTCTTCCGATTTTAAATGGGGTATATTTGCCAAACAATTCAATATCTTCGTCTATTAATGATCTTCCACGGACACCTATTAATTGGTTATTTATATCAAAATGAGGAATTATAATTTTTTGCTGCCATGTAGAATATAAAATATTATATTTTTTCATGGTCTTTACGGATATTCCCTCTTTAATCCATTCTTCTGTATACATTTCTTGAAAAATATTTAAAATTCTTTTATCATATGGAACTAATAATCTTTCTTTTGATTCTTTTTTACTACTCTTTTTATACTTTCTAATGAATTCCCAATCAGATATTTGTTCTTGTTTACCAAATCCATATTCATAATTATCAAGATTGAGTTTTACGCATATCCAATTTATAGCTTTTTGAAATTCTTCTTGTTCGTAGTCTTTATATCCCATTACCACACCAATGATATCCAATTGACCACATTCTGTATAGCAGTGAAAAGACATCGAATCTTTATAATAATATAATTTAGGTTTTGTGCCATGATGACATATAGTGTCTGTAATCCATATATCATCATCTTCATAATAAAAAGTTGCATCCATTTCTATGAGCAATTTTCTAATATCTTCTTCTTTTAATTTTTCTTTTAATTCTTGGGCGGTCATCATATACCTCCCTACTTAGATACTTTTTGATAATTCCATAGCCAAATCTGACCCTGAGATATCTACATCCGTTTCAATAATTCCAACATCCCCTACATCATCAAGCTTAAAATCAATAAGTGTTTGTTCAATATCAGTTATAAGTTCATAATTATAATTTGTTACAAAACAATCAACTTCTCTCATTGTTCCCATATTAAGTTTTGTCCAAATAATGATATTGTGCCACTTACCGCCACGATTTTTGAAAATATAATATGACATATTTGGAATTAACTTTCCAAAACTTCCATTACTTTCAAGAATTGGCTTGAGTTTTTTTAAATCCTTATGAGTTACTGGTAATGCTAAAATACCACCATCTGCTTTTTCAATAATAGCTTTAGAACCTTTTAATGCTCCTGCATCTTTATTACCATCTTCTTTATAATTGTCATTTAACTGTGTTGAAGAACCTAAATATATATTAAATTTATTACATACCAATTTTAATGACTCACTAAATAAGAAAAGAATTTGATCCGTTCTAAGTCTTGTGTGAGTTTTATTGTAATAATATTCATACAATGAAGGGGAATCATTAATATAATCAAAAAAACAAGCAACTATTTTATAATTCAAAATATATTTTTCAATAGTTTCTGAAATAAGATCAATTGTAAAATCAGGCATATATTCAACATAATATTCATACGTTTCAATATATTTTGCCGATTCATCGAGAATTTTTTCTTCTTCTGGTGTAATATCATCCCAAATTTCAATTCTTTCTTGTTCAATACCACTTACATGTGCAAGGATAATATCTTGAATTTCTTCTTTTTCTAATTCTGTAGAAATAAATAATACTGGTTGACTATCACCTGTAGAAATCCATTCTTTTTTATTCCAATCATATATTCGATCAGATACCATATTACATCCATCTGCAAGCGAATTTCTTGTTTTACCACCACCTGATACGGAACTTCTCAATATGTATTTTTTAGGTCGCATACCTCTATATACAGTTGTTAAATACCTTGATTGAAAAGGATAACCATATACATTTTGTTGTTCTTTGTGTTCATTTAATCTATTGGTAATTCCATCTCCCACTTTGAATGAATAGTTATCACTAAATCTATTTTTCCACATAGATTTAAAGTCCATAAACTTATTATTTATTGCATTAAGGACATCCATGCTTGTTAATTTATTAAATGCTTCTAATTTTTCATCGTCATTTTCATCATATAAAAAACTAATATCCATTTTCAATGATTCTGCGGCATTCCTAACAATAGAATATTTGCGAACATCATCATAATATTTCCCAATATTCATAGTTTTATCAGATGACATATCAATAGCCGATTCAATATATCCCCAGCCATCATTATTTTTCCAAAGCGAAATAGCTGTATCAAATTGAGAAATTTCATTTTCTATATCAATAGGGGTTATTTTTTTGACATTTCCTTTCTTAGCAATGTTTACAATCGCACCCCAAATCATTTTATGAAAATTTTCAGGATAATCATTTTCATTTGTTGAATATTTTTCATCTAATACATATCTTGGATTTAAACAGTAACACCCAAATAACAAAAAAATAGCTTTTTTATCTACCTGCTGATTAATATTAATTCAAATCACCACCTTTTAACAAATCCCCCAAATCTATCAAAGATGTTGATTTTTTTTTGGAGTTCATAGAAGTTTTTTTGACAATCTTAGTCTTGATTTTTATATCTGACAATTTATTGATTTGCTCTTTCAATTTTTCCTGTTGTGAATAATAATTTTTAGCATCATTATAATAATATTTAATTAATGATATACCATATTTTTCAATAAAAGATTTATTCAACACTTCTTTACAATACCAAAGTGTATAAGTCATTGCTGCGTATGAATACTCATATTCAGTTTTAAACTCTTTAATTTGTTTAAGAATATATCCAGTTGGCTTATCTAATTTATAATTATTACAAATAAATTCAATCAACTGTTTATATTCAATAGATTCTCTTTCAATTTTCTCATAGCACTTTTTACAATATGTTTTCGAAGCATGTGTATATTTTTCTTCTGGTTGTAGTTTTTTACCACAACTTTTACATGTTGATAATCTAGCCATATACATCTCACTTTAAAATAAGAGGGATGGAAATTCCATCCCCATGTTTATAGTTTTAATATTTATGCTTTAATTTCATATTTTTTAATTAAATCTTCAAGTTCCATTACAATTACTTTTGTTAAATCTAACTGTGTATCTCTAAGTGTATCAAACATTTTTACATGTCCATTATCATCAAGACCAAGATTTCTCTGAAGAACAGCTGTTGCTTCTGCAAGATGACCATTTGATGCAAGTATTCCACCAAGTTCAACCCCTCTTGCTTTAATTGCATCAAAATCTTCAACTGGCATAGCCTTATCAATTGTCTTTTCTTTGGTTGTAAAATCTCCACCCAAATCTTCAACAGCTTTTACCCAAGTTGATTTTAAATCTTTAACATTGATTTTATCTGGAAGATTGAATGTATCCTTTAAATCTGGATATTTATCTGTTTTCTTAAATGTAATAAATCTTTCATCCTTTTCTCTATACATATATCCAACAAGATAAGCAGCTTCTCTACAATATGAAAATGTATTTTTATTAAGCTTTAATGTATCGCTTTCTTTCTTTGTATCGAAATCTTTACTATGTGTTGATTGTGCAATAAAATGTACTGTATATCCAAGACTCTGAATAATACCAATATTTCTTAATGCGCTTTTAAAGCGAAGTGAACCTTCTCCAAATGCACCAACGTCCTTTAAAATTTCTGCATCCCTATTTTCAAGTACATATCTTTCACAACTTTCTTCAAATTTATCAAGTGTATCAATTACAATACATGAAAATCTTTTTTTAAATTCAGGATTTCTTAACTGACCAATAACTGATTTCAAATCTGCCATTGTATCAATTTTTACAGCCATAATCCCCGGAATATTCTGAAATCTATCTTCAAATTCTAAAAACAATGGATCTTTATCAGGTACAAGTTCTTTTAAAAATTTCATAAAAGTTGTTGTTTTACCAACACCTGTATCTCCCATCCAAACTGTAGAATACTGAGTTAAATCAACTGATACTTTATTTGGTTTTAAATCTAATAAATTTCCAATCATTAATAATTTATCTCCTTTATTTTTTTAATGTCTTATCGTTTACTTACTCAAGATTAATCTTGAGTAAGTTTATTTTATTGTTTATTACTGTGCAAATGGATTATATGTAGTCTGTGGAGCAGGTGTGCTAGTATTCTTCTGGAATCCTTCTGCTGTCTGAGAAGATGACCCACATGCCTTAATTTCAGCTAACTTAGCCTTTCTCTTAGACTTTAATGTATCAATAATATCCTGTGTAAGCTCATGCTCAAATACTGTACTAACCGCAGTTCCAGACTTAATTAAATTCTTTTTAACTGTCTTTTTTACTTTCTTTACAATATCTGTACCAAATGCTGCTTTTTCTGTAACTTCTTCATAACTAACAGTATTGATAACTGTTCCAACAAATTTTGCAAATCCACCTTCATAATAACCTGCGCTTCTAAATGCATCTGCCATTGATTTGTCAACAATCATTCTAATTGGAATAAATGAATCTACCTCATAAGAATTAGAATCTTTAAAATCTTTCTGATTCTGTCTAATTGCATCCATCACAATAATTAAATTTCCAGTTAATCCATTTTTTGTCATTTCATCTGAAATTGATTCGATGATTCCTTCAACTTCAAATTTTGCTTCTAATACTGATGAATCATAATCTTTTGGTTCAACTTTATTAATAAATTTTGCATATATTTTATTTGTTGAAACAACATTACCATCATTACCCTTAAAATCATTTACTGAAAATGAACCGTCTGTAATGGAAATAATATCGGGTTTTTCTCCTTCTTTACAATGCTCAAGATCTTTCAGGTTGTTCATTGCATCTAAATATTTCTTATAAAAATAACTTTCTTCGGATGTGAAGTTTTTATTTTCATCTTTCTTATATTTTGGAGAAGAAAAATTAATCTCATGTTCACTATCATCTGCTGTTCTAAGTACAAGAATTCCACCAATTTTCTCTACTCCTTCATGTTCAAATTCTTCAATACCATTTTTCACAAGTTCACCAGTTACAGTTACTAAATCCATAAGTTTTTTCATTAACAATATCCTCCTATAAGTAAAAAATATAAAATAATAATCAATCTATATAAACGTCTTTCAGACGTAACATGAAGTAAATTTATGTAAAATTTTATATAAAACAGTGATTTGTAGCTTTTCCAAAGTACACAAAGCTAAAGGTATGCTGTTACCACCTATATATTTATTCTCTATTCTATTTTTATTTGAATTTATTCTGGTTGATTAACCGTTAATTTTTAGAATCTTATGAAACCATATTCTCTGAATAATTTATTACTAATATTTCTAACAAAGCAATTTATAATTCTACACCTTCCATTACTGCTCTAGCTTCTAAAACAGCAATATAATCTGTCATAGCCTTAACTTGCATATTATATGTACTTATTGGACATGTAGGTTTAAAGTTCAATTCTCCTTTATCCCATTTATCTAACATATTTTTAAGACCTTTATATCTGATAACTAACTGGTCATATTCAGCAATAAATCTCTCTTTGTAATCTGTGCTATTCATCATTTCCACTGTTTCTTTTAATGTCTTCATAAATATTATTCTCCTTTTCTCCGATGAAATTTGGATTTTAATTTTCTTCCTGTCTACCTGACCAATCGCATTGAGTACATAGCTCATCAAATTCGCTCATATGATCCTCAAGATATTTCATAATATTTTTAATAATGCCAATATCACAAATACCAATTACTCCCTTTTGCTTTTCATTATCAATATATATTCCGTCTGAGCAATCATATTTTATTGGAATATCAAAGACCTCATCAAAGTTTCCTTCACTAAGTGATACTGTAATTCCATTTGGTTCAACTACAACTTTTACATTATGAGATTTGTCATATTTCATAATTTTAGCAATATCTTCTATTACATTAATCATCTATTCTCCTTTTCTGAAACGAAAGTTTCATCTATAAATTCTCTAATTCTTTTAATTCCCTCTGAGCATTTTTAATGGTTTCTTTAAGACTCTTAATCTTATATTCTCTCTCTGCCAAAAGTTTCTTTTCTTTTTCTTCTTTATCATCTGCATAAAACTTATCTTCAAATCCCAATAATCATGTTCATCTCCATTCCATGAGTGATTCGATACAAGAAAACTTTTTCTTACTTCAATACTTGGTGCATCCCAATCACATCCATGACCACAACAATGCTTATCTTCTCTATAATCTAAATCGCTAGGGTTACATTCACAATACCCCCAATAACGTGCGTCAAAATCGAATACTATTTCATATCCAAAATCTAATGCTTCCATTATTTCATTGAAAAATCCCACACATGCCTTACAAGTACAATAATTATCATCTTCAATTACGATATTATAATCACCACAATCCCTTAAATCGGAACAAAATTCATCATAATGTTCATAATTAGATATTAAATCTTGCCATAACGCAGATACTAAAAATGGAATATTAAGCTTTTTACCTTTTAATTCTCTATGTGTATTTTCGTATTTAAATGCTTCAATTAGTTCTTCTATGAATTTTTGAATTGTAATATTATCGCTATACTTCATATGTATTTTTCTCCTTATTAAAATTAATAACATACACTTTCAAACCGTATTTATTTGCTAAATCAATCATATGTTTAGTACCCTTACTTTTACTATCCCAAAATGCTATTAAAATTCCAACATTGTTATTCGATACTGCAAATTTAGCCATTTCAGCATTACGTCTATATCCAGCGGACTTTCCATATAATCCCCATTCAGCAGGAAAACAAGAAATGTTATAATTATATTTCTTTGCAAATCTTTCCCCTAATTGATCTGCTCCTCTTGCTGTGCCACTAATAATCCTTATTGACTGAATATCATCATTTGATTCTTTCTCTATAATTTTACTAGATTCATCTTCAAGCACTTTATAATTATTAAAGTCTCTACTTCCTGCAATAATAATTCTTAATTCATTCAAATATCTCACCAACCTTTTATCTCGAATAATTCTTCTTCATATGAGATACACTCATATCTTTTACAATTATCTACTGTACATTGAAATTCTCCACACCAAGGACTTCCATCCCCCATATGATCGCATGGACAATTATAATCTTTTTTGCAATATTCACAATTTGTATATTTCTCACATACCATTTATTTATTCTCCACCCCATAACACAAATCTGTATTTCTGTTTAATCTCAGGATATTTTTGATGATCTACTTCACTCATAAACATGTCATATGGTCTTGCATAAATTTCAAATTGTCCATACAATGCTTGATACACAACCATATATTCGTCTTTCTCTGTATGCTTTGCAATACATAAGATTTTATAAAGATATTCATTTGGTGAATTTACTGTATTTGTTATTTCTCTTTTAAAATGCTGAACAATATCACCTTGATTAAAACTATTTCGATAACTCATATCAAGCCTACCGTATTGCTCAAGAAGTTCTTTCATATAATTTTTCTTCGCCACTAATAATTTCTCCTTTATGATAATTTATTTGCAAGAACATTTAACGCTTTAATAACTTCAATATTTTCTTGAATATATTGAGGGGTTAGAACATTTTTCACCATTCATCGCCATCCTTTATAAATTCAAATTCTCCATTTGTGTATGAATTTAACTTCCACCCTTTTACAGTTTCCCATCTCTTAATATAATTTGGATGTCCATGTTTCTTTAACATCTTTTTATTTATTCTCTTTTTCTTGTGCCATCTACATGGAATAAGTTTTGAAACTTTCATGTCGTATTTATCAGGAATCTTAGACTCATCAACACCAAAAACTTTATATATCTTCTGATAATCAACTAGATCAGATACATTAATACAAAGTGATACATCATATTTATCCAATTGTGATTTATATTTTGTATTGTATTCATACTTCAAATCACCATCTTGAATATCATCAATTTGCATAATTGGTTTATCACCACTCATTAAATACATTTTCTTAATCTCTTTATTATCTTCTCCCATTTTATTCTCCATGAAATTCAGAATTTATTTACTCTTATCTTTTAATTTTCTCTATGATATTCTTTATCTAACCAATGAATACAATTCTCAATCGCATCCTCTTCGTTTCTAAATATAAATCCATTAGGACTACGCCAAAATTGTGATTTACCAATTACAGTTCTATGAACTAAATATGGAGCAAGCTCTTCAAGTGACATTACTCTAAGTCTATCTATATTTCTCATAATTCACCTCACATATTGGTTTCTATACCATACCATTTTTGTATTTCATCCAGTTTCTCCATTACCAAAATTTTCACTTCCATATTTGCCATATTTATTCCCCTTTCTTCTTTATTTGAATGTGTAGGTAGGGAATCGAACCCTACCATTCTATATTTCTCCATATAGAATCACACCATGTCTACACTATTTATTTCTCTGTTGCATCAACTACAGTATTTCCTGCGCCTTGTACAGTAACCCAACCATTTTTATAATGTGCTTCTGCTTCTTTCATTCTAATTAATTTATCAGTAATAGAAGCACTTAATTCTTTATTCGCTTTTGCCTGAGATTCTGATGCAATTCTTGTTTTCTCAGCATCAGCTTTTGCTTTTGTAATCTCAATATTTGCATCTGCCTCTGCTTGTAATTTTTCTGTTTGTTTTTGTACTTTTATTTTCTCCTGTTCAGCTTGTGCCTGCTGTTTTTCCTGTAACGCAGTAACACGATTGTCAATTGCTTTTTTCAGCTTTTTATCTGGGTGAACATCAATAATAGATGCATCAAGAACTTCAATGCCATATTTCTTAGAAAAGTCTTTATTTAAATAGTCTGTAATAGCTTCGTTAAGTTTAGTACGATTACCAGAATAAATATCCATCATAGAATAATCAGTTGTAATTTCAGAAATTTTAGATTTTAAAACTGTCTTAACACGACTTTCAACAATATCTTCACCATCCATACCTTTGAATTTTTTATATGTATCAATTACTTGATCTTCAATATATCGGTATGTCATCTGAAAACTAATTGCAATACTCGCATCATCTGATGTAGCGACCTTGAAAGAATCATCTTCTTCACTTCCATCTCTACTATCTTTTGATAACACAAGAATTTCATTGCTTGTTGAAAACTCTTTCATATGTTCCATTGGTGGAATGAAATGTGCTCCTGGTTTTAATAACTCGTCTTTTACCCCTCTAGCATAGGTATACGTTATGCCCACTTTGCCAGTACCAATAATTTTAATATGGGAAATTGTAAAAATTCCTCCAATTACTGCACATACAATTACTAATCCTGCTACTACTTTACTTTTTACTGATTTTTTCTTCATTCTTTGTCCTCTTTCTTTTTATTCTCTTTTTCGTTTTCATAATCATCATCTTGACGATTGATATGCATTTCAATTTTATGGATTAATAACCAAGCAATTGAAAATAAGATAAGTGCGCCAATTGCAAAACCAACGGCACTTAATAAAAATATCACCCACATATATTCATCACCACCTTTCTAATATTACATTACCTTGTATCATCTGGGGTTATTATTTCAACCATTGTATCTTTCTCTAATTCAGTTTCTTCCATCCACGATACTTCAATACCTTGATTCTTAATCTTAATATCATTAAACATCTCCTGTGAACAGAATCTTGGATTTAGCTGAATTTTCTTAATTTGTACCATTTTTATTACATTTTCGTCCATTTTTACTCCTATGAAATCAGAGTTTCATTACTCACATAATCATCATCTTCAAACTCAATTTCACCTGATTCATAATTTTTTGACACTATAACATAATATTCTTTATCTTCATCAAATTTGTATATATGTACCATACTATTACCAGAACCCATAAAAAAAGAATACTCTTCTGGATTTTCTCTAAAGTATTGAATTCCTTCCTGAATCCATTCGTTAATTTCTTCATCTGGAATCTCTACTGCTCTAAAATCTTTACTTGATACAGTAAAATGAGTCGGATATTTTACATTTGATGCACAAATATCAATTGCATCATCTTCAAATTCTTCAACGTCCATTTCATAATTGCAGCATGGACATTTTACATGTGGCAGTCCTAGCCATCCAATATGAGTATCTTCTCTTGATACCTCAAGAACAGATCCACAATTTTCACATTCTATTTTTACCTTCTCTACTTTTGGTTTTGGTTTAATTTTCTCTGATAATTGATATGTATTTCTCTGTATATTCTTATAATTATTTTGAATTACTTTCATATTCTATTCTTCTCCTATATAAATCCATTTTAATTTTTCATAACTATCTACATTATCAAATGGGAAATAAATTACGCATGGGTATTTATCTGGTATATTAGCAAATTCTCCACCACGTTTGTAATATTCTTTAATTGTCTCTAAAACTTCTCCTGTATCATCATCTACATTTGGGCTAAATCCAAAATATTCTTCACAATACTCAAGACGGTCAAAATATTGTTGAATCATTTCTATGAAGTTAATCATTTCTCTTTTATCATGAATGATATTGAGATATTCTATTGGATCATATGCATCACAATTAGCAACATAATGTACGGGAATTTTAATAGATGAATCTTCAAGAGTTGTTCTTAATAAACAATAATCAAATGGATGACCTGTTTCACAATGCTTGCATCTATAACACTTATGATCAAATTCAAATTCATTAAGATTATGTACGCCTGTATCTACAAATTTAACATAACTATCATTATCACCATGAATACAACGATGAGCTAATCTAAACGTACCATCATCATTTTTAATTATATCTTTATAGTTATTCAATAGAAATTTTATATTATTTTGTCTTGTCGAATTCATACATCTTCATCCTCTTTGTGTAACCCAATCAATTCTTCAAACATATGTAGTCCACCACATGCTGCATTAAGGGCATCGTTTCCTTCATTTTTAGCAATATCATAAAAAACATTTCTAGCGGCTATACCACTGTTATAATAAAACTTAGGATTATGTTCATATGTTTTAACTCGACTTAACACTTCATCAAACGGAATGTCAAAATTCGTACTAAGTTTATCAGACATAATCCTGTCTATTTCCCTACACATTTGTTTGTATGAAATTTCTGGACAACCCATAATATCGTTTCTCCCTTCCATGAAATGAAAATTTTTTCTTTTATATTAATATAGATAAATATAAGTCTGACACCTAATTATTCTCCCTTCTATTACTTTAAATCTATATCATATTCATTCGTAACAGTTCCTTCTGGCACATAGAATTCTATATAATTATCTATATCTGTAAACAAAGGGAAGCAAAACAAATAATACCAATCTTTTTTGAAATCAGTTGTATGTTCCTTTATCATTGGTTTATAATTACCTTCTTTAATATAAACATTATCAATTTCGCTTTCTTCAATATGCTTACCTTTTTCTGTATTGATAATATATCTGTATACTAATTCTCCGTCTATTCTTCCAGAAAATAAATACTTTCTTCCTTGTATTGAAATATTATCATTTAAGGCACATAACTCATATTCCTGTACTTTATCAACAGTTGGAAGGGATATACCAATAATACCACCAAATATAAACCAAATAAATGAACCAGCTAAAAATCCTCCTAATGCTACCAGAACTCCAAATGAAAAACCTTCCTTTTGAAGCCCATAAAGAAAACCAAGTATTAATCCTAAGATTACAAATATCATATGTATTTACTCTCCTCTCTTCCCAAAGAAATGTACGTTTCATACTTTACAATTCATCCATCAAATTATTAAACTCATCTGAATGTTTAATTTCTATTAACGGACACCAATCTGGCTTAGAACGCAATTCGTAATATTCATTAACTTCCATATATTCAATTCCACAAAAATTATCGCCACAAATTTTATAACGATTATCATATGAAGACTCATGACAAAATCTACATTCAAAACAAGTTGTAGGCATATCTATAACTATTGCACATTTTTTAACTCATAATATGTATCCTCCTTTCCACAATAAAACCCATCTTTCATCTTATTTAAATTCATAACACTCTTTTTTGAATCAAAAAATTTAATCACATCTTCAACTTTAGGATATCTAATTTCCCCATTTTTACATTTTACATAAAAGAATTCATCAAAATTTGATACACTAATTATTCTTCCATGCAATATAGGTTCCATTCCTTGTTGTGTAAAAGCAATCCATTTATTTATATATTTTTGAAGATTCATACGCACAACATATCCATTCTGATTAAGAAAATTAATAGCTGCTATAATCTGTTCTGCGTTATTCATATTCTCCATCTCCATTAAACTCAAAAATTCTTAAAATAGTCTTATGTTCTTCAATGAAATTTCTAACTAACTCAATACTTTCCAAAACATTTATTGGATGATACTCACATTCCTTTACTTTAAATGAAAATTCACCATTAAAAACTTTAATTGAAAAACAAATATTTTCTATTGTTTCAAAATACATTACTATGCCCGATTTACTGATTTTAACATATTCAAGATTAGAATTTCCTTTTAATTGTTCATTTAACTCATTCTATATACTATCTATATGACATACCATATCCACCTCAAAAATAATTCTTAATTATCATATTTACCGTCCAGAATATTGAAAATGTAATTGCTTCGCCTACGAAAAATTTTAAAATAGCTAATAAAATTAACCATATTGTTAATTCTCCATTCCCATATAAAGTTATGCATTTTGCAATCTGACCTAAGAAGAATGTCCAGAGTCCTAAATAGAGACTCAAGATATTCCCTGATACAAATAATAAATGTCCTACTATCTTTTTAATTGATTTCTTCATTTCTTTTCCTTATTTCTTATTCTCTTTGCGTTTTCTAACATTAATTCATTTAATGTTATCTCTGCTGCATTATACAAATGACTTAATTCAGATAAATTATTTGTAGTACATATTTCACTAATGCATTTTCTTAATCTATCTGCATCATTGATAATATGCTGATAATCACTCAAAATCATCACATCCTTTCTAAAACCAATCAAGAATCATCATTTTGCCAATAGTATTCCCTATTCTTATAATCATTTTACATACAGGAATTGCAATGATACATTTTACAATCGCCAGAATCATAAGTCTTATGCTAAAAGAATTAATACAGGTGATAATTGGGTCTAAAAACAAGAACCATCCACCAAGAACAATACCTTCCATAAAACTAATTACAATGATTAAAACTCCCAACGAAGTTTTAATTAACCCTTTCAATCATTCCACCTCATTTATAATTTGTTTTTACACTTCTTCATCTTGTGGCATCTGGAAATCAATATGACAATTAGTACAAGATTCTTGAATCATATCTAACACTTTAATTGCTTTTTCTTTACTTGTGTAATGTCCTAATCTCACAGAACTGTTTGCATATGAGATTTCAATATCATTTATTCCACTTACAATAATTGTTTTACCTGTAATATCTACTAATTTTGTTCTATCTTGACTTCTTATTAACATTATTCTCTCCTTTGAATTGCCAATTTCTTCTACTCACTCAACTTCTTACCACACATAGGACAATAATTAATTTTAACAACCAATCCATTTGAATCATATCCATGAATATCATATCCGTATGCAATAAGTCTTCTAGGATATTGAATTGCTACACCATAATCATTAGTCTTACCTATTATAAGTGGAACACCTTTATCGCAAAATTTACAATTACTCATTTTTTCATTCTCCATTATTCGATAGTTACTTTCTTTCCAGAATACATTTTCATCCGCTTCATCTTTTTAAGAAATAGCTTCATTTCATATCCTGTAAGTCCTACACAGGTATTTCCAATTCCTTTATCATCTCCTAAATCTGGATCATATGACTGTAAAATATGTCTACCAGATTCTTTGTGTCCAATGACAACTTCTTGTGTAAAATTATATTTCTTATCTTTTCTTTTATATACACACCCATACTCATTTTCTTTTTCTTTTGTAAATCCAATTTCTGCTAATTTCTCATCTACTGTTTTAAATAATTTCATTTTACATCCTCCATATTTTAATTTTTATCACGATGTTACTTTTTGAATCCAGAACTATACTCGAAATCATCATTATTAAATACAATAACTTCTTTATCACTCATACCACAAAATTCCATTTCATATTTTCTGATATAATTATCCATAGATTTTTTATGCATCTCTCCGAAAAACGGATATGGAAATGTACTCACTTCATGATTTTTGACTTTATCATAATCAATTCCTTTTGACACACTGATATGTTTATTAAATGCTTCTTCATTAATTCTTACCCAATCTATAATTGAGTTCATATTGAATGTATAAGCTGTTTCAGATCCTCTAGTGTACGAAACAAAATCAATTACCAAATCAGTCCAGGGATATTTTTCGCTTCTGAATATCATTCCTGTTTTATATTTCTCTTTATACTTTTTCATTTACTCCTCTCATATTCCATTCTTCTCTCTACTTCTTCATCGTTTTCTTTATCGTTGAAGTATTTATAAGCTAACATCATAGGATAATCAGAGTCTTTAGCTCTTGGATATAGCATATATTCACACCAATTAACTTCTCCATCATCCCTAACCCAACTTGTCCCTTCGAATAAATTCAAGAAAACATTCTGATATGAATATTTTTCATTCTGCACAGGATAATCTTTGATGATTGTAGATTTATCATATCCACTAATTTTTACAAGAATATTATCAATCATGACTCTTTTACCCAATCTCACAAGCCATTTTATAAATTCTATGTACGTCTGATCAAATTCTCTATCTCTTAATGCAGCGTCTACGACCAAGATGTATTCATCTTGTGTACGCAACATTCCTCTACTTCTTGTTCTATTACCATACCAATCAGTTAAATTATTAGTTCTTTCTCCAAATTCATCACAAGAACAGGAGCTATTGTGACCATTTTTCTGAATCACATATACATCCATATCTTTCTCTGAACCAGAAACTATCGGTAAATGCGCTAATACAGTATCGAGAATGTACCTTTTCTGAGCTTGTGTACGCCCTATGGGAGATACTATTATTGTTCCTTGTATGTAACACCAACTACTCATTTATACTCCTTCCTCATCTGGGTAATGTCCTTTAAATTTTTTAAATCCTAAATCCAAAGTGCAAACATTATTTTCTATAGTTTTGTGCCTAACATAATATTTCTCTTCAAAATCATCACCAACATTAGGTAATGTATTTTCGTCCAAATCTTCAAGATATTCTCTCGTATATGAAAGTGGTACATTTATAATTAATTTCATAAACTATCTCCATAAAAGCAATTTTCATGTCTTATCTTTTACTTTTACTCTATTTTTAATCATACAATTAATTACATTATTAATCATTTCTAACATCGTACCATAATCTCCACTAAATGCAGTTCCAGTTGTTTTTATTTCGTATTCCCATTTATCTTTATCATTTATACAAATAACTGGGATGTCCATATATAGAACAGTTCCTTTTAGTATGATAACTGAACAATATTTGTACTTATAATCTGCTTTTAAAACTTTTAACCAATTCTGACAATTTTTATTATATGATTTATATTTCGCTTCACCCGTATACACACGAATATATTCTTTAGTTTCATTAGAATAATCAATAGAAACAAACTTATTCACAATAAACAAAACTCCATCTGTAATTCTATAGATGTCCTGATAATCTGTTTGTGCTACAATCTCCATATTTTCACCTCTATTCAATTTTTATTAACTTGAAACATTGACTCGAATAAGTCTAATAGATTTAATAGATTTTGATGAATAATTATTATTTCTCTCTGAGCAGCTCCTTGTATGCTTTTAATTTCTCAGCTAACTCAGGATTGTCACTTGCATACATTTCATAACGCTTTATCTGATCCATTTCTGTAATCATTTTATCCATCTGTTTTTTAATCTTATCTGCTTCTTTCTTACGTTTTGCTTTCTCTTTGCGTTCTTCCACACGTTTATCATAAGATGATGTATCAACTTTGCAGATAACTTCTGCGGTAATATTTACATTACATTCATCTGGTGTAAGAATTTTCTCAATTGTAAGAACTCCCTTATTTGCGCCACTTACTACAATTTTATCACCTGCTTTATATGTTTCTCCATCACTATAAATTGCATAGGAATACTCCTTCACGTAACATCCTTCTTTTGTTATTGCAACCGCCTTATATCCTTCTAATTTTGCCATGTTATTATCCTCACTTTCATTTCTATTTATTTCTTTTTAATTCCTGTGTTCAACAACAACATAACTACTAATAAACACAATAAGCCAACAAATAATGTCATTATTTATGCACCTTTCTTTTTAATGAATTTCTCGTTCCACATCATAAACCTTTTTATAATTTCCTCTATTTCTTACAGAAATATCTTTACTTCTTCTAACTGCTTTGTTCGATTGTCTTTTATGGTATTTCTTTTCTGTTCCCGTAAACCAGTATCGTTTGTAATAAGCAACTCCATCTAGGTCTTCTTTATCCACAGGAGAAGAAATCAAATGTCCTAAATTATCATACAAATATTTCATTCTCTCTTTATATTTTTTATCTCGTTCTCTTTTCGTACTCCTTCTTTTCTTAGGATTTCTATTACATACTCTTCTGATTTTTTCTGATGGGAATTTATCACACACACCCGTCCAACATAATCTTCCATCTGTTTTTACGCAATAACAACATTCCTCAATATCCTTTTCGGAATAATAATTAGGAAAATATTCATCACAATATGACATTCTCTCATTGAATTCATCTTTGATATAAGGACATTCTTTACAATTCATAACTTATCTCCTTATTGAATATTATGCGTAGAATTAACCACGCATAAATAATATGTAATTTGTAGATTACTCTTACTCGGCAGCTTCGAGATTTCTAATATCTCTTTTTAATCTCCTAATAACACCACCACACTTAATATTCTTCTCACTTCTTGATAATCTTGCAAATCTGTCCTTCATTAACGCTAATTTATTTTCTCTGTTCATCATAATATTTTCTCCTTTTTATATATTTAATTTGTTATATACAGCCTATAATTTTAGACTTATAATCTTATATTCTCTTTCTTATTTCTAAGAGGATTCATTCTTTATCTCAAATATTAGAATTGAAATTTGAAGCTATAGAAACGATTTTAATAAGGGTTATTTGTTATTATATTTAACAGAAATCTCCGTCTGTGAAATCATATCCGTCTTCATCATGATAATATTTTAGTCCCTGATTATAAGTATTAAACTTAGAATATTCAACATGATCATAGGGGATAGTTATGTCATAATCATCTTTTGTTCCCTTTACGAAATAATAATGACTGTATTTCTTATTTTTCTTTTCTGGGACATACTTCATATATTGTTTAACAAAAAGATCATCCCAATCAATTAATCTTTTCTTTAATTCGTCTGGATTCAATTCATTGTCATATTCATCATAAATTTTTATTTCTTTTGGATAATGCTCTTTAATAAAAGACATCATTTCTTCAACAGAATTGTAAGCAATTTTATGACTTTGGTATAAACTTTTCCACCCCATACTTGTTTTACCAATATGAACTTCGTATCTAAAAGCTGCTAATTCATATATGGTATATTCTCCCTGAAAATATTTCTCTGCAAAATCCTTATTTTTAATATTCAAATAAAAATTTGTTCCCATATTAAATTCCCTCACTATGCTTTAACATATACTCGCAACAGTTATTAAGATATTCTCCAAATGGTTTCATTTCATCTTCACATAAAGAGAATCTACACCCCACACCAAATGAATTCCACAAATTAATAGAATATATATTCAGTGATGTTCCTTTGAGTTTTTCAATTTTCCATGTAATACCATCAACACTAAAAGGATATATATCTTCATCTTTATATTCTTCTAAATGTTCACAAATATATCCAATTGTATCAATTATAGAAGCTTCATCGCATCGTGCATCGAATAATACATCAGTTGATTCAGGTTCTATATTCCCATTATCATCTTTCCACTGTAATAAAATTGCATATGCATAATATACTTTGTATACTTCTTCCCATGTTTTAGGTGGGTTACCATGGAATCCATGACAATGAGAACGATATGGATAAAATCGAAATATCTTTCTACTCATATCATCTTCTGATAATACAAAATCTAATTTTCTTTTCATTTTTCGCCTTTCAAACATACTATATATTGCATTCAAAATTAATCAAAACACAGTATATAGTAATAATTTCCCAATGAAACTTGACTTTCATATGATGCTAAACCATCACTTTATCATTGATTTCTTCAATTTTAGTTCTCATATAATATCTCAAATCTTCTCTAAGTTCACGATTACACATAATATGTTTAATATCATTTGAAAATTCAGTAACCATTTTATTAACAATCTTATCTGCCATTTCTTCTTCTAATCGTGATATAATTTTCTCTTTTACTTTTTCAATATCAATTTTTTCATAACATTCTCTAAGGATTTCATATGGGACTTTATATCTATCATCATAATTAATTTTAATGAGATCCTGTTTTGAAATATCATTGATAATCTTTTTCTGGATTAAGTCATTAAATTTTTCTTCAAAATTTACCATTTCGTATCCTCCAAACTATTTAAAAAATGTTCCATCCATAGATTCTTTTCTTCTACTCGCTTTAATTCTGCTTTATATTTTTCATATGCCCTACTAACTTTTCTATCCTCTTGATTTTTTAAATCATCAATATATTTCCTAATTGCATCATCAGAAGTATCTAATTCCTTATTTATATCTTCTTCATACCATTTATATAAAGATGTATTCAATGACATATCAATTTGTTCTAAACAAAATTTTTTTAGATTTTCATGCTCCGATGTGGGTGGAGTCCATTTTTCAACTTCTTCTCGTACTTTTAGGTACTTTTTATCTTCATTTTTATAATCTTTAAGACATCTTTCTGCACTATCTTTATTATTCTTAAATTTAGAAATCATATCTTCTTTTGCTTCTTCAAGAGTCATGCTATATGCTTTTTCTCTTGACACTAAAGAATCTTTGTATGCTTTTTCATAATAAGGATCTGGCTCAAAATGATTTGGTGTTGGAACATCTAAAGATTCATCTTTTAAGTCAACGGCAATTCCAAATGCTCTTGTACATAGTTTTAAAAACTCTTTACCAGATGTTATTTTCTCATCCTTAATATAGGACGTATATCCTGTTGGCATCTAATCACCTCTTTATTCAATTGTATTTTTTTATAGAATCTTGAGCAGAAATGCTCTTAGAAAAATCACATATTTAAAGCTTCAACAAATTCAGTGCCACAATCACAAAATGTATAAATCATAGATTTCATAAGTCCCCAAGACATTCCTGAGTGACCTTGATTCTTCATTACTTCAATACCTGCCGCAATAGAATCATCCTTAACAGTTTTAATAATATCTAAACATTGACCTAATTCCATTCCCTCGTACAGATCACCTAATCTAATAGGTACACATCTGTCCCATTCGCCCCATTTATCTTGTGATAAAACTTTATGTCCTTCTTTAATCCAATATTTTGTTAGTTCTGGAATTTTCTTTTTATGTTCTTCTTCCCTTCTGATTAAATCTTGTCTCATTTTTTCTTTTTGTTCATATTTAAATTCTTCAAATGTTTTACCAATACATTTAATATATGCTTCGTCTAATGTCATATCAGAACTTAAAGTATTACCATTAAAAGCTCCACAATAATTCTTACCAGTTTTATATGATAACTGGCGCAAGTATTTAAGAGCTTCTTTAATTGTCATTCCACAAGTAAAATCTACATCAATATACTTTTTCATATAAATTCCTCCATTTTATGAATTGAAAGTTTACTTTCAACTGTTAATATTTTTTAATATTTTCTCTGTTATACGATATCTCTCAATCAAATTAATATTACATTGAGTTTCACCATTTGCATCACGTAAAGATCCTTTACAATGCGGAGTAAGAAGTTTATTCAACGCAAGCAAAATAATTTTCTGATTTTCGAATAGTTCTTTCTTATAATTCATTCTACAATCTCCTTTAAACAAGCATTCCAACCATTAGCATATCCATCTTCCCATTCATTAGGATAATGATTTTCCGAATCTTCTTCTGGTAATTCTCTTAACGGACAGCCTTTCATTAAATCATCCCATGAATCACCAGCATTAAAATTTGCGTCATCATCTTGTAATATACATTCATCTGTATCATTTAATAACGGACAATGTATACATTTTTCTGGTGTATTTATCACTAATACTGATTTACTCATCTCATACCTCCTGTAATAATTCTGGCTGGTCAAACACACTTCCCTTGACTGAGTTTTTTGTGTTGATGTTATAATAGTTTTCACATTTACCATTCCGAGGATAATGATATGCACTATTCCACAGGACGCAGAATTTACCATTATGGAATACTACTTTTCCAATATCACCACCATATTTTGTCTGACATGTCACAATGTCATTCTCCCAAATTTTATTTCCATTCTTGTCCGTCAGACCTGTAAATTGGCAAATAGTTTCTGGGTCAATCTCACAAAAATCAATTCCTGTAATATCCCACTCATCACAAGCAGTTCCATTGTATTTTTCAATAACTAAACCACCTACGAAATACTTTTTCTCTTCTCCGTCAAATCCATTGTCGAAAAGATATCCCTCTATCCATTCTCCGTTATCAATTCGTTTTAAAAATAATTTCTCTCATTCAACTCCGCCACCTTTCACGATTTCAATAACCCTATCTAATACATTTCCTACATTTTCATAAGCAATATCTAACTTTTTGTCTCCTGTGTTTGCAATTGTTAAGAAGTATCTCGTTTTTAATTGTTTCAACTGTTCCACAACTTTGTCCACATCATAGGCGGTGGGTTGTTCATCAAAATCATAAAGACTAACTATCTCTCCAATATTTTCTTCTCTTTCATATTCTGTATTATCAAAACCCAAATAATCAATTAATTTATCAACATCTATCAGTCTACCCATTTTTATTCTCCATTTCATTAAGCAATTTCTCACAACGTTTGATATGATATATTAATTTTCTATTTGTCCTTTTATCCATGTTTCCATAATGAAAACATCTATTATATCCAAGAATATCTTCTGCTAATTCCTTTGAATATTCTACAAATTGCTTCGTAACTTTAACATTATTCATTCATTTACATCCTTATATGTGTCTTTCAAGGCATATTTCAGTCAAAAATACACCTCAAAAGACGTAATTTTTACGATGAAAGGGAACTTTCATCTGTTCTTAATTTTCCCATATATCAATTAAATCTTCATAAATATATATCGCTTCTTTTATTCTCCCCAAGTCTTCTGCACCATGTAAAGATAACGATTTTATTTGTTCTAAATTTTCTTGTCTTCTTTTTAATCTTTCTACTTTTCGTTTAAGTCTTCGTAATCCATATTCACAATCATTAATAGATATACTTTTCATATTTAATCTATTACCCTTCCTTGTCATGATTATTAATTTATCTGTTCTAAATTTCTCCCTTTGCTCCATAATTATCAGCAATAGTCCAATCATCACACGCCATATTCTCAATTGTATATGTAATATCTTCTGAATCTCTGATATTGATAACTCTACCATCGTAACAGTGCATCATAACTTCATTACCATCCAACTCCCATCAACCTGTCCAATGTTTTCTCTTGATTTTGTGTCCTCTTTTAAGTGAAAATAATGCGCTTGCAAAATTCATAGTTTATTTATCCTTTCTTATAATTATCTATTAATATATTCATCAAGATCTTTATAATCTTTTAACATCACAATTGCTCTACATAGTATTCCTTCTATCTCACAATATTCAGCACTATCAGCAATTTCTGAGAGCTTATTAATTACTTGCGAGATTGTCATATTTCTATGAGATGGTTCTTTGTATTCTTTCATAATTTATCTTCCAATTTTTGCTAAAATTTTTAACCATAATTTCTGATACCAATACAAATGTAAATCATGTCCCATTAGCTCAAGAAACTCTTCTGGATGTTTCTGATAATATAAAATCTGTTTCTTCATTACTTCTTCTGAATTTTCTGGTGTTGTAGTTTCCCATTCTCCAAATTTAATTATCATAGAATTACTACGTTTACCATCTTTTGATTCTATATTCTCTAATTTACTTCCGTTTTTGAATTTAATTTCTATATAAATCACCTCCTTTCACACATTGAAAAAATAATTTCATCTAGTTACTTAATATATTCTTCACAAATATCTACAATATGTTCACACAATTTCTGTGGTATTTTACTTCTCTCGACACTACCTTTTAGTCCTTGCGTTCCAGTTCTACTACCTCTTGGAGCAGAAACATGACATGGATCGCCATTTTTACACATAGGCAAGAATTTAGGATTAGGATGATTTGTCCAAATATCAGTAGGTTTCATCCTGTCATCTCCGTATTTGCAATAAGTCACCGTATAACGTGGTAAACCTTGCATCCATGTCATCTTTCGCATACCACCTCTAGGATTCTCAATAAAATAAAATGTTGGATTTAATTCCTTGATTAAGGATAGAACGTGTTGATCAGTTTTGTCACAGAATTTTGCATAATCACTTACAGGATCAAGATTACCTGTTTCTGGATTCTTTCTTCTATGATGACTAATAGCCGCAATAGAAAATGTTGTACAATCAGGACTCGCCCAGATTACATCTGGATGCCCAAATTTCTCTAATATATCTTTCGCTGTAATATTATTAACATCATCATATAAATCAATGTTTTTAAAATCTTTATTCCATTCTACGCTAAAAACCTCATGTCCTCTAGCTTCAAATGCTTTTTCAATAGATCTTGTACCTGCAAATAATCCTAATACTTTCACAGTCTCGCACCATAATAGTGCTGCGCAGCTTATCTCATGAGACTATGTATTCCTTTCTTCTATCAATTATTTCTTTCATCGTAGTCTTAAAAATCATTGATTTTACTGACTTTTGAAAGAGATGATACAGCTAGAATACATAGAATCATGTGGTTTTGGGACGCTGAAACCGCATAAATATTAGTGATTTAACATATCACATGAAAGAAATATTTTATGTTACTTTTTGTCTTTAAATCTTGTATAAGTATCATTTACGATTTTATTAAAATATAAACGTTATTCTATTTCTTTATAAATGCTTTGCGTAATATGATTCTCGGTTTTCTTTACCATATAATCTTCCACTGTTTTAAAATTATTCAACAATTTTCTTTGTCTGATAATTTGTTATTCCGTTTCTTCTTTCTCTTCATGTTTAACCTATAGCATCTCCTCAACTTTCTTCGCAAAAATATCTTTGATATTCTTATCAATTACATCACAAATAACTTTCTCTATTGCTTCTTTTACATACGTTTCTAATGTTTTATCTTTAATTTTTCGATTTGGATCCCATCTATCTGCTGATACCAATGCTCCAATCCTTTTAGTTACAATCTTTTCAATTTCATCATTACATCTTCAATATACTTGTCCATTGCAAGTTTAACTTTCTGATCAAGTTCTTCACTATCAACTTGCAAATTTAAAATTAATTTTGGTTCTGATTTCTTCATATTTCAACATACTCCTTTGTGTATTTTCTAAATCATTCAATCTTTTAATTCTATATTCGAATTGTTTACGACAATTCAGCCCAAGACCAACCAGTTACTCTCCCATATTCATCTCTTTCTACTCCATTTCCAATCCATTCCACCCAAGATGCATTTTCTCCGGCTAGTTTCTTAAATTTTCTACTAGACATCTTAACAATAATATCGTATACTTTGTCTGGCATAACCCATAGTTCTATTTCATATTCATCATTTTTATATATACAGGCAGCTTTGCAATGTTCTGGATATTTTAAATTTAAGAAAAACTTCTCAAGATTAGTACCAATAATCGCTTTTATATTTTTCAATTTAATCCTCCATTGGTTCATATTTTAAATTCATTTTTCTTTTCAATAAATCTTTCTGAGATAAAATTTTTTGTTACTGAAATATACGGTGTGTCATCATTTCCTACATGCAATTCAATATAAGTACCTGTGTCAAATTTACAATCTCCAACAATTTTTTCAGCATTATCAATGATGCTTTGACCACAGGCTTTAATATGCTCAATCAATTCTTCTTTGTATTTCACTCTATATGCCATATTTTCACCTCCATAAAATTGAGGTTTCTTTACAAAAATTTATCAACTACTTTTCTAATTCTCTTCTCTCTATCTCTACCACTTCCCAACTCTTTTACCAATGCTCTAATTAATTCTTCTTTACAATTATTTGCTCTTTCCAAAATAGTTTCATATTCTTTTATATTTTCATATTTTGTATATACTATTAATTCTTCAATCATATTTTGAATTGTAATATCTAAATCTTCTAATAAATTCATATTCTCTATTACTCCTCATACACTCAACATATATGCCTTACACAATCTTTTAACCCTTGCAACTGTTCCAACAGGGCAATTTATCACTTCTGCAATCTTCTGATGAGTGTAACCTTTCTGAAATAAATCAAGAATCTCTCTATCTCTATCTTTTCGTAAGCTCTTATAATAATCCTCATAGATTAACTTTACTAACACATCATCCTGAGATTCACCACTATATCTTTTCTCCATATAAATTTCAAAACATGGCGCAGCATCACTTTCATCTGAAATTGATTTGTCATAATGTAATATTAATGCATCTGGAATAAACTTCTGTAAACTATTCTTTCTCCATTTCTCTTTATGTATTTCGTTATACATACATTTGTATGCGTATGTAGAAAATTCATATTTACTTGGATTATACGTTTCTGCTGCTTTACACAACCCAATTGCAGCTAAATCGTAATAATCTTCTTCTGTTAATCCAGTGTTCTTCAAAATCTCATAAATCAAATTATGATTATCTTCTACCAACCTTTGTGCTTCTCTTGTCATTTGTACTTCTCCTTTCTAATTTTTATAAATGGACTGACTGGCTATGACCCACAGTCAGCTCTACAAATTAATAATTAATTTGACTTATATATTTATTCTCTAACCTACCATTAACATATTTAGATTCGATTTCTACAGATATTTTATCTCCTTCTTCCAATCCATAATCTATAAAAGAGGGTCTATTGAAAACACCATTTGCTTGTTGTTCATCTGTATATGCCATATCATCATATTTTACAGATATTACCCAATGCCATCGAGGACAAGTAGCAAACCAATATCTAACATCTAATTTAGTGATAGTTGCATCAACATTTTCATGTGTATATTGAACATCTGGAACTGGTTCATTACTGTCATATTGTTTACAACCTATTAGAAAAAATATGCAAATCAAGACTATAAATATTTTCTTAATATATAACATATTGTTTCTCCTTTTTTGATGTGTATATTTTATAATTATTCATCATCGTATATGGTTATCATCTGATCCAGTCTTTTCTCCATATTCTTAGATGCTATATCATGTATGAATAAATCAATTCTATTACAGCAATCATCACATAAATGTAATTGTACTGATTTGAATTTGCCATCTGAATGCATCATTGGAATATAATATTTGTCTAAATACCTTGATTCTTTGCCACATAAGTCACAAATATATTTAATCATGTATTATTTCTCCACTACTTAATTTTCTTCATTGATAACAATACCACCTTGAATAATTACACGTTTACCATTCTCATCATCAAAGTAAACTTCATTATCATCTTCTGTCACATCAAATTTACCAGTCCAACTTTTGATTTCTTGACCGTTATAGTCATAGACTGTTACTGTACGATTAAGCCCACCAGTCCAATTACTCCCTATAGATTTCATTTCTCTATCCCATTTAGCAGAGCATCCAGATAATGAAATTGTAACCACACCAATAACTGCTAAAATTCCTACTCTTAATATTTTTCCATATTTCTTTCCTGCCATTTATAGATTCTCCTTTCTCTCCTTGAAATAAATTTTTCAACTCTTATGTACAATTAATAAAATATTACTCAGATATAAAGAATATAAAATCAAGTATGTACCACTTACTAAATGTAATATTTTTATAAAAACATTAATCCAATTTCCCTTAGACCAGACGATTCCCATGATTGACATAAAAATTCCTATAAGTAATAAATAGACATTTAATATATTCATTGTTTCTCCTTTTTACCCAAATGTAATTACTCCACATGGATATTTTCTAAAAAATTCTGATACTCTTTCTAGTTGTTCATTTGTTAATTTAAAATATCTTTTACCCATCCATCGTCTGAGATTTTTTCTATTTGTTATAATTTTCTTAGGATAGTTTTTTATTCTAAATAAATCACTATATTCTGGAACATTTACAAATAGTTGATCATAACCTCGAATTTCACAAGTGAATGGAATTTCTAAATCAGGATTTCCTTCTCCATATCCAAGCTGCCACCAATACTTCCCATATACACATGGAACATCCTCATTGTATGATTTCATAAGGAGATTATATAAATTCTTATCATATAATCCATTTTCAATATTCTCTTGTGAATTACCTGTAAGATAATATATTTCTTTTGGTGCATATTCTTTCATTTTTTCAAACTCTTCATCTGTAATTGGTCTACTAAACCATGTGTGACACCCCATTCTTTTACACCTCCTATGAAAGATTTCATTCAACTCGAATTTTACTAATTTAATTTGCACAAAATCTTATTAATCTGTTTTCACAAAATGATTCGTAATCAGAATATCCCATAATTAACATCTTATTTTTCAATTCTCCAAGAGTCTTAATGAATTTATCATGATATTTTTTCTTTACTTTACAATATACAAAAATATAATCAGAATCATCCTTTGTGAAATCACCTTCAAATTTTACCCTGATTTTATTTTTTATGAATAAATCATCAGCAAGATAATTCTTACAATCAACATACATATATTGTTTGTATTTTGATAACTTTGATGACGTTAAACAAATATAATTATTCATTATTCACCTCATTAGTCTTTTCAACTATTACTCTTATATTTCTTCTCCATTCCACATTTTTTACAACGATATGTTTTTACACAATATAATGGATATTCATAACGACTTCCATCTAATTTTTCACCATGCACTTGAGTATCAAAAATTAATTCCCAGTCATGTTTACAAAAACAACTTCGTATATAATTAATTAATTTTCCCATATCAAATCAACCTTCCATTACTACGCAACACATTAATATTATTATAATTATTGAAGTTGTACATGAGATGATTACATTTTCTAATTTATTTTGATCAGCATGCCATTTTGCTTCAATCATACTTAAAATAATTAACACACCCATTATGCAATAACCAATGTCATTCATCGTTATTCCCTTCATCTCATCATTCCTCTAAATTTTCCTGTCTGTTTACTTGTAATTCCCATAGTATCGTCTCCTTTATTCTCTTCCTCTATATTTTATTTCTTCATAAAACTAAATATCCAAGCTATAATGTCAACAGTCCAACCGTTACCAATAGCTTCAAATCTTCTTGTCTTTGGCATCTTTACAATACTTCCATCTTCGTTCAACCCAAACTCTGTATATCCATCTGGTAATGTTTGAAGTCTTTCTATCTCAACAGGACAAGTTTTCTTATATGTTTCTCCACCTAACCAAACATTGAATTTAGTTTCAGTCCTACATCTCGGAACTGTTGGTGCTTTATTGTCAAGAAAATACATCCTATCTTGCTGAGAAAAATATCCTTTACCACTTAAATCATATTTTATGTAATTCTCACATGTGACTAATGTATTTCTGATACGATCATCAAACTGTCTAATCAGTTCAGAATCATTTACAATCACATCCTTTACTAAAATTCCTCTATCTTCTGGTTCTCCTTTTATTGGAATATTCGTCCAATATAATCTCTTGCGCCTCTGAGCTGAAACTAATTGGCTATTTAAAAGCACAGGTTCAACACCAAGTTCTTTTGTAATAGCAGCTTGTATAGAATCATCAATCCTATAATTATTCTCATATAGAAAATATTTTGGATTAGATTCATGTAATGCTCTTACATATTCCATAAATAAATTCCATCCATTACCCTCTGGTTTAACTTCCCTCTTATACTTTGCCGTTTTTGAACACTTAGAACTTGACCAGAAGGTGCATGGAGATCCCCCAATCAACAAATCAATACTTTCATATTTACTAAAATCTTCATCAAAAACATCACCACATTGATGAATAGACGGATAATTATATCTACTTATCTTGATTGCATTCTGTTCAATCTCATAAGCATAGTAATCTTTAACCTTAAATCCAGCTCTATCCAATGCAATTCTCCCACAAGATATACCATCAAATAGACTTAATACTCTTAATTCATTCTCCGATGAATTATTATTTTCAACTAAATGACTCAAATTCCCTTATTTTGTAGGGAGTTGTACAACTACTTTATCCTAGAATTTACCTAAATTCCTTTCTGTAAAATTTGTAATGCTGCATAAATCGGACATTCATGACTCTCCGATAAAAATAATATTTCTTTGTTTCTTGGAAATAATTTGGGTGATCACCCATAGAAATTTACTTAATAAAATAAATATTAGTAACCATTTATCCAATCAAGATACTCTAGTGCAAGCCAATTAATGAAACATTGCATATGCATACATTCTCTATAATCATGCTTAACACCAGAGTATTGTTCACAATGTTTACACATATTATATAATTCTGGACTTTCTTCTTTGCTAAATGAACCTTTACAACGTATATTCCGTTGATATACTTCTTCCAATTGTCTTATTGTTTTTTCATGTAATGACATTATTATTCCTCCAAATAATCATAATTAGGATTCATAGGACATTCAGGACATCTACAGACTAATTCTCCATCTTCGTCCACGTAATAATCATCACCATAACCACTACATTCATAGCAGTAGTCATATGGATCTTCTTCATAATCGTCACACATAATTACTCACCTGTATATAATTCTGGTAATGGCATCCATGCGACAATTTTACTCATTACTTTCATTTTTCTTCCACCTGTTCCATGTGTATACCAATTTATCTTTTCCTTAAATTTCATATCTTTGTATACTGTTTTTACACAATAAGCTGAATATATTTTATCCCGTTTTGTTTGGATAAGAACATTTTTTGATTCATAGTTATTGTTAAATGATGATTCGTATACTAATTCCATACATGGTAAACCATTATTAATCGAATTCCATTTTGGAACATAATGTTCAAGAGCTTGTTCTGCTCTAAATGTAGGTATCAATAAACTTCCATTTGTATATATTCTTTCTTTGTCTAAAAATGAATATTTGTCTAAAAATTGTTTCATGTTATTTGGAAACTGCATCATTTCTCCGCTCATTCTTTCACCTCTAATTTCTTTAAGTCTTCGATACTCCAAGGTTCTTCATCCGTCCATATAATAAAATCAAACATACTTCCGAATATATATTTTGATACATAATAAAAACTATTAGATTTAGATATCCACGATCTAGTCCTAGTATCATATATTGGTTTATTATAATAAACATAAATATCACCATTACTATCTCTTGCGATATATTTACAGTTAGGTATAAGCGTATCAAGGAAGTTCTTTTCTCTTGATGTAAGAGTAGGTTTTTCAACATATTCCGATTCACACCATATTTTAATCTTATCGGAACATTCTTCATGTCTTCTTGCTTCAAAAATGCATTTTTCACATTCAATACTTTCACATGGAACAATTTCATTATTTGTTATAGTAATAGCAATACTATCTCCTCTACAAGCAATGTCAAATATTTCTTTGGAAAATTTTTCTTTGTTTTTCATTCATTCTTCCTCATTTTTTCTCTTTGTTCCTCTAAACCTAATTCTCGTTGTTTCTCTGCAATTCTTAATGGAATATATAATTTATGATAACCTCTTTTACATACATCACAATTACCATATCCATGTCCCCAACACTAATCACAGAACTTATCAAATTGCTTCTTTAATGCATCAGAAGAATCTGTATTTGCAAATCCTTCCCAGATGATTTCTGTTACAAAACTTATGTCACTCACCCCTTTTCTTTGCAAATGAAAGACGCATTTCATTAACTTCCAATTATCATTAATATAATTGATGCAACTAACATACAATAAGATAAACATACTAATGCACCTCTTAATGTGAGTTTAGTCATATTAGTATAAAGTGCCATATAATACATAACAAAACTAATTAATATACATGAAATACTTCTCATTTTTCACACCACCAATCTTTCTTTTAACAAATAATTTACTTTTATTCTCCTACATTAATCAACTTATCAATATATTCCCTACCTTCACCTTTAAAAATAGGAATTTCTTTATCAACAGTCCAATAGTGTTTTAGATATTAATTCGTGAATTTCATCATCGTCACATACTACAGGTTTATAATTCTTATCTTTAATACAACAACTTCCTCTTTTCTGGTATATAGGAAGATCGTCCCAGTTAATACCTTTCTGTTCCATTAACATATCTTGAATCTGGTTGCAGGTTGACTAAATGTAAGTTTATAATTTTCATGTGCTTTAAATTCTTTATTCATATCATAGTAACTTATATATTTATTATTATTTATAAATTCCTGTCGTAATACATAGTTTGCTTCATTATATAAGTTCTTTGAATGAAAACACTGTTTATCTATAACTTTAAATTTAGGATGATTCCTTTTAATTATTATTTGCTCACATCTTTGTGTTTTAATATTTTTATCACTTCCTTCTCTTTTAATTCCAAACACTATTTAATCTCAAATTTAATAGGTAACATTGCAGTAAATCTACAATCCAACCAAAGTTTATCTTCTGTTTTAAATTTCTTTTTATCAATTTCAGAAGCTAATACAAAGTCACCTAGCTTAATTCTTTTATTGCTTCTTCATTATTCATCATTTTCATCTCCTCATCTATTTTTATCTACTTTTCCATAACATATTCTATTTGTGATAGGTAACACACCAATCACTTTTTCAATTTTATTTCCCATATTCACTTCCACATCCCGGTATCAAAAGATTCTTTATCAACTATAATTTTCTTTATTTTCCCACATTTTTTGCACTTTAATACTAACTCCCCAGAACCAGGAAAGTACCAATAAAATTCATAGATATGTGGTTTGCATAGACATTTAATTTTGCAGCCATTCTTGCGCCATCTATTGAATTTATTAATCAGTGTAAGTATAGCAATATAAACAAAAACACCAAGTACACACGCACCTAATACCATAAGAATCGCTTTTACAATCTCAAGTACAATCTCAAGCATTGTTCTTCATCTCCTTCAATTTTTTCTCAGCTTCCTCTTTTGTAGCAAATACAAACTTTCCCCACGATTTACACATATCAGCATTAAAATAATCTGCAAAAATAGTTGCATTCTTACCAGTCATACCTGTATAGATACAATATACAATTGTCCCAATAGGTACTGGCAACCTCACAAGTAAACCCTGTTCTTCTGAGTCTTTGTATTTCTTCAACTCTTTCTGCATTATCGCTAATTTAGCAAGTTCCAATCCAGTAAACGCACCGTTTTCTTTGAGTTCATTTAATTCTTTTGGAGTGCCAATATCTTTATATGATTTTAGTTCTTCTAACAGCTCCGCAACATCTTTCAGCCAATACAGCTCCCCGTCTTCGAAGCAACATCCATAAGTGTTTTGATGATACGGGCAACCAACCGCTTCCTTACTACCGATATAATCTCTGAAATCCTTGCCAGTTCCACAGACAATGAGTTTATTCTTATCATGCATAAGCATGAAGTTTTCGTGATCTGCATAGCAATCGCCTACAGCATCCTGATTGGCAACACATCTAAGTGCTTTTATCATATCGTCAAGTGTTAATCTCTCCATCTATTCCGCATTTCCTTTCTCAATCCATTTCCACCAAAGAACCACATATACTGTTTTTTTAAAAAACAAACCGTAATGTTCTTTGTGAATCGAATCATAATTTGCTCGTCCTACTTCCATTGCTCGTTTTCGTGCATCATCTAATGTTTTGTATGGCTCTTGACATAAAAACCACATATCATTTCTCCTTTAATCTCTTAATTATAATTTCTAAAGCATTTACAACATCTTGATTAAGTGTTCTATATGAATTTTCAATACGTTTAATCTCTTTTTCAATCTCTTTTTCTTCTATCGTATCGCTTATTATTTCAATAAGTTCATCTACATTATTTTTCCAATTAGATGAGATACATAGAGTACGTCTACATTTTGTATTGTCCTTACCTAATTTACATTTTTTACATTCCATATATCTACAATTTGTATAAAATTTATAGAATACTTCAATGAATTCTTTCGCTGTTAATTCTTTTTTCTTAATTAGTTCAGATGCTTCATAACATTTACAGTTTTTGAAATTTAATTTTGAATTATCATATACAAAACAAACAATATAATTAGATCTGAATCTCAAAATATATGGGAACTTTGAAAAATAAACGGGTGGAGCATCTTCTTCTCCATACCAATGAAGTCCTTGTTTCTCTGCTATCTTAAGAATGTTTTCATATTCTTCTTGTGTTCTAATTACAACATATGTATTTTTTAAATCAATCATTTTTATCACCTTTAAAATTCAATACTTTCACTAATAAATAATTTCTTTATTTGTTTTTCTATATCATCTGGATATGTTTTAACAATATAATTAATATGGATTTTAATGTCGGTGATTATACCATTCTCATCAATAATAATATTACCTACTGTACCACCTGGTACTCTAATAGAAATGGACTTGTGTTTTAAAGAATAATTATCAATCAGAATGTAATGTTTAAAAAGATTATTTTCTCCAAACTCTTTATCAATTCCTGATAACTTATCTAATTCATTAGTCAAATTACAAAAATATTCTGTAAATCTATCAAATTCTTTTTTATTCTTAATTTCATATTTACTCTCTTAGTTCTAATTCTTTTAACCATGAACTCAACATCAAAGCGGTTCTCATACACAGTTTTTCATTTCTTAAAATTCTAACTATTTCTTCTTTGTCTACTAAAATAATTTCAATATCCTCTGTATCTTCGTTATCTTTATTAGAAATTTCTCCTGAAACAACACCGTCTACTATAATACAACTTTCATCTGTCATACCTGCACTTGAATATAAAGGTGGGAACGCTTCAATACAATACAAATCTAACCCTGTTTCTTCTTTCATTTCTCTAATAGCAGCTTTATAGACTTCTTCATTATCATCAATTAAGCCTGCTGGTAATTCATAAATATAATCTCCAATAGCATATCTATATTGGCGAATGAGAACTACCCTATTATCTTCTGTCGTAGCAAAAATGGCTACTGCATCCGCTTTGCTACTATGATTAATTGCTTTTAAATTTTCTACTTTTCTAGCCCTTGAAGCCACCAAATAGTCTAAACATTTACCATTTTTTGTTTCTGCATTTAATTTAAACAAATTTAAAAATCTATTATCTGTAATTTTTTCTGCTCCGTTTACTTTACTCATTTTTAATCCTTTCATTTGTATATTCTCTATCTCAATTTATCCCCACTATATAGAGAGATAGGGGAATTTTTGAGATGATTTTATTTAAATTTGTCATCGTAAGTAAAAAATTTTTTATCAGAAAAAGTTGTTTTATTTACAAATGTACGTTGCTGTGGATATATTGTAGATGGAATAAAGATACATTCTCTTAATTTCTCTCCGCAAAACGGACAAAAATTATAATCACTTTTGTTTTTATATTTTTCACATTGATTACACATCCTCTTAATATTCCTCAACTAAATTTTCATGATCTGAATCTATAAGAACAGTATTGTTATAATCCTGAACTTCTAAATTTGTAACTTCATATTCTCCGTTTATAAAAGTATCCTCATTAGGAATAACGACTATAGAGTTAGGGTTACATTTTTCTAATTTTTTCATCAATTCTTTAACTGTCATATCTATATTCTCCTTATTTTTGTACCTGTGTAATTTATAATAGGTCTTAAACTAATAATTTTACAAATCTCTCATGCTTATCGTTTTGTACCTGTGTAATTTAATATGGTTATTAACCACAAATTCATGAATAAGCAAATTACATGAATTTTAGTGAGTGTTTATAAACCTCACTTTTCAGGTGCAAAACCACCTGTAGCCTTTCGACTAATTATCCCCATGTATAAAACTTCGTATATAATACTGGCAAAGGAGTATTACCCAATTTTATTTTTCACTCTAATCCTTTTCCATTTCGTATAATTTTCTTACTCAGAACCTTCTTAACTGGAAATTCAACTGGACATTTATCTACTGTTTGAATCGCCTGTACAATCACAGGAGAACAACCAAATTTTGTTTTACAAAAAATCAAATCATCTGGAAGAACCATTTTGGAAAACTTTCTCCAACTCTCCGCATTAGGGATTCGCCATGTATAAATCTTCTCTGATTTATTATTAGGATGTTTTCCATAGATATATGTTGTCCTTGTATTTCTATATGATTCAGGGACATTACTGTTATCATTCTTTTTAATATCTACAATATTAACTTCTGCATCTTCTACATTATTCTCTTTTAAGATAAGATAACTAATATAACCATTAATCAGAAATCCATCTGTATTAATTGTTATGGCTCGTAGCTTTCCTTTTCTATATTTCTTCCTTTTTGTTCTTACTTTCTTTTCTGATGGAGTAGTTACTGCATATGATTTTGGAATTTTAATACTTGATAATTTAATTGTTGCTTTCATGATTTATATTCTCTCCTTTCTAAAAGCCAATGAAAGGCATATTTCTTACTGCTCTACAGGAATAAAATTATCTGCATCCTCCCATTCCCATTGTCCACGTTCTCTATTATATATAAGGAAAAATGTTATACCACCTTTCTTCTTTACTGCATAAACTGTAATTACTCGTTCTGTTTGTCTAAATCTTTCTTGTACCTCAAACATTTTATATATTCTCCTTTACGCTTTAATATATCTTTTAATACAATTCCTATGTTTTCATTATGAGATTTTGAATCATCGACTCTTATAAAACTACAACCAAGTTCTCTTTCGATTATTTTCTGTCTTAATTCTTGCTGTTCATATGTATAACTTTTATGTTCATTTTCATCATATTCGATTGCTATGTTAAGACTTGGTAAGTAATAGTCAATTTTATATTTTCCTACTTTAAATTGTCTAATACCTTTCAATTCAAATACTGATAAAGTTTTTTCTAACATATCTAAAAATTTTATTTCTTGTATATCATTAATAACAATTAAATCTTTTTTAGGGAAATAATGCTTTAATTAATTTTGTCTTTATTTCCTGACCTTTTCTGGCACTTGATATCAATTTTAATGCACCTTCTGATGTTAAAAAATTTTCTCCATGATTGTTTATTTTTCTAAAATTTTTATCTTTTACATCTGAATTTTTTACTTTTACTAACTGTTTATCGTTAAAATTTCGTGTACTGCTTTTAACATCCGCAATCTCCAAAATCTCCGCTACATGTTTTGAATTAAACAACACCTACCCATTCAACTCAAACACTTCAACATCATGTCCCTCAAAAATCATTAAGTTATTATTTACCATATAATTTCCTCCTATTACCAAAATGTAAATCCTTTTTCGTGTCCTTCTTGATGAAAATAATTCTCTAATTCAACAACACAATCATATGTATCATATTCTCCATACCTATCTCTTTTAAACCATTTATCTAGCCACGCTACCATTTGTTCATCTGTAGCAGCCTGTATAAAAATCACTTTAATCTGATAATCTGCTCCGCTATATTCTGACTTAGTAAATGTAACCTCTTTAATAATAGAATCCTTTCTAGCCAACCAGAGCTTGATTTTTATATAAGGTATATACACAATAGACATGAAGAATTTTTTAATCTGAATCCACTTTCTTTTCCCTTCTGATTTAACAAATTCCCATAAAAATGATTCAGGATAATATTCTCTTTTATATCCGTATGAATCAATGCTATAAGATAATAATGGATGATGGTGAACTACCCACGAGCTTAAGCTCGTGGGGATTCCTGTTTCATCGTCCTCGTAACCTACTAACTCCACAGGCGTAAATTCCGACAGTTCCTGCCGTACTAAATATTATTTATGCTACATCCAATAATCTCAATCCTTCATTAAGAATATTTTTCGCAGCGTTAATATCTCTATCATGAACAGTTCCACATTGAGAACATGTCCATTTTCTTACTGATAAGTCCTTTGTATTTTTATTAACATAACCACATACATTACAGGTCTGACTTGATGGAACATATCTACCAATTTTAATGTAGATTCTGTCATTCCATTCTGCTTTATATGTAAGTTGTCTTGTCAACTCATACCACCCACAATCTGAAATAGCTTTAGCAAGATTGTGATTCTTAACCATATTTGATACTGCTAAATCTTCACTAACTATCACTTGGTTTTCGCTGATAAGCTTATGAGAAATTTTATGTAAATTATCAATCCTAGTATTACGAATTCTTTCATGTATTCTTGCTACTTTTATTCTCTGTTTGTTCCAATTCTTACTACCTTTGATTTTACGAGACAATTTTCTTTGCTCTTTTGCTAATTTATCTTCATATTTCTTAGTGGTGTGAATATTATCAAACTTTTCTCCATCAGAAGTGATAAGTAAGTCCTTAATGCCTAAGTCAATACCAACTGAATTATTATTTTCTTTCATTGGAATATGTTCTGTTTCTACAAGAATTGAAACAAAATATTTTCCAGATGGAACTTGTGAAACTGCCGCAGATTTAATCTTACCTGTAAATTTTCTATGGACTTTTGCTTTGACCCATTTTAATTTCGGAAGTTTAATCTTATTATTCTTAAATAATATTTCGATGTTGTTGTTAGTAAAGTTAGTAGAATATGACTTTTTATTATCTCGTTTAGATTTGAACTTTGGATAACCAGTATGTTCTTTAAAGAACTTCTGATATGCGGAATCCATGTTATAAATTGCATTCGTAAGAGCAAATTTATCAACTTCTTTTAACCATTTATACTCTTTTTTAAGAACTTGATTAACATAATTGTTACAATCTATTTTGCTCATAGATTCTTTTTTCGTTTCATATATTTCTTTCCTATATGCGAGAGTTTGATTATAAACAAATCTACAACATCCAAAAGTTTTTTGAATTTGTTCTATTTGTTGCTTATTTGGATATAATCTGTATTTGTAAGCTTTTAACATTTACTTATCACCTCACTTTCATTTATATATTCTCTGTTTTATACGGTTCTTTACCCATCAGCTAAAGCTAATGGGATTGTGAGTCTGTTTTTTCAATCATATTAAGCATATCTTCTAATCTACTCCATGGATTGATATAATATTCGCTTTCTATTTTCTTTAACTCGTAGAAAGTATATTTAACACAAAATGGACTGCATGACGGTTTGAACTTATCAATCATGGTATCGTATTGACAGAAGATTTGAATGATATTCCACATTTTTTGTGCGCCATATTTCTTCTCGTAAGCATTTCTATTTTCTTCGTATTGCCATTCTTCGTTTAACCACATTCCAAACTTCCAATGATTTCCTAAGAATCCTAATCCTCTTAATCTGAAATATACACAAGAATTTTCGCCATGTAACTCATTAATCCATTCTATGTTATATGGTTTATATCCAAGCTCGTATATTTTATGTAACATAAATTCCCCTATTTCATGATTCGTTTTATAACCACCCATTATTTTTCTCCTTTCTTATTCTCTGTCCACTCATCGAAATCTTCTTTCATATATAAGAAATTATCTTTCTGGTCTGTAAAATAATCATCATTCCTACTAAAATAATCTGGGAACCATTTATCCAGGTCTTCATCTTTTTTAAATGAATATGCCACCATAGCGAGTAGTGATTTTATATTGCTTGATTCAAGTAGCTTTGAATTGTTATCTACTTCTATAGTAAGATCGTCTAACGTATCCTCAAAACATTCTAAATCTCTTTCGTCAATATCATCTGATACATTCTCCTTAATAAAATCTAATACAGAATTTGTTGTATTTTCTTTATCTACATTATTCTCTTCAATAACTTCTGTATTATCATTTACATTTTCTTTCTCTGATTTAGATTCTTCTATGTATTCTTTTAAATAATCTTCCATAAGGGATTTCATAATATGTATTTTTGTAGATATATACCCTTTATCTTTTGAAGATCGCTCTGCATCTAAATCATTAAATGAACATTCATTTACTAATTTTCTTGAAATTTTTGTAGGCTTTGGAATACTTACAAGTTTCTCATTTAAACCATTTTCAAAAGCTGTTAAAAATTCATCGAATTTACTATTATCAAGATTATATTTCTTAAACTCTTTAAAAAGTGAAATCCATAAGAATGAATTCTTTTTCTTGAATAACTCCAAATGTCTATCTTCGACTACTTCTTGTAATTCATCTAATAAAGAATTTAATTCTTCAAAATCTTCTTTTTTAGAATTCGTATCAAGAAATATTCCTTGCCTTTTAGCATCTTTTTTCCAAGAATCAAAATGATTTAAAAACATCAAACTTTCAATTACAATTCTTTCACTTGTACCATTGATTCTATCTTTTCCTTTAAATGACACACAATCTTTAAAAAATCTATGAGTAGCTACTTTCTTAATATCTCCTGCTACTGTATTAATGTATGTAATGGCTTTCTGATTACCATTCATATTTACCTGTCTATTATATCTACGGATATGATAACCAATTTCATCATCTGTACAATCTAAATGTTTTACAACTAAAACATTGTAATTATCAAAAATCAACTTTAATTCTGGGGGTAAGTCTGCATAACCTTTACCTCTTAAATCAAATTCTTTTATTTTTTGAATAGGATTTCCTTCACCATCTACTGTATTTTCAAGATACTTTATTATTGGATTTTCTATATTTTGTCCCAAACAAAAACCACCCATCACAAAAGACTGTATAGTTGTCAGCCTTTGCTTTCCATCTATTAACCAGTTGACTACACCCATTTCTGTTATTTGTTCACATAATTTTATTGGGTCAAAATCTTCATTCTTTACAATAGTTGATATAAAACCATCTCTATAGTCATCGGAAAATTGATCTGGATCTCTTTGCTGTTTATGATCATCTCTGATTTGCTTTAATTTTACAGCTTCTAATAAACTTGATATTGTATAGGTGTCTCTTTTTGTCTTATCTCTTCCTACTAATACGCTCATTTCACTCTTCCTCGTCTTTCAATAATATACTTATGTTTTCGTACAGTCGGAATTCAGAAATTGCATCACGATATTGAGTATAGGATATTCCACATACTTCTGTAATATTTGCTACGTTCCTACCATCCATTATCATTTCTGCAACTCTTCTATTCTTCTTAGATATATTCTCTAAGAATTTTTTTACACGCTTATTTTTCTTTTCATCTACTATTTCTTCCTTTAAATCTAATTTCTCATCCAAATCAAAATTTGATTTGATTTTACTATGTCCAGAGACTTCATCGTCATAAATCTCATCTAAAGACATATCAGGAATCACAATAGCCCTTTTCTGTTTTTCATCGTAAAGAATTTTACCATTCTTTACTAATACATTTGCTCTCACTCCCCTGTGTCTATCTCTTGACCATTCCCAAAAAGAACGATTCAAATTTGAATATAAAAATGTTTTAAATTGTGTATCACTATTAGGATTGTAAGAAATCACTGTTTCTAAAAGAACTTTGATTGCATTATCATAAATATCATCCAAATCTTTTTGAAATACATCTGGTTTATGGCGAGTGATTTTATGACATAACTTTTTTAATTCTCGTAAGTTATTGTCACAATATGTATGTATAAGTTTCATCTGCTCGTCTGATAAATTTTCTAATTGGTATTTCATCTTTTCAGTAGATGCTTTATGTAATTCTTCTCTTGTCATATTGTCTTCTTATCCTTTCTTCTAATCGTTTTCTTATAATAATTATCAAACTCACGAAAGATTGTTGTGCGTGGTTTGTAATCTTTATATTCTCTTTCTTTCACTTCAAAGATTAATTGATTGAAAGGATAATTTTTTTCATAAGCTTTTAACAATCCGTTTATGTAATTGATATTCTGTTTGACCCTTGCACGAGATTTTAATATCTTATAAAATCTTATACCAAGGTACGGGTACATATATACAGGTGGATTTCTGAGTAAAATCCAGTGCTTTACATCTTCGATCTGGTTATCATACTGAATAACATTCGTTTTGAAGTTATTCTTCATACACAAAAGCTGCTCCCGACTAATTTGTGGCAATGAAGCTACAGATGAAACATAGGTTTCAATCATCTTTAAATCATCTATAGGTAGTGGAATTTCCTTTAAAGAGTGCTTTTCAAACTCTTCTTTTCTTAAATTCTCATCTATCACGTCAGGATTAAGAGAAACTAAATCATCTACACCTTCCAGATAAAAAGATTTCTGTTGCTCTTTATGGATATTATTCATTAATATTTTTTGTGCATCCCTAAAGCTCCATTTACCAGCAACGGATAGTGAAGTACAAGTGATATACTTTCCTCTTGCTTTATAAATGTACTTTTTACCATCCGTAATTCTAAAGCTTTGCATCACACATACACCTCCAATATTTAATTTTGGGTAAACTTAATAGACCTAGAGTCTATATAAATATTCTCTAAGAACTATTTGTTTTTTAATTTTTATAAACTGGAAATAAATAGATTAGCTATTTTACTTTCAAGACTTGCTTTTTATTGCTAGAAGTGCGATAATAAAGAAAGTGTTATATGAAAATATAGCACGTTATATGTATTTTGCCGCCCAGAGATGTTACCAGCATCGTTTGTATGGGTGGCATTTTTTATTTTATTTCCTTTTTATGTCTCATATTATACGCCGAACGAATGTTCTTGTCAATATGTTTTAAGGAATTAATGCTTCCATCTTTTTCCTGCAATATAACAAATGTTAATCTATTCTATTTTTCTTTTTAGTAAGATAGTATTAAGTTCTCCCATTCGTTTAGGTTTATGAATATTCTGTGGAACTGAAAACGCTCTCAACCTATTCGTACAACTACCATCTTCAAGTTTAGCAAATGTTTTACAGTTTTGAATAATTTCTAATGTTTCTATTTTTGTTTTTTTTCTAAATGGAATATCGTCTTCATTTCTCTCTAAATTTTGTGTTAAAACTAATGCTTTTGTATTCGGGTCAATTAATCCAGCTTCAACATATTTCAATGCTTCTTCCAAAGTCATTTCAATATATGGCATAACTTATCTCCTTTCTATCCTTCGAAATTAGCAAGATAAATTTCTTTAATTTTTTCCTGCATTTCTCTATCTTTAATGACACCCATTTTCTTAATGATTCTTTTTTCAGATACCTGTCTAAGACATTCAGCTAAAATCATTGAGTTATATGGTAATCCATTTTCTTTGTTTCTCTTTAATAAAGCATGTGTAGGCTGGTACAAATGCTTTATATTAGAAGTACAAGGCATTACAATCGTGGTATTTGAAAATAAATTGCCTTTATTATTTTGTATAATAATTGCTGGTCTGATGCCGCCTTGCTCAGAACCAATTGTATTTTCTCCAAAGTCAATTAATACGACATCATATCTTTTGTATTCTCCTATCATCTAAAGCATCCTCCTTTCTCCACTTGCTTTTGTTTTTCATGGTTTCATTATACGCTTTTCTTTATATACTGTCAAGAGTATATACGATATTTTTTATATATTATTTTCTTAATATATATGGTAGACTATATATAGCGAGGTGATTATTCTATGATGAAAATAAACATAAAACCACTAATGGATAGTCAAGGTATTACACGTTATCAATTAGCTAAATCCTTAGACATCCGATACCCTACAATAGATTCCATTTATAAAGGGAATACGTCTAGTATAAAATTTGATGTATTAGAAGGTCTATGTCGAGAACTTCACTGTTCCCCTAACGATTTATTTGTTTCTGATAATCCAAAGATAATGAGTTATATCAAGGGCGATGCAGAGTAAGCACCGCCTTATTTTTTATACATTCCAGTTCCCGTCCTTATCATATAAAAAGCTCATTCTATCTTTTGTCTTCTGCATTCTTTCTTTTTCAAGACAAATATAGATCATCGTGGTATGTAAATCCGCATGATTAAAATAATCTTTTAAGTCCACCAACGCTTCTGTTTTATCTTCTGACATCTTATAGTATCTATTACCCATAGTTTTTCTAAGACCATGAACACCAATTCTTCTTTTAATGCCAACAGCTCTTGTTGCTTTATTCATGATATTTTCAAATCTGTCTAGCTTTATATGTCCATGTGGAGATATAAAGATATAATCATTCAAAGAAACATCATTTGATATGCGTAACCACTGCAACCAATCTTCTAGTGCGAATTTTAAATCTTCATTCCATGATAATTCCACTCGTTTTCCAGTACCGCCAACGTGACGAGTTTTTTCAGGAATAAAATCTTTAGTTAGTCTCCATTCCCAATCATCATCAAAAAATGTGTTCCATGTAAGCTTGCAAAGATCTCCACCACGCAATCCTATATTAATTCCACATATAAACATAGCAAGGTTTCTTCTAGCCATTGTTTCTTTCTTAAAGGTTGTACATTCTTCAATACATGATTTAAAATAATTGGCAACTGCTGAGATTTCTTCTTCTGTATGAAGCGCATCTGTCTTTGTAGACTCTCTATGTTTTATCTCTTTCTGTCGTGTAGGGAAATTATACATCCTACATTCCTCAATAGTATTTAATGCTGCTAATCCATTCATAATTTCATCTTCCTTTCTATGCTACGCTATCTTGTTCCGTAGATTCTGTTCCTTTTAATAAGAAATTATCCCAACTATGTTTAATCTCTTCATCTCTAATCTTAACGGCTTCTTTTCTTCCAGAACCACTTCCCGCTGCGGAATTATATTTTACACTTCTTGTTGCCTTTCCGCTTGGTCTGAAAAATGTAATAGCCCAATTTGCTAACTGTTCTACGCTTACATTTGCTTCAATCGTTTTTTCAACAATAGGAACTAAACTAATCATATGTGTTTTTGTATAGATTCTCTTAGCTGTCTTTTTATCCTCTATTAAATCATGAACTTCAATAAGCCTGTCAAATACATTGTTTAATGTTTTTTGTTGCTCTGGTGAAATTAATACATCTTTCATGTACGGTCTGAACCAAGATACATTCATACATGGTTCTTCTTCTGAATATAACATTGCATGAGCTTTAACCGCTAAATCATCATTTGTATGACCGTCTAATGCTTTTTGAGATAATGCTTTCTTAAATAATTCATGTTCTCCTAATTCAAAAATCTGTTCTTTTGATTTTGCTTTAACACGATTCATTACGGCTGCACTAATAGCCTGTCCGCTATTAAGATTGAAGAAAGTGTTTGATACTTCTTCTGCATCTGCACCATAAGTGAATGAAAATTGAAGATTATATCCTAAAATTGCTTCCTGAAATTCATCCTTTAATTCAGAAAACTTTAATCCATTAATATCTATTTCTCCACATTCTCCATTTGGATATTCTACTTGAATAGGTTCTAACTTATCAAGTTTCCATCCGTCATTAATAAAGCGAATAATTGTTAACAATCTTTGTTTTCCATCTTCGAGATCGTATATATCTTTCCCTTCTGAATTTGGTACTACATTAAAATAAAATGGAGGAACAACCATATCAAGAATTAAAGAATTAATCAGATTAGACTTTTTCTCAATATCTTTCCAGACGTACCCTCTCTGAATGTTAAGATTATCGTTGATTTCTTTAAACTCATACATTTGTTTCGCTTCTCTTACTGTATAGTTTTTATCATATCTTCTTGATGCTTTTATAATTCTAAATTCTGACATTTTTATTCCTCCATTCTAAGAATTAAGCAATTTTTTTAACACCTAATTCTTTTATCAACAAATCTTCTAAATATAATTTACAAATCTTTCTCGTATCCTTTCTCATTGGATAACAAGTTCTTGCTCTTGAACTGAATAAACTTGGGTCAATTTTTCTAAATTCTTCTGAAAGATAATTATAAATTCTTTCTCTATCACAAGGGAATTTACTCCAAATATCCTTTAATGATTCTGTTACAAATGTTGCATATCCATTTGGTTCTTCGTCCCAACCTGCATTTTTAATAATAGAGAAAATAAATTCTAAACACTTTCTTCCGTTCCTTTTTACAATCTCGTATGTAGTGGGATAACTTCCGAGAACACCTGCTTCTCTTGCACCTCTGGAATTTGTATATGTAATATGATAACTTTTAAATAAATCTTCTAAGATTAATGCTGTTTCATCTCCAATAATTACTCTAGCAGGATGTTTCTCTAAAGGCTTTACATGTTCAATTTCTTCATCCTGATTAATAAAATATGTTGCTTCAAATTTCAATCTCTCATTTGTATCTGTCGGAGCATCTAATAATACTAAAGCCTGCAAAGATTTATATTTCAATTTATGTGCTGCCATTAATCTTCCCTGTCCATCTACAACAGCAAATCTATATTCTTCTGGATGTGGAACAACAGTTATCGGAGCAAGCTTTCTTTCATCCCAATTATCGACAAGTTTATTAATTCTTTTATGGTTTCTTAATCCCTGATATTGTTCATCTACATATAAAAGGGATAAATTAATTGCTACGATTCCAATATTATTTTTCCTTGATTTAGAAGTAGAGAATGCTCTTATATTATCCACAACAGAATTGTAGAGATTAATTTGTGCTTCTGGAATAAGCTCATTATCCTTTACGATACCTACTACAGTTGCGTTGTTTTCCATTGCTTTTGTTTTTGTTGTCATAATTTTCTCCTCATTTCTTTAAAATTGTGTAAAAATATGTATCAAAATAAGACACTATGTAATAGTGTTTATTGCTTGAACAGATAACCTTGTGGCATCATTATTTAATTTTCAAAGTACAAATTTCTTTTTGGAATTTCTAACTTGAATAAGTCATAAGAAAGTGATATAATATAGAAACACTTTGACTTAGTTCAAGTGTTTGTTTTTAGGAGTAGATTTTGGTTTGGTCGCTGTGAATCTGCTCCTATTTTGTTACAAGGCTTTAGGTGTTACTTTATATTTAGTTTCAATCGCAACATTTATGTCGCCATTTACATATGCTTGTAACAACGCTTCTGCTACTTCACTATATTTCAAGTTTTCGCTTTTGCATTTATTCCTAAAAGCATCTTGTAAGGATTCTTCAATCTGGATTGACATTGATTTTCTTGCCATTTCGTTTTATCCTCCTTACATTAATCATATTATCATTTCATTTATGTTTTGTCAATCATTATTTTTATGATTTACTTATGTTTCTATAAAAATAACCGCTAGTATTTAACTAACGGTTATTCTTTATTCTACATTTAATTTTCTTCACACTATTGCCTATATTCTTCTGTAAATTCGCTAAGTTCTTCCCAATCTTCCCGATTTCCAGTTCTTCTCAAATAAGAATTACCACCATTTACCGCAACATATCCGCATTTACAGGTTACGAAATCATGTCTATTTTTACTTTCTATTATATCTCCACACTTTTTGCATTTTATTCTATTACACAAAATTTTCTGCAAAATCGTCCTCCGTTATTTTAAAATAATATTTTATTCATTTATTTTAAACTTTCAATGAGTTTCTTAACCCTATTAATTTCTCCTGTTGTATGTGGCGTTCCACCTGCGTTCATATCTACATACCACTGTAATACTTCTCGTTCTGTTTTTAAATCATTCACATTCAATTTTATAGTATGACTATTTAACATTGCCAAATCCGTATACTCATTGAAATAAGATCCAAATACTTTAATTTCATTATTGGCAAATCTACAAATAGCAGTCAATCTTTGCAATCCATCTACACATACAAACTCATTGTATGCTCCATCTGGAACTGAACAATGCCATGATGGACAATTAAAGTATATAATATTTCCGCTTTTACCACCTTTGAGAAAGAACTCTAACCATGCGATCTGCTGTTCCTCTGTCCATACATGTCCTCTCTGGAAATCTGGGTTAAGCTGCAAGTTCATATCTTCTTCCATATCTTTTATCCATCTAGGAACTCTACTGATATTTACATCACATTGATAGTTACCATCTCTTGTGAACTGTGGTATATCACTAAATTTTGTATACTTCATAATATAATCCTTTCTTTGAAAGCTGGATTTCAGCGTTGTTTTTCTATCAGATGCTCAAATCTATCTGGAAATAATCTATCATCAAGTATTGAAGATATTCTTATTTCAGTTTCCTTATATTTTCCATCTTTTGTAAATATTCTATTGCTATCGGAATCGTTTGCAATACGGAAAATATATTCTGTCTCCCTATCACCATCACAAATTATAGCAATGCCTTTAACTGCTCCAATTCCATTTTGCTTTTCATATTTTTGCAATTTTTCAATTATTTCTCTTGTACTTGCTACTTTTGAACCAAACATAATACCTCCATGAAAGTCGAAATTCATCTTATTAAGTTTCTTTTAATTCTTATATGAGTATAATATTCATTATTAATCTGATATATTTTCTTTTTCGTAGCCCAGCTCGGAAACATTAATAGCTCAATGTTAAATTTCATATCAAATTCATCTAATAATTTGTCTATCAAATCAACGATTGAGTAATTTTTATCTATTCTTTTTAATTCCTTTTCTAAATCGTATAATGCTACAGGAACATTGAATTGCCCTGTTATTTTTAAATAAGCATTCTGAAGCTTTTTAATATACATATCCACACATCCATAAAATCAGTCTTTCATCTAATCATAATCATATTCGTTATAATCACAGTCTACACAAAAAGTACAACTTATTCCATCACCATAATTTGTAACTAAAATACCACCACACTTAGGACATTTTCCAGCTTCTGGATTACTATATAAATCTTCTGTGAATGTCTCACTTCTTCCTAATTTGATTTCACTTTTCTTTTTATGCTTCATAAACTAAACCCCATTTGTCATTTCATTTATATTATCACACCATCTCTAAATATTTTACAGGAACTTTTTTCGTTAACCAAACTCCGTTCTCAGATAGATAAAATTTATATCCATCCCGATACATTTGTCTACTATCAATACGATATACAACTTCTTTCCCATGCCTTTTCCCAACATTTTCAGCAGTTTTTATATCTTTAGACAAATGTACATATAGTCTACTCTTAGGAATTAAGCCATCCTGATTAATAGATTTTATATACTTTTCTCCTGTTCCATGATATAAATATTCTGGCGGTTCTTTTTCTTTCAATTCTACATCTACGTTAACGGAATGTCCTTGATTTGCACGAATAAGTGATTTATCGTCATTGAAAGAATAACGCTGCTTATTATCAGTTTTTACAATTTGTTCTAAAATATCCATGTTGAACCCTGGATTATTCTTTTCAATACCACAAATCAAATCATTTACACTCGCCCATCCATGTTCATCTAAAGTGATTTCAATTACTTCTGGCTTATGCCGTAAGATAAGACTCATATACCTACTCAAATTTGTCAAATTCATATTATCACATCCAATCATTCATCTTCATACTCAACTAACGCTTCTTCTATTTTATTCATAATAATATTATCTTATCCTTTCTAACATCTTTTCTACTTTATCAAGTTGCGTTTTATCCATAGTCTTTCCAGTCCTATTTAACATCAAGAAATATTTCAAAATTGTTTTCTTGTTTGTGTATGTAATATATCCAACAGATACAACATAATGAATAAAATGAATCTGATCAGCTCTACTTAAATCATTATAATAATATCCTTTATATGGAAATCTATTTTCGTAAAATTCCAATAAAGCATTTAACCTTTGTTTTCCATCAAGAATTTCATATCCATAGTCGCCATATAACAACCTCACAAGAACAATTTTTCCGATTTCTATATTATTGAAAATAGAATCAATTAACAATTCCTTATCTTTCGTTTCCCACACATAATCTCTTTGATAGTCTGGATTCATATTAATTCCCGAATGATAATAAGTTGTAAGCAATCCATCTATTTGATTGTTGTTGAAATCAATTTTCATATCTTTATTTCTTATAAAATTCGTATTACCTGATTCTATTGGTCTTAAGTCTTGCCAACCAACAAACTGAAGGTTATTACTTTTTTCATATTTTATTCCATAAATCTTTTTATCATCTGAAATATAATTCACAATTATTGGTTGTGGAATATATCCATATCTAACGTAATCCCCAATTTTAAATTCATATGTCGGTTCATTATAATAAACCGATTCTTTTTTTATTTGTTCTAATTCAAATTCTTCTCTTTGAGTTAACTTTCTCATTTTAATCATATCCTTTACAATGAAAACAATCTTTTATTTAATTAATCTGCATCACTGAACCAAACGCTATTCTTATAGTTGAATCTGATAATCGTACCTTTAACCATTCTTTGTTATTTGTAGTTCCCGTAACTATACCATATTCACCTTTATGAGAACTCGATTTACTGATAATCCTCACTCTATGACCTATAATTTTTAATTGTTCGTTTGTAAGCATAACTTTTTATCTCCAATTCTTTACCAAATTTGATATACAAACATTATTTTCTACGATTTTCTCTTTTCATAACATTACCCCAATATACATATGGAAAATGCCATTTATTAAAGTTCTCACAACTTTTATTTTTATTATACAATGAACAAAAGTCATTTTGACAATGGATACAAGTATCGCAAGAACAACCAGTTCCTGCACCTATATATGGATCTGATTTTATATATTCTTCAATATCATGTAAAGTTACATTTGATTTAAGCTGCCCCGCATCATCAAATACTCTTCCATAGTTTACTAAGCTTCCATGTTTTTTGAAATAAAATAACACTATTTCAAATTTTTGTTCTTTTGTCATAAGTATCAACACCATTCAATTCTATAATGAAAGCAATTTTTCACATCTATAAGATTCCATCCTCCCTTGCTATTACTTTTAGTTTTTTTATAACCTCTTGAAAAACAAAATCTTTTTCGAGACACCTTGAATCAGCCATACTTGTGATAGATTCGTAAATTTCTTCTGCGAGTTCCTTTATAAGTATTTTCTCAAAGTTAAGATCAAAAGTTCCTATCATGATACCTCCTTATGAAAGTAATTTTTCAACTTATCCTATACGATCATTTCAAATTCATAAAAATCAAATTCATCGTATAGCTGCCATTTATTATCACCAAGATAAGAAACATCAATATCTCTCATACCTCTTGTTAAATATAATTTATTTCGTTTCCCATCTATAATTTCTTTCATTATTGTGAATTTCATTTTAATTCCTGCAATTCACAAAACATTTTCCAATTATTTGCAAACTGACTCATATATCCTTTAATGTTTGTAAATGTAATTCCTTGCGGTAGTTCAAATTTATCCGAAAAGCCATCTCTCGAAATCTCAAAAACAGTTTTACTAACATATTGTTTTATAATTTTTCCAGTGAAACCATTTTCATTAAACCATCTTATTACATATTTCTCTTCTTTAGAAAAATCATATTTTGCATCTGAAATATCTATCATTTTTATTTTCTCTTCCTGGAACTTAGGTTTCATCTTCTTTTACTACTGTTATATTTCTTAATATGGTTATTTGCAATTTCTATATCAGTGAGGAGTCTTAAATAACCATTCTGGATTTCTTCATTGATCCAATTCTCAAATTTATTATCATATCCATGAACAACTTTAAACTGGAACAATTGTTGTAACTGACTTTCTGTATATATTTTCTTATCCGCTACACATTCAAACTGTTTCATATTCTTTACCTCTTAACATTATCTTCTATATCTTTCATGTATTTTCCCTGTGAAAAATCTCATTCATCTGTAACATTAATTCAAGCTGCTCAATTTCCGTTTTCAGCTTTTTCATTACCAGCAAATCATTAATTGTATTATCCTCATATGTGGGAGAATCCATGTTTTGTATATTTATTTTGAAGTACTCCTGTTTCTTAGATAAATCTTCTTTCAAAGAATTTATTCTTGCAACAATCCATTCATTCATATTTTCGCTCCATAAAACTATTCTTTCATCTTATTATCCAATATACATATTAACTATGTTTCCATCAATTTCAACTGCATCTGGTATATGCTGCATATTAATTTCCGATAGTGGAAGTTCTCCCCAAATTCCCTGACTATCAAATAAATGAATCTCTTTACCTTTATTTTCTTCTACGATTTCTCTAACAGTTTTATTATTTGTATTGTTTATCATAACATTTACCTCGTTTATATTATTTTGATTATCTTATAATTCTCTTTTAATATTATATCATTCAGATTATCTCATTATCAACTTATTTTTCCCAACATCACTTTTCTTTACAGATTTCCATGTCATTGTATTCTTAACAATAATTCTCTTCTTTGTTCCACTAAATGTTCTTTTCGGAATCAAAAATACATTCTTTCCTAGATATATAGTTCTTATTCTCTTTGACTTAAAAGCTTTTCTTTTTACTCCGATAATCCTTACATTGTAACCGTCTATAACAACTTGATCTGGTACTCTAACTATTCTCTGATTTCTTATAGGCTTGATATAAATAGCCGTATCAGGGTCATATAGTTCTATATATCCATACTTTGTTTTAATTCCCTGTTGTGCAGCCTGTATAGGTACTCCGAATCCAATTAATAAACATCCAATTATTAACCATGTAATTAATTTTTTCATTGTTTTGTTCCTTTCTTTGTACAAAAATAAGAGGTATGTTTCATCCTCTTATATTCTCTATATGCAATTTAATAATCTAACTTCGTTCATTTCTATATCTATTATTCAGTTCTTCCATCACTTCTGGAATATCAGAAATATATCCATCCCAAATAACTTCCATATCATCATTATAAATTTTCATTTTTCCATCAAGGTTTCTTGTTACAGTGATTCCAATAATTTCATTATATTTTTCCATAGATGAAAGTAAGAATTTTACATTATCAAACTGTAATTCTCCAATATCTATTTCATCCCATTCTTCCCACTCAAATATTTTTATTCCACAAAATTTTTCTACATTCATCACTTATTCTCCTATTATTCTGTATTTCTTAGTCATCTCTAACTTCTTTCTTAACTCATTTACTTCCTTTTTTAATTCATTATTTTGTACTATAATATCTTCCAACCAACCATTTGTTTCTCTAATTACATCTTTTTCATATAATAAAATATCCCATATAGATGTTCTTTTCATATGATCTACCATTTCAAAATATTTATCTATTAACTCATTAAAAATGAGATGCGCTGTTTCACTCCCTTCTAAACGATTCAGGGCATCTTTACACAATTCTTTGGAAAATCTAAAAGGTCTCATTCTTTCTTACCTGCCTTTTCTACCATTCATCGTCATACTCATTAAATTCACATTGAAAAGTTCCATCACAAGTATAGATATCATCTACTTTTTCTAATTTATTCTGTTCCAATAAATAATTTTCTTCCAATAAACTATCAGCTAATTCTTTTAAAATTTCATCATAATCACTCACTGTCTTACATTCTGAAATTCCATTTAAAACTCCCGCTCTATCTGTATATTTTACTAACCAGTTTGCATAAGTAGATAAATCGTTGGCAAAACCAGAAAGATAATGAGTATTATCATATACATCGCCATCATTATACCACTTGTATACCAATCTACTAACTGCCGTTACAATCTGTGTAGCTTTTGTTTCACCTTGTCCAATATCTGGTAAATACTTTTTACTTATATTATTAAACTTATTAAAATAATCCCAATCTACTCTCATAATAATTCTCCTCTCAATTCTATATATGTATTATATCAAATAAGCAAACCATTTTCTATAGCAGAAATGATTTACTTGAAATGCGGTTTTTATCTGGTTTTAAAACATTCATTTTTATTTTCTGTTTCTTCTTCTGAAATTTTGCATCTAAAAATAGATTCTCCAATAAAACCATTTCCAGATTCTTCGATTACTTCACACCATTTACAATCTAAACATTTTTCTTCCATCATTTTTTCAAAAATACCTCTCCATCTGTATCAATAAACTTCTGAATAATTTCTTCTGCTCTTTCCTTTGTAACAATTTCGCTTTTATATTCCCAATCGCAGTATGGATGATTCTCAAAAGAACATTCTGCAACAAGTTCATCAAGTTGACCAAGTGGTAAATCATAAGAATCTTCCATTGCCTTTATACTGTCGTAGTAACCACTTACAGCCATTTTAATATCGTCCAGCGACATCTCTTTTAAATCTTCTGTATTGACTACCACACAATATTCATTGTCTCCATCCATCCAAATTGCCTGAACAAATAAGAATTCTCTATCTCCGAGATCTTTTCGACACTGTATACAATCGTCATCAGTAATTACAAATCCATTTTTCATTTTCAACATCGTAATCAAACCTCCTCAAGAGATATGTTTATTTATTAAGCACACTCATTTTCCTCATAATATATTCCTTATAAAATCTTCCAAAAATCATCTTCTTCATATAATGTTTCTAATTCATCCCATATTTGACTTGAAATATCTTCAATTTCGGGATGTTTATAAATATTTTCCCAAATGGTTCTTGTTTCTTCTACTGTAAAATCTCTATTATACACATTGTTAAACCATTTGATTAGTGTTTTATCCGTACCTTCTGGGAAAACAAATTTAGGTTCTTTTGAATCATCAGAACTTAAAAATCCAAACCAATATCCTAATGATCTTTCACCTTCCGTTTCTCTTCTTTCTTTTAAATGTGCTGTTTCAACTCCTCCAAAAATCTTTGCAACTTCACACAACTCCCTATCAAATCTAGGATAACTTGCACTTCCTGCATATTGATAACTCATTCCCATTATAAATTCCTCCTTGAAATATTATTTGTTTAATATTGATAATTTCCATTCCATAATTTCCATATCAATTTTGTGGGCACAATCCTTACAAAAATCAACTCCAAACATTGATAAATTTTTTCCTACTGAATGTAGTGCTTCTAAATGTCCACTTTGTAAATATTCTCTTTCTATTCCAAGAATATCTCTCTTTTTAATGACTGGAATTTCTTTTCCACAACAATCACATACATATATTTCTTTTCTACTCATGATATATTATAATTCCTTTCTTTCCTTCTCTGTTTTCCATGCTCTCTAATGTGTTCAACGGTTTCTTCGATGTACCGTTCCGTTTGCATCTTTTAGCCAGTCTTTCCCACATATCTAAATTTTCCAACGTGGTTTATTTTTCTTTGCCATGTTTTTACCTAACCTTTCTTATTCTGAAATGTGCTTTTCATTGTATTTTAATCAAAACAAAACTCCAATTCTTCTCACTTTATATAAATGAGGAATAATGAATCCAGTCATATCTGTTAATCTTCCACCAATCTGCCAAATGTTATTAGTTCCATATAAATCTCTAAGGATAAATAAATTTTCATCATTCTGTATTTTGGGATATCCTGCGTTCATATGTTCTTCTTTATTGAATTTACCTACATAAAACTCAGAAACACTTGCTTTTGCAATATCTTCTGGCGTTTCTTTTCCATTTAAGTTACAATAAATTTTCGACCATTTCATATCTTCATGTTCTCTATCAACTGTAATATATTTCATATTATCTACCTACCTTTCATTTTTACGAGAAAATTTCCATTACTATTTTACTTTATCCAATCCAAATAAAGCATCAGGAAAACTTCTCTTTATTTCTTCAAAACTTTCAAAGCAATCTGCGTATCTATCTGTCCAATCTTCTATATTCAATACGAAAAAACTTCTATCTCCGTCATTCCATAATGTTCTTGCATCATGTTCTGGAATAATATCAAACCATTTTGAAAAATATTCTTCTGCAAACATTTAAACCCTTCCTATCTTTTAATTTATTAGTTTGTCAAACTCTATTTTATTATTCTCTGTCTTGTTGTACTAAAAAAGCAGATATCATTTTGATACCTGCTTTTTTACCATTTGCTTTTATTTTTTGTTTCTTTTCTATCCCTTAACAACTGTTACTCTAAAGGATGATCCATTAGGTAATAATGAATGACTTAAATTAATTTGCATAACCTTTTCACTTGCTTCAGATTTCTTTTTAAAGCATACAAGTTTATCTATTTCTTTATCTGGGTTTTTAGAAACTGTATTATCTGTCCGTAAATATCCAAAACATCTACCATCATTATCACAAGCTGCTAAATAATACATATCATCATATCCTTTCAAATTCTAATCTGCTGTTTTATATTATACCATAAAACTAATTCAATTTCTATGTTCTATGAAATATCTCTTTCATTTGTTATCTAATTTCCTGTACGTTATCACACTATCTATTCTTACTTTCTTCTGGTAGATTATCATGCCATAAAATCAAAATTCGATATGCCATTATCCTGTACATAAGTTTGTACGGCTTCAATATACGTTCCATCAAATTTTCCGTTCTCTGTATCGTAATCGCTTTCTCCATCTTCTATTTCACATTCATAGTACAATAAAATCATTGTAATAAGATTTTCCATATCTGTTTTCGGTTCATATCCCTGTTCCCTGATCCACGCAGCCATATAATCATAGTCGCACCATTTTTCTTTTGGATAAGTGCTATAATCTTTTTCTTCCGTCCAATTTCCCCATGTGTCTACCATTGTGAATTCCTCCTATCTAAAAAACATACCCAACACGTCAATCCTACAAGCTAATCTACCATTAGTAATTAATCCTTGCCGTTGTAATCGTTCCAAATCTTCGTAGGTAATATTCTCTAAGCAAGCATTTTCTTCTGCTTCATATGCTTTCATATAAGCATTTACACCTTTATTCATCATTAATTGTTTTCCTTCATACATCTTAAATTCTCTCTCCATACAACCACCATTTCTTAGTTGTGACAAGCTTTAAACCAAACAAAATCATTGGTAAACAAATTACCCAGGCTCTTATATCTTTTCCTGCATAATATCCAACATAGGACATCAAGCCAACTACAGACAGTCCTATAAGTTTCTGCGCCATGGACACTAGCAGTTCTTCCTTTGTGATTTTCCGTTCTTTCTTTCCCCCAATCACCTTGAGTTCTCTCTTTTCTTTTGTTCTTGTTTCCATTACCTGAATCTTCATTGCTGTATTTTTCATGATATATAATCCTCTCTTTCTTTTAAATTTAATAAGGGCTATGTTTCCTTTGCGGATACGGCTACTCCGACATAGCCCGATGTGTTATTATTTATCCATTAATGATGGCATAAATGATAACACCTATGATTAAATAAAATGAACAAAAACCAACGATGTATCCCATTGCTTTCACCTGCTTTCTTTTTTATTTTCTCCTGTTTTTGAGTATAAAAATAGCCTTATAGATATATTCTCTACAAGGCTATAAAAGATACATTTCATTTATAATTATGATGCTTCCATTAATTCATTAATTCTTCTATAGTTTCGCACAACCTTAACAGCGCAGCTTTAATTGTACTGTTTCCGTTAAGTTGTGATAACTCATTATATAGTTCTGTTTCCGCTTCTTCTCTATTCTCTTCATCATCATAACCATCAGAAAGACAATCAACAATCTTTCTTGCTAATTCTGAACTATTCATTCTTATTTCCTCCTGTGCTCTAATGTATTTTCCAAACTTGCCAATAATAATCTTCTTTCGTTGCTATTTCTTCTGCAATCATATCAGGATTAAATATTTGTGTTCTTCTAATGAAGTCTTTATACTGTTCATTAAAATCATCACAATATGTAATTTCTTTTGATAAAACTCTATTATCATTGTTTGCATATTCATAAATAATACTTGATTCATCACTATTGTAAGTTTCCAGAAATTTATTAATTGTTCTATCATCTTCTGTTTCTGTCAAATAATCTTTTAAACATCTTTCTGTAATTTTAAATTTTACTTCTCGTTCTACTTCTAAAGTATCATTAATATAGTTACGAATTTTTAATTCTACAAACTTATTCATACCAATTTACCTCCTGTTAAAATGTGAATTTCATTTATAACATATCCGAAAATTCTTTCATTTTTGGATGTGCAAAACCAATAGTAACTAATGCATTATAAACACCTTCTGCATAACTTATTCCGTCCTGAAATTTCCGCAAATATGTTTCTGCTGATACAAGATCATTCTCTTTCTTGCAACGCTCGTATTCTTTCCAATCGTCAATTGCATTCTTATGTTTTCTGATAGCTTCATCAAGAATCTTTTCCGCTTTTGCTTTCTCTGTATTTGTCATGATTGTATTCCTTCCTAATTTAAAATTCTGTATCAATAACTGTTAAAACTGTCACCCATAAATCAATGTATTGGGTACTCCATCTATAATTATCTCTATCTTCAAAATCAGATTTTCCAGTGATAACATATCCAACCTGTTTTGTTCCATCCGAAGTATCGACAAACATATCCTGTTTTGTTTTCAGAGCGTTTTTAGAAATTTCAATATATGAATTTTCATAAACTCTCTTCTGATATTCCAACAAGGCTTCCTTTAAAGTTTCGGCTTTGATTCTAATTTCTGGAACTATATCCGAATCAATCCACCATTTTTCATTGTTATACTTTTTCATAGTAGTTGTTGTTTTAAATATAAAATTCTTCATTTTCTGCCTCCCGTTGAAATTGTACTTTCAATCTGTTCTATTTATTTCCTTGTATGCATCTTCATTAATATTCCGGAATCCCATCATCTCCAAATACTCTATATAATTTTTAATATCTGATTTTTTCTTAACTTCTATATCTTCTGGATTGTAATATCCATAATAAGGATTTGTATATGTTTTATATACTTTACGCTCAAAATCAACAAGAAGATTAAAATTTTTTGCTGCTGTATGATTTTTCTTCCAACTATTATCAATATAATATAAATGTAACATCATACCCATACTCGTTGCACCTACTTTCTAGTGATATAATTTTCCAATGGTATACTGGCATTCGTTCCATGCCCTATTATATTTCTTATGTAATTCAGCAAATGTTTTAAAATCTAAATCATACATTAAAAACTCATAAGCATGATATTTTCCCATCCAATATTCTGTATTAAGAATATCCGTTATATCATTTTTATCCTTGACTTTCTTTGAGTATTTCAACGCTGTTTGCATAGCTTCTGAAATTTTATTTTCCAGTTCTTCTACAAGCTCTTTTTTAGGAATAACATTACTTCCATTTTTTAACATCTGATTTTCCCGTCTTAATCGTTCAATCTCTTTTTTCTGTCTTTCAATGGTATTTCCTGCTTTTACTAACATAGTTCCTAATTCTTTTAAATTGTTTTCTATCATGATTCTTTCCTCTTAAATTTCTATATCCTGTTTTGTTGCTTTCATCCATGTATTATCCAACGTTCCATATGTAATAACGCTATATGGTTTCGTTCCCTTTACTACTACTCCGAAAATGTTTCGTTTATATTCCGCAATACGGAAACCAGATACACTTTTCAATGTGTAAAGTCTTTTCCCTGTCTTTGCACTGTATACGTGCGTTCTATTGAATTCCATGTCGATTGACAGTTCCGCATCATCTGTACTAACAGGGATTGCAAAGATAAAGCTCTGTATACTGTCTAATGCGATATGCTTTTCTAAGTGTGGCATGATCTGCTTAATTACATCATCCGTAAACCATGTTTTGCCAAGGTTTGACAAGTCAAAAAGTACAGTTTGTTTTCCGTCTGCTGTTTTACAGAACGGATAAAGCTTTTTCATTTTTGCAAGTGTTAAATATTCCATAATTATTCCCCTTCCTGTAATTCAATGTTAAATTCATTCTCAAGAATATATTTCAAAGAATCATCTTCTTCACAATAATCAATGAGAAAATCAAGATTGTTTTCCCATGTCTCACTTGATAAGCGTTTTCTTATTTCGTCATCCATGTAAGAGCAAATGAGATCCATTGTGTCATTCTCTACGTCATGTAAGGACACCTGTATATCTTCTATATCCTCTTCTTTTCCTCCGTTTTCTATGTACCATGTAAGAGCGTAATCTTTCGCTTCTTCTGCGTTCCACGCTTTCACATAGTCCCCGATGTAATCGTCAAAAGTTTTTCCATCCTGTGAAAATTCTACATCATATAACATCATTGTTCATTACCTCCTGTATTGTTTTCTCTTATGAACACTACAAAAGACACACAATGTTAATTGTATGTCTTCTAACTATTCACAAGGTTATTCTCTTTACCTAATCATTCCGTTATCAATAACGGCTGTTACATCGTCCCAAAAGTTTGTGTTAGGATTGTAAATGCAATAGGATATTACTTTCTTTCCCTTGTATACAGGTTTGTTGTATTTGATATAGCAACCGTATTTTGTCGTTCTGCCCCATCTGCCATGGGATACGGACTTAATGACTTCTATATAAGCGATGTGTTTTCCTTTACGGGTTTTCAATTTGATGTTCTGCCATTGTTTCCCCTCTTTAATAAACTTGATGGAGCAACCTTTATAATATTTTTCAATGTACCTATATGTCAGATACAAGTCTTTGCTTTCCTTAATTTCTGTTATCGCATCATCTTTACGGGTCTTTGTTCCTTTAGTATCAAAAGCAACTATTCCTTTATCGGATTTTTTCCAATGTTTAGCAGATGTAAAACTAAATAAGTTTCCGTCACCTGTTTCGATTGTAACAAGCCGTTTTCCGTGTCGGTTTGGTTTCGACACGGTATAGACTTTATAAGATTCTGTTTTGCTTGTATGTGGCTTTCTGGTGGTTTGTGCGTGGGTCTGGATTGGTAGTAGGGTTATGGCTGCTAAAGTTGTGATTGTAAATGTTTTCCATACTGTTGCTTTGATTTTTTTCATGGTTTGAACATCCTTAAAATTCTATTTTCTCTAATACTTCACTGATAGCCTGTCCTAAAAGATAACATCTGATTGATACGTCAATGGCTTCGTAGTTATCCTCTATCCACCAATTAGCAACCTTTTCTTTACAATCAAATTCTTCCATCATATCATTAATAAGATCTTTATTTTCGTCAACATATTTTTTCGCAGTTGCACGATTAAATGTATAACTTCCGCTTGCATTTCCTGTTACGCTATCTTCTGTCCACAACGTATCATTAAGATATTCTTCTAAATCTTCTTTTATTTCATAATCCGTTGCATTGATATTTTCTTCAATGTATTCTTTAACGTCCTGTTTCATTGCTTCTAAATAGTTATAAGTTGTTGTAGTTGTCATGATATTTTCCTCCATCTTTCTTCATATGATTCTCTTTGTTTTTTCCTGCATCGCTCTGTATTTATACGGGCTTGCAACCGTTTACCGTAAAGGCAAGCTACATTACTACAGAATCATTGCGGTACTCTTTTTTTGCAGTAGTCTTGTACCAAGACTTGACGAATGTTTTGACACGTTAACGGCTTTCGTGTTTCCTGTATAACAACGTTTTCGTTGTTTTTCTTGACATTACTCTATCACAACGTTTTCGTTGTGTCAATACCTTTTCGTTGTTATTTTCTACTTTTTCGTTGTTATTTGGTATAAAAAAATAAGCACTACTGTTTTAATAGTGCTTATTCTATCTTGTTACCATTTGGGAATTCAAAGAATGAATGATATTCACATCCCATTATATCTGCCATTTCTTCCAATTCTTCTTGTTTAAATTTCCCAGTTTTCAATCTTTTACTAATTGATTGCTGAGACATTCCCATTTTTGCCCCCAATTCCGTTACTGATATACCGGCAACAGCACAGGCAACTTCTATTTTCTGTTTTATCTGTATCTTTTCCACCTTCTTTCTAAATGATTATAACATCATCATCGGATAAGGTCAAATTATCTGGTATAATACTTTTGTACGTCAATCGTGTCCTCAAGATCACACATTTTACAGCCTTTGACAGTTTCAAGTTCTGATTCAATATCTACAGGAAATGCAAGGCTTTTAAAAGTTTCTTTGCACTCCTGGAAAATGTGATTCTGTACAGTTTCGGGTAACTGACATACATAGGTGTGGGCTGTTATTGTTACCCGTTCAAATACTCCACTTTTAAGCATATCTGAAAACCAGATATCAAAAGTTGGATATTCGTTTTTGTCTGCCAAGTCTCTATATACCTCGTGCATCTGCTTTTCTGTAAAGCATCTGTTTTCAAGTGGTGCTTCATAGGTTATATAATATTTTTTCATTGTATTACCTTCTTTCTACCCTGTAAGATGTATAGGGATTTTTGTTTTGTTTATTGCTTGTTTAATCTCATAAAGATTTATAAGCCATAATTTATATTTGATAACTCAAAAAATTATGTTGTTACGTTATCAACAAGGGAAACTTTTTGTTTCTACTACTTTCAACCATCAAGGGAGTGCTTTGAACCCTATTTCACGATTTTGCCCGAAACGCTAAGAATATTATCAAAGGTGTATCTTATAAGATTATGAGATTAAATAAACAATAAACCTTATATTTTATTAGATAGTACCTTGTATTTGATTAGTTGTAAAATCATATTTACAAGATACTATCTAAATTTTTATTTTAAGTAAATAGTAACTTTTATTTTTAGCGTTAAATTGCTGTCGGTTCTACTTTGAGTATGGTATTTTAACCCTTTACTCTGGATAACCAAACTACCCAACCAACTTCTTTCAAGGCAAGTTGACATGGAGGATTTTAACCTCAACCTTGTTGTAAAATTACAACCGATATTCTGTTCTGCTTAGTTAATATGTTACTAATTGGATATTCTCTTGTCAGACTTGACAAAAGTTTTTAGAAATGATAAACTATAACTTGCTAAGGTTTGTAGTTTATCAAAACTATATCCAATTTTTTAAAGGGACTTGTTGGAGCAAGTCCTTTTTGTTATGTACGGAATTATTAAATAATCCCGATTGACAAGTTGGAATTGAATCCCACGGCTTAACCGCTTGTCTTTGTTTTTCTTAACTTGGTTATATATTATCACATCCAAGTTATATTGTCAAGTGTTTTCGTCAACTTTTTTAAAGCTTTTTAATCAACACTTTATCAACTGTATATCCTATACAGTTTAGTATTTTGTTAGCATCATCTATACTAAATTGTTTTTTATTTAGCATATGACTTATTTGTTGTCTGCTAACTCCTAGTTTATCAGCTATAAAAGTTTTATTTATACCGTTGTCTTTTATAGTCTGATTAACTAAATTAGATAACTCTTTATTTGTCAAGGGTGTATACCTCCTATTAAAAAGAGTGTAAAACACCTTATAATAAGGGCTTACACTCTAGTTAGTTAGTTATTTGTTACATTTTCCTTTGGGTCATGTGTCTCGATATATAAAATAATATCAAGTATTTCCTTATCCTCTAACCCTTTTTCTCTAAGTTTTTGGATTAAATTTACAATTTCTTTACCTGTCATGTACTCCATCCTCTCACCGTCCTATCATTATTATAATGATATTATAACGGATTTTGAAAAAAGTGTAAACCCTTATTAATTTATCAAGGTGCTTTACAAGGATTGTAAAATTGTGATACAATAATATAATCCTTATATGATTATGTTATTGATAGCCTTGCCAACCTGTCAACCGTCAAGTGCGATTGGTTTGTTATCTTTAACATGGCTTTATTGTACATCAAAGTAATGTACTTGTCAATAGTTTTTATGTACTTTTTTATTTTATTTTTATGGGTGATATTATGATATTTGATAATAACTTACAATTAAAGAAAGAATTTGATAAATTGTTAATTGATACAGGTAATAGTAAAGTAAATATTGCAACTGAATTAGAAATATCCAGGCAACAACTAAGTAATTTGTTAAATAAAAAGAATTTGTCATTTATGGATATGAAAAGAATTTTAGATGTAATTGGTTATGATTTGGAAATTGGATTTAAAAAGAAAGAAAACTAATTACATTATATAGAAGAAACAAAGGAGGATTATATAAAATGGGTGCGATAACTGGAATTAATAAAGTAATTATGGAATTATTAAAAGAAAACAATACAAAAATGGAAGAACTTGCAAAATATTTAAAAATAAACAAAGAAACCTTAGAAAAGAAATTAGAGTGCAATGATTTAAAAAATATAAGAAGTTATAACAACTTTACTGTATCACAATTAGAAAAGATTGCTAGTTTTTTTGGTTATGATTTATGTATAGATTTTAAAAAAGAAGATGTTGTAAAACATTGTAAATCAAGAGGTGAATTTAGACAAGAAACTAAGGATAAAATGAGTTTTTTATACGATGAAAACGGAAATTGGAGGGTATAGCATATGTGACTTTAAATGCGTGTAATTTGCCCTGTATGGGATTTTATATGTGTAGTGTATATATGTATCCTATTTTAATTTTAAATTGATTTTTAGGGCGTTTACAAGAGTGATAATATTATAGTGCATTTTATTATCATATGTTATGTATTGTTATTTGATAGACATATTTATTAGTTTGTTATGTGTATAATTAATATGTTTATAGTTATGTAATGTATAGTGATTATTTATAATAGTATACAATGTATTGTTATTATGTGGTATATATTATATTAGTTTATTATATATTAGATAATATCAGATAGTGTTATGATATTGCGTGTTGTATGATGTAGTTGTATATTAATTATATGTGTATATGATAGTTATGTGTATATTATGATATATTGATCTGGTTGATTATATGATTGTCTAGTATATTATATGTTTATGTTTTTGTATAGTGGTTAATATTTATATATATTTTGTGTATAATTATGTGGTTTGGCGTTGTGTATCTGCTATGTATTAGTTGTATAGTTAGTATAGTTTTGATGTATGATTGATTATGTGGGATTAGTTGTGAATTTAGTTTTTAGTAATAATTACTATTATTGTTAAAAACGAACTGATATACATAATATGTATATTTAATACATTTTGCCATATTTTATCAGCATTTTATAATAATAGTAATTATTACTATTTTTTATACTACCTACTACCATTTTTTAGTCACATCATATATATTTTTATATCCTGTCATATCATTACAATTTTATATCCCTTTATCAGTGCAGTTTTATCTATTATATCCATATTCGGAAATCATTTACACATAGTATCAAAAACTACATCTCCCGGTATGAGCATTTTAAAACGTTGACTTTTTGACAAAACTCCTTGTTTTTTATGACAAAAACAACATGACATAGTATTAAAAACTACATCACATTGATCTGGCAGAGGGGGTATGTTTACATTTTTTAACATATTGTCAATTCCTGTAAATACTCTAGGTGTTCAACTCACACCCCACGTTCAAAATTTGAAATCCCTCTTCTCCTCTCCTCTTCCCACACCATTTCACTCAACTCCACACAAAAAATAGCCAAAATACACAAAATGAGTTCGAGAACGAGTTCGAGAAAGTCCTTATAAAATAAACAAAATCTTCACATCAAAAATACCCTAAAATCACAAAAACTCCTCTCAAACCTTCATTTTTGTCAGTAAAACCTTACACTTTATCGAAGTCAGTTATAAAATCTACGAAACATAGCCAATTTTATTCCTTGCTGCCCGTACATCTACCTTTAAAATATGTAATAAAAATAAACAAAATCATTCATTTCTATCTGCGCCAGTAAACCTTATTTTCGAAGTCCTTTAAAATTCACTTTCTATCCTTATTAAAAATATCCTTTGCTCAAATTTACGTTATTCGACCCTAAAATCAATTCTATTCATTTTACTTGTAACTTATCGTCTTATGCATTAAAATCCAATTTCACCACTAAAAACTCAAAAATACTCTCGTAATCCAGGGTAACATAATATTCATTACATCCATATCTGGAATATCTAAATGATCTTTTATTCAATTATCATTCATCTACCTATCTCTCTTCTACTCTTCCACATCTCAAATAATCTCATCTCACACTATTACAAAAATTTATTTGTAAATATCCTTAGCTTAAATCTTCAAAAAATGACCCTAAAATCAATTTTAACTTTTACCCTTACAACTTATCCTTTCTTACACTAAAATCCATTCTAGCCAAAATAGCGTTAAAATTCTCAGCTAATCTAGGGTAAGAAAGTTTCTAGTATATCTCATCCAAACTTGAATCACAAATATATAACCTTTCTACTATTTAATATCTCAAAAACTCACTTCTCATATATCCCTTAACTAAATCGGCAAAAATCAGGTCTAAAATCCATTTTACCTTCCATATGAGCAATTTATCCTCTAAGCATATAAAATTGATTCTAGCACAAATAACTTAAATTTCGTCTAACAATCTCAGGTAGAGAATCTTTTAATATATCCCATACCCAATCTCAAAATGTATAAACATATAACATTCTCTCTTCTAAAATACAACAACACTTTTTTAAAAAGATAATAAATAAAGAGAATAAAAACTTGTACCTATTCACAATCTCACAAAGAGAATACACAACTAAGAGATTTTGATTATGAAATTAAATTAATCATATCAAAATGTTTCTGATTGGCACATCATAGCTTTACAAGAATGAAAATGACCACAAAGATATTTGATATGTCTTTTAGAGAATATAATATTGCGCCAGAAGAAAAATATTTTCACTAATTAAACAATAAAGGAGATTAACCACTATGAGAAAATTAAAAGACAACAAAAATAACACAACTACTACTATCACACCATCAACATCTGATAAAACACCTATTGAAATCGCATTACAGATTGATTCGGATGGAATGACAATAGCAAGTAAGTTATACGCTTTTTTAGAATTGAATCCAAGTAATTTTGCATCCTGGTGTAGAAGAAATATCACTAGAAATAAATTTGCCACTGAAAATGAAGATTATATAGTTTTCGTAGTGGGCAACGAAAACCTCAAATTAGGCGGTAGACCAAAAACAGATTATAAACTTACATCTGAATTTGCAAAGAAGCTCTCAATGACAGGTAACACTGAGAAACATGAGCAAGCAAGAGATTATTTTATCGCTTGTGAGCAAGGATTAAAAGTTGCTACCACTAAATTACAAGAAAGAAATGATGATATTCAAGCTTTGGCGCAGAACGTAAATACTCTTGTACAAAAGATTGATAGCCTATTTAATTCATTAGAATCAAGAATATCCATGTTAGAGAATAATACTATTACTCAAAAAGCATTACCAAAGAAACGATATACATACTGGTCTTCTAAAATGTTTACAAAATATCAAGCATTGGCAGATTATTTTGAAATCTCTTATAAAGAATTATATAAGAATCTATATAGAGAATTAGAAAATAGATATCCTGATGTGGAAGTTAATCAGATTGTAGATGATTATTGCTATGAGAATCATCTTGAAACATGTTATCCATTAGATGCAATAGAACATAATCGTAGAGTAAGAATTCTATTTGAGCAATTAGTAGATAATCTTTTAGAGAAATATAACTTAGCAACATCAAAAGAGAATTTTGTAGTATCAACTATTTTTGATACAAAATAAAAAAATACATCAAGGAGTGTATTTAACAAAAAGAAAATATACAAAAAGAAATAAAGAAATATATGAAGATGACATTGAGGTTACACAAGTAACAAGAAGGTAAAATTTCAAGTTTTTAAATTTAATTTTTATGAATGTAATGAATAAAAATTAAATTAGTCTGTCTTATTAAAAAGTAGTATATTTTCTTTCTGTTCAGTTGACATACGCTGGTGTTAATATACTGAACGCTCATTTGATGTTTTGACATGCTTCAGCGTTAATATTCTGAACGCTCGTAGAGATTAAGATGGAGGTGGAAATTATTAATAAAAGTATAAATAGCTATAAAGTATATATACATACAAATATAGCAAATAAAATGAAATATGTTGGAATAACCAGAAAGAATAAAAAACAACGATGGAATAATGGTAATGGATATACAGAAAATCAAAAATTCTATAAAGATATTCAGAAGTATGGCTGGGATGATGGATTTACTCATGAGATTATACAAGACAATTTATCATATAGTGAAGCAAGGCGTTTAGAGAAGTATTATATATCAAAATATAATTCTGTTTCAAATGGATATAATAATGCAAATTTTAATTTAAGTGGATCTTTGCAATTCGATTTTGATAATTTTACTCCAATAGACAATCCTGATGTAGAAATAAATAACAATAAGGAATACTTCACTAGAGTACCAAATGAATTTATACAAATTGACATCAGAAAGAAATATAATCTCCATAGAATATTTTATATTGTATACATTCTTATTGATAAACATAGAAGTTATGATGATAAGTCGTATATTGTAATTTCAGAAATATTTGACTTATGTGGTTATAAACAAGGGAGAAATAAACCAAAGGTATTTTATGAAATTATAAAGTGTCTATTATTCTTAAATGAAAGCAATATGATTAGAATTACATCTAATTTTGATATTTACACTGTTGGATATACTGATTGTATTCAAATGGATATTATATCTTCTAATTTTGACGCAACAGATAATTTCTCAAAAATTACATCTTCGCAACTTGACTTCATAATGATGAGTGAATCAAGTATTAACAAAGAGAATATATTAATGGCATTCCTTTATATCAATTCTTATATTTTTATTCGTCCAAAAAATAAAAATAATGAAGAAACAATAAGTAATCCTAAATCTAAACCAGAAGCATTTTTTCGCAGCATGAAAAGTATGGCAAAAGAATTGGCAATTTCAAAAGATACATTAAATCAATGTATTCAATGTTTAACTTCTTCTAGCGAAAACCAAAAACCTCTTTTGATAAAAAGAGAAGTAGGTAGCATACAACCAGATCCTAAAAAGCCACCACAAAATGTTCCAAATATCTATGTACTTAATAAAGAAGGATATGAACAAGAAATTGAATGGGCTATTTTAAAGATGTTAGAAGTATATAATGTGGATTCATTTGGAGAATTAACAGGTAAAGATGTGAATAAATAGAAAGGATGTTGATGCACATGATTAAACAAATAAGAAGAGAATATATACATGAGTAACTATTAATCACCATCTTACAACAAAATGAAACATAAATGAAATTAAAACACATAAAGAAAGGATTTTAAGAAAAATATGACAGATGAAATTTTTGAAACTAGAGGAGCTTGTAGTATTAAAAGTCTTGCGGAATTTGATACAAATTATAATAATTTAGGACAGCATTACCTATCTTCTATTGCCAATGCTATCATAAGTGATTGGCGATTTGATAGACAATGTAAAAATAATATTCGATATAAAAGAAATAATAAACAGAAAGAGGATGAATAATTATGAGATATAGAAACAAAGGATATGTAATTGAATTTGAGTTAAAGGATGGATATTCCATTTATTGTAGTTACAATTTTATAAAAGAGAACAATAAATATGGAGTAAATTTATATCTTACCAGAAATGATATAGATTTTCTAGATAAAATTGATACATATTATCTTGAAGGCGATAAAGGTACAATCAAAACTGTTATTGTTAAATTCGTTGAAGAAAAATATAATGAGGGATTTTTCAATTACTATATTGAGAGAATAGTATATATGCTGAAATGCTTTGATAAAGGGAATGAGATGTTTGAAGATGAACGATTACATGACAAAGACTGATATGAAATTTTTTAAAAAAGCTAGAAAAGTCGCATTATTTTCAGATTATAAAAAAGTACATATCGGTTGTGTTGCTGTGTACCAGGGGCAAATAATCGGAATTGGTTGTAATCTTGAAAAAACACATCCTATACAGGCGCATTATAATATTTTTAGAAATAAAGATATTTCTCTTTGCTCTTCTCTTCTACCAAAACTCCATGCTGAAATTAACTGTTTAAATGCAATCAGGCATATGAATATCAATTTTTCAAAGGTTAAGTTATATATCTATCGTGCTAGAAAAGATGAACTGATTGGTATATGTAAGCCTTGTCCTTCTTGTATGGCTGCTATTAAAGATTTAGGTATAAAACATATTTATTATACGACTAATGATGGATTTGCTTATGAGAGAATTTACGATAATGAGGTGGCTTAATGAGATGTGAGATTTGTCAACATGAAAATCATATAGTTGGGTGTCCTTATTATGAGGGGAAACATTTGTCACATTGTGATGTATGTGGAGAATTCATATATGAGGGTGAAGAATATTTAGAAAATAATGGTGGATATCTAGTTCATTTAGAATGTATTCAGGGTATCAAGTGGCTGATTGACTGGTTAGGATATGAGATTAAAGAATTTGGAATGGATGGTGATGAAGAATATTAGTGTAGGGGTTAAATAAATTTTAGTTGGAGAAATTTTGATTATCAAAGGAGGAATTGTCATAGGACATACAATAAAGTCACAAGAATGGTTTGAAGAAAAAGTTAGAAATTATCATGGTAAAAAAGTTGACATTTTGAGTAAATATAATGGTGGAGAAAAGCCTATCGACATAGTTTATCATTGTTCTGTTCATGGAGATACATACAAAACAATAAATGCAAAAAATATATGCAAACCCTTTTTCTTACCATGTAAACAATGTCAATCAATAAGAAAATCTCAATCCGCAAAAAAAACAAATAAAAAAGATAAACAATTTTACTACAATAGATTGGTAGAATATTGTAGGAAACGTGGTGGAAGAGTTTTAGAAAAAGAATGGACAAGAGCAAAAGACCAGTACCATTTTAAATGTGGAAATCCAGAACATCCAGTTTTTATTACTACTGCTGATGCTTTATATAGTGGTGAACATTGGTGTCCGTATTGTTCTGGACGTTCAGGAAATTTTCAAAAAGAATTAAATGAATTATGTAAGGAACGAAATGGAGAACTTATTAGTGATTATAAGGCTTCGGGAGAATATGTAACTGTACGTTGTAAATTACATGATTACGTTTGGGATATTTTACCTGGTAATATTAAAAAAGGAAGATGGTGTCCAATATGTAATATGGGATTTAATGAAAAAACTGTATATGATTATTTAATAGATATGCGATGTAATTTTCAAATTCAATATTCTTTTGAAGATTTAGTAGGTATAAATAATGAAAAATTACGATTTGATTTTGCCATTTTAGATTTTAATGATTCTTTAGTTTGTCTTATTGAAGTTGATGATGAAGAACATAGATACAATCATTCAGGAACTTCAATAAGATCCATTCAAAGACGAGAAGCAATTGAACGAGATATTAAGAAGAATGAATATTGTGATAAAAATAATATTCTTCTTTATCGTATGCAAGTACCATTTGTAAATTACAGAAAATGGAGTTATCAAGATTATTATAGATATATTAATACTGAATTAAAAGAATTTGTTAACTTAGCAAGGAGTAAAGAATGTTAGATAAACAAATTAATATGTATTCTGTAGATACGGGACATTTCTATAGTAATCATGAAAAATATTTACATGAAATGAACTGTAAATACAGAAAAGAACGTAATTATATTAGTAATATGTTGTCAAAACTTGAAGAAAAATTAACAGAACGGGGATTTGAAAAAACTGATTTTTCTCATTGGAAACAATGTTCTATAGAAGAATATTATAAAGAAACTGATATTCTTATAAAAGAATATATGAAATGCTGTCTTATTATTTCTCATAAACGACAAAAAGCAAAAGAATCAAAAGATAAACTTTTAGATATTTTATCGAATAAGATAATTCAAAAAGAATTATTATCTGAAAAAATAGAAAAATATAAGAGAAATAATATCCCTTTTAATAAAAAAGTAGAATTGAGAAACTTTAGAGAAAATGAATTAAATGATACGAATGTTATTTCTGTATTCGACTCTTCTTTGTCTAGGACTATAGGTATTAAAGAAAATGAATTAACTAATGCCCTTATGGTTGTTCAAGTATATTATTTTGATGTATTTAAGGACTTATCTTTTTATGGGTTTACATATAATGGCGAAAAATATAGATATTTTACTTCATCTGCTGGTCAAATTAGAAAGAAAAAAGCTGTTTTTATAAAAGAATCAATTTGGAACAATATTGAGAAAACAATTATGTGTGGTTTGACTATAGATAAAATCAATTCAAAAGGAGGAAATAATGTAAATAAGCATTTAGCCTATATGGCTTTGGCTAATTCCGCAACTGATGAATGGAAAGGGTTTGATATAGATAGATGCATTGTAATTGATGATTTTGAGACAAATGTACATGGCATATTCGATTTTATTGATGAAACAGACTACTCTATTACAAGAAAGAATGATGTCGTTCCAATTCCTCATACTGATGGAGCAGGAATGATATTACCTAGTCTTATGAAAAAGAATACCATGTTTCGTGCGCCTTGGATTAAGGGTTTATTAGGAGTTTTTGATTTTATAAAATTTGTTAAAGTGAACAACTACTCCCCCATTATCAAAGATATATACGGGAAAGAACATGATGTAATCGAGGAGAATATTCAAATTATATTTACTAAGTCACAATTTAAAATGGCAAAGTTTTACGATTCATGGGATGAATATAAAACTTATTTTAAAAAATATCATTGTCAAGCTGGAAGATGTAATATTGAGGAAGATAGGATAAAAAATGCAAAAATCAATTATCAAATGTTACAAACTCTTACAAATATTACTGATGATGAAATTGATTTATTAACCAAAAAGTCAGTTGATACTATTACAAATATTTGTAATTCAGAAGACACAATGAAAAATATTTTAGGAATTACACCTTATAACACCAATATGACTGCCTTTCAAAAGGCAGTTAAATTGTATCCTCCTTTATTAAATGATACCTACGCAAAGGATACTATTAGAGAAGTAAAAAATAGCCTTGTGAAAAAATATCGTAGTGGAAAACTTGAAGTAAATGGGAAATATACTTTTTTACTTCCCGACTTCTACGCAGCTTGTGAATATTGGTTTGGACATATTGATGTCCCAGAGGGATTACTTAATAATAAAGAAGTATTTTGTTGGCTGTTTAAACAAAATGATAAGCTTGATTGTCTTAGAAGTCCTCATTTATACAAGGAACATGCAATTCGTTTTAATGTAGCAAATAAAGCCTATGGTGATAGAGTTAATAAAATTAGAGAGTGGTTTACAACAAATGGAATCTACACTAGCACACATGATTTAATTTCTAAAATTCTTCAATTTGATGTAGATGGAGACAAATCATTAGTAATAGGTGATTCCGTTTTTGTCCGTATTGCAGAAAGAAATATGAATGGTATTGTTCCACTTTATTATAATATGAGAAAAGCAGAGCCTAAATTGTTAAATAATAAAAGCATCTATGAAGGATTAAATGCGGCTTTTGTTGGTGGTAATATTGGAATATATAGTAATAATATTTCTAAAATATGGAATAATGATGTCTTTATTAATGGAACCGAGGAAGAAAAAGAACATGCTATTAATTGTGTTAAGAGATTATGTTGTCAGAATAATTTTGTGATCGATTATGCGAAAACTTTATATAAACCAGAATTTCCTGAAAAAATCGGAAATGAGATTAAAAAATTCACTAATGAAAAATTGCCAGCTTTTTTTGAATACGCAAAGGACAAAGATAAATCCCAAGTAACTAATCGAAATGATAGTCTTGTAAATAAACTTTATTCTCGCATCCCTAACAAACCAATAAACACAAGGGGTATGAAATTAGGAAAATTAAATTACCAAAAAATGATGCATAATGTAAATATTATTTGTCCAAAAGAAGTTTCAAAATTGTATGATGAACTTAATAAAAAATATCGTTATATGGTTAATATGAAAGATGAATATATAAATAATCTCCGTTATATGGCATGTTCTATTAGAAATCAATTTTCAGATTTAGGATATACAGATGAAACAATTGCAGATATGCTTGTACAATATTTATATGGAAATGAAAAAAGAGGTAAACAATTATTCTGGTTTTGTTATGGACAATACGTTGTTAATAATTTAAAAAACAATGTAATCGTAAAGAAGACAAAGTATGTACAATGTTTAGATTGTGGTGAATGGTTAGAAGTTCCTGTAGAATCAAAAACTGAAAGATGTGACAATTGTAAAATGATTCATCAACGAGAACAAACCCGTCTAAGAGTTAAAAAATGTAGAAATAAAACAATGTAACGCTATGTGAACACGAAATTTTCAGCCGTTATTTACGGATTATTTTAAGGGGTTAAAAATAAAAACGTCCGTAAATAACGTGTTTTCATTTGTGCCTATATGGAGAACATATCGTTAAATAACAAAGGAGTTATCATTATGAAGTTAGATATGCCCAAAATCGAATTCGATTAAGATGGGAGTGATTATTATTGTAGTTACACAAGACGATTTAATTAAACAAATTTCAAAACAAGAAGATATAGATGTAGCGACAGTCCGAAAAGTATTTAAATCGGCAGAGAATTGTATTTTCGACTACTTATCTTCTACTTCTCCCATTGAAAATATTTATTTAAAAATTTTTAGTGGGTTTAACATAAGCAGAAAATATGAAAAAGATAAAATATATTCAAAAGGAATGTTTAAGGAAATAGATTGTCCAGAACATGTAAAGGTAAATGGGCATATCACAAAATATTACAAAAACAAAGTAAATGATAGTTTATTTTGAGTAAAAAAATTCCCCCAAAGCAATTTTCAAAATCAAATTTAGTGGGAACTTCCCATGTTTTTTAATTTTGGGATAAGTAAGCTTTAGGTAGAGAATACAAAACAAAGAATTATAAATAGAATGGAGTTAAATCTATGAGAAAAATGGTAGTTACGCAGGCATTAAACGAATTAAAATTATATGATTCAAAAATCAGTAAGGCAATTAGCGATAGTACATTTGTTGGAAGTGCTGTGAAATCTTCTGATATGATTAATGGAATTACAAAAGACGAGTTTCAAAAAAGAGCTACGTCTAGCTTTGAATCTGTCACAGATTTAATTAAAAATAGAAATGCATTAAAAGCTGCGATTGTAAAATCAAATGCAGAAACAGAGGTAACTATTGATGGTAAGACCATGACTAGAGCTGAAGCTATTGAACGAAAATCTTCTATTGGTTATGAACAGGATTTATTGACAACTATGAAGGGTCAACTTAGTTATGCATTAAGTGATGTTGAGAAACATAATATTGCAGTTGACAAAAAGGTTGATGAGTTGTTACTTAGTTTAGTAGGTAGAGATTCTTCAAAGAAATTATCCGATGAAGACCAAGCTGCCGTTGAGAAGCCATATAGAAATTCTCATGAATATGCAATTGTTGATCCGTTAAAACTTCAGGGGAAAATTGATGCATTGGAAAAAGATATTCAGGGATTTGAGTCCAATGTGGATACAGCTCTTACTATCTCTAATGCTACCACTTACATCGAAATAGATTTTTAAGATTAATTATAAAATATTGCGATTATTACGAAAATTTCAAATTCACATCCTGTTTCTCATGCAGGAAATCATGAGAATATTCAAATCAAGTATTATTTGGTATTAAATGAGATTAAAGGAAAAAGAGTTCCTCCAAAATATTATATTAAAATTCAGAATAATATTTTCAAGGAAAACTAATACAGAATAAGAGTTCAAAGTTCTTTTCTCAAAAATCAATGCTTATTTTTTAAAATTCTTCTTTTTAATTTTTAAAATTCATGTATTAAGATTTATAAAATCCTTGGGTTAGTTTGAAAGTGTATGTGATTAACTTAGAAATTTGTACAAGGCTGTAATAATTGCAAATTCATTATTATCTTACAGATTAGATGAATAATCTAATAAAAGTTATATAGGATGGTTTATACTCTCTCCTATCTTTACCTTTCTTTGGAGAGGTTCACGTTGGGAAACGCTATTAAATCCTTTCCTTGCAGCGATTTTATGAAAACCTCGCCCTAAAACTAAAAAATATAGCAGGATACGTTGGAGATGGTTTCCACGATAGCCTCATAAGCTATGTACGCAGGTTCAAGTCCTGTTCCTGCTATACTCTCCTATTTTGGAGAAATATTGAACGAAAGGATGTCATGATTTTTGGTAAAAATCACAAAAAATGAAGCACAAATACTTAATGTAAAATATGAAATTCCATTTAAAGAATTTGGTGGAATCACTCGCACTTGCTCTTGTCATCATAAAAGGAAAACTTATTATTTGACAGAGAGTAATTATAATCTAAATGCATTAAGCGAAATCAGAAAAAAATATTGTTAAATAACAAAATATATAAGAAAGGTGGTACATTACCATCGGAAAGAAAAAGAAAGAAATAAATATAAGTTTTCTTAATAATGGATGTTCCGTAACAGGATCATGTACAATCATTAAGTTTTTAGATAGGACAATTCTCTTTGAATTTGGTGGAATTCAAGAAGGACATACTATTCTTGATAATTATAGATTAAACAAAGAACAAATATCTAAAATTAAAGCAAAAGATGTTGACATGATAATTGGTGGACATTTCATGCACTATGATCATGGTGGTAATATCCCTGCATTAGTTAAACAGAATCCAAACATAAGAATTATTACAGGCAAAAATACTACTGGTATATTAAAGGAAATGTGGTTAGATTCTGCCAACATTACTATTCGTGATTGTGAAACATTATCTTCTCAGTATTCAGATAAAGTGTTTAAACCTTTATATAATATTGATGATGTAGAGAAATCCGTATCTCTTATTGAAGAATATGATGTTGGGGAAATTCACGAATTAGATGAAAATATATCTATTAGATATACATATTCTGGTCATATTTTTGGTGCAGTACAATGTGAATTATTTATAAAAATCAAGAATCATTGTACCAAATTATTGTTCACAAGTGATCTCGGAAATACAAAGATTCAGGATTTAAAACCATTTGTCCAGGAATTTGAACCTGTAAAATCGGCAAACTATGTATTCGGAGAAACTACATACGGTGCAAGAAATAATAAACAAATAACACAGAAAATAATCAATAAAGATTTAGAAAAAATCAAATCGGTTATTCAACAATTTTGCGGAGATTATAAAAGGCGAGTTCTTATGCCTGTATTTAGTCTTGATAAGTGTCCTGTCGTACTATGGCTTGTTTATCAGATGTTTAAAGACGATAAAAATTTCATAACAAAAGTGTTAGTTGATAGTCCATTAACAAACAGACTTCTTGACAGATACAGTGAAGTATTAGAAGGAGAAGCAAAAGAAAAATTTGATGAAATGCTTGCATGGAAGAATCTGAAAAGAATTATAACTCCAGAAGATAGTAGATATGCTATGGAAAACATGAAGAATATTTTAATATTGAGTTCTGGTGGAATGTTGCAAAGCGGACGTTCTGTTAGATGGGCGAAAGAGTTGCTCCCCCATAGTAATGATTGTTTGATTTTGAGTGGCTATTGCGGAGAAAACACGCTTGGATATAAAATCAAAAATTTCAGTGATCAGAAAACCATTTCGATTAATGGCACACAGGTGAAAAACAAAGCACAGATTGTAAATGTACGAAGTCTTTCGGGTCATATGCAAAGAGATGAATTATTAAAATACTACTCTTCTATTCATACAGAAAAGATTTATCTTCTGCATGGAGAAATGGAAGGAAAAGTTGAATTTTCGCAAGATTTAAAAAGAGAAATCGCAAATAAAAGCATGACTACAAATGTTTGTGTGGTTAATAAAGGAACGAAAATTTCGTTATAAAATATTATGAAAACTGAGGTATTTTAAATTTATGACAAATAAAAAGAAAGCATCTACATCATATCTTGATATTGCTATTCCAGAAAACATAGAAAATATGCAATTACCAAGTCCAGAATTATTGACTTTTTATAAAAATTTTGAAGATAGAATTTTGTGGATTGATAATGAAATCAATGATTATTCTATTGAATATGCGAAATATATCATGCAATGGAATAGGGATGATAAATTGGCTGGTATAAAAAAGGAAGATAGAAAACCAATAAAATTATTGTTCTTTTCGCCAGGTGGCGACTTAAATGTAAATAATATGCTAGTTGATACTATTGCTTTATCAGAAACAAAAGTAATAGGCATTAATTGTGGCATGGCAGCAAGCGCAGCTTGTTTTATTTATCTTTCATGCCATGAAAGGCTAACTCTTCCAAATGCTCAATTTCTAATTCATCAAGGAGCTGGATCATTTGAGGGTACATATGATATTGTTGTTTCAGCAATTACAAATTATCAAAAAGAAATTGAGAATCTTGGAAAATTCGTACTATCAAGAACAAATATACCTGAAAATGTATTTTACGAAAATTTCATTACTGATTGGTACATTGATGCAAATGAAGCAATTAAATATGGATTATGTAGTAAAATTATTACAAGTTTAGATGAAATTATCTAGGAAGAGTATCTATTACTCTTCTATTTTTATATTTTTAGTTAATTGAAAAGGAGTTTTATATATATGATTAAAATTAGTAATACAGAAAGCAAAACAACACCAGCTAAGAAAAATATTCAGTTAAAGAATATTTCTGTAAAAGATTTACGCCTTATAGATACTGATACTGGGGAAGATATTTCTCAGGAAGTTATCAATGAAATCCCAGATGAAATTGATACGATTAATTTCAAAATTACTATTGAACTTCCAGATGAAGTTGAATAAAGAGAGTTGGTGTCTTATTGTTTAATTTTGAAAATGAATTAGCAAAATATAATCTGACTCAAGAGAGGTATGAGCAACTTCTAAATGATATTGACGCAAAATTAAATGGAGAGAATGATTATGATTGGTCTGAGCTGCATGATAAGTATTCAGTAAAATGCAATCCAGATACAATTAGAAAAGGGTCTTCTACTATTTTTGGTGGAAAGTTTAGAAGCGATTATGAAAGATATAAAGCAGCGAAAAATAAATCTGTTGGTGGAAATGATGAACTTGATGAGAAGATTCGGGAGATGCGAAAAGAAAAAATCAAACTTTCTGATGCAAGAGTTGAATACAATCGTCTTATCAGGCAAGAAGCAAGAAAAGAATCTTATGCAGATATGGTAAAGCGTATTATCTGTGAAGATATAAAACCGATGAATGTTACAGTTCATTATAATTTGTTTAATAGTTCTACTGATTTACTCTGCCATCTCACTGATATTCATACAGGAATTGAAATCCATAATTGGAAAAATAATTTTGATGAAAATGAACTAAAACGAAGAATTGATAAATTCACTTCTGATATTTTAGACATCCGTGGAATTCATCAATCAGAGAACTGTTATCTTGTGATTGGCGAAATTCTCAGCGGTCTTATCCATAATAATTTAAGATTACAAAACAATATGGATTTAATGGAGCAATTTAAGTATGTTTCTGAATTGATTTCTGCTATGTTGACTAGAATGGCGAATCATTTTAATCATATTTATGTGTATATAACTCCTGGAAACCATTCTAGGATATCGGCAAAAAAGGAAGATTCTTTGGATGGCGAAAATATGGATATGTTGCTGCCATTTTATTTAAAAGCAAGATTGCAAAACATTGACAATGTATCAATCTGTGACAATACGATTGAACCAGAAATTGCAATGTTTAATATTCGTGGGAATGATGTGTTTGCATCACATGGGCACAAAGATTCTCCGTCAAGCGTTGTACAGAACTTCACTATGATGTTTGGAATCAAACCAGATATTGTATTGCTTGGTCATCGACATTTGAACGGTTTAACAACTGTTTATGATACAAAAGTAATTGAGAGCGGATGTGTGTCAGGTGTAGATGCATACGCTGTGTCTATTAGAAAAGTTAATAAACCAGAGCAAACCGTATCTGTTATTGGAGATGATGGATTAATTTGCTTATATGACATTCAATTGGATAATTAGAAAGGTTTAAATATATGGAAGTAAAACTTTATACCTGTTATTCTCTCCCACTTCGTAATTATTTACGAGATAACGGAATGAGATATAAATTAGCAGCATTGAATCCAAATAGTAAAAAAATGTTTTGGGTTTATATAAAAACTAAAAAACTTGATGAGTTATTAGATAGGTGGTCTGCAAGTAAGTAGACCATTTTTATTATGTAAAAATATATGGAGGTTGTTATGACGAAAGAAAAAAGAAGTGGAATTTATTGTATTGAAAATTTAGTTAATCATAAAAAATATATTGGTCAAAGTTGTAATTTAAGAAAAAGATTATCTGAACATCGTAGGAGATTGAATTGTAAAGATAGACATGAAAATAGATATCTCCAAAGAGCATGGGATAAATATGGTGAAAAGAATTTTATCTTTTTTATTATTGAATATTGTGATGAATGTTATTTAGATGAAAAGGAAATATATTGGATAGATTATTACAAATCTTCATGTGATAAGAATGGATATAATTCAGAACTTGGAGGTTCAAGAAATAATAAAAAATTATCTGAATTAACTAAGAAGCAGATATCTAAAACTTTAAAAGAACAAAGGAATACGCCAGAATATAAAATTAATCATAGTGGGGAAAATGCTTCATATAAAAGAAAATGTATTTGTGTTAATACACAACAAGTATTTCCTACAGCCAAAGCAGCCGCAGATTATATGAATGTTAATTATTGGGGAGTTACAGATTGTTGTTTAAATAGATCGAAACAAATTCATGGACTACAATTCCAATATTATGAAGAAGGTAAAGAATATACTCTTAAATCATTAAAAAGAAAAATTCGAGCCAGAAATAAAATTCAACGAAAAATTGTACAATTTGATAAAGATTTTAATTACATATGTGAATATGACTCTTCTTATGACATAGTTGAAAATTATCATACAACATGGAATAGAATTTGCATAGTTGATACATGTAGTGGAAATCAAATAAATTATAAGGGTTTTATTTTCATGTATAAAGATGAAATAGACGATGTTTTTGATAAAAACAGTATAGAAAATTTATGGAAAAGAAAGATATTAAAACACAAAAAATTTTCAAAATGATAATTTAATTAAATTAAACTTAAATAAAGATGGAAAAATTATTGACAGTAAAACAAAGATTGTTTCGTTAAATTAAAAATAAGGGTTAATTTCCAGTCATCAAGAAATAAAAATCAAATTTGAGAGTAGTTAGTGTCTAACTGCTCTCTTGTTTTATTGTTTGAAATTTGAAAGGAATTAAAAAATTATGAATAAAAAAGAATATATTGCTGCGACAGCAGAAAAAACAGATGGAATTAGTAAAGCAACTGTAGAAGAAGTGTTAAAAGCTTTTACAGAGACAATCACAGAAGGATTAATCAAAGGTGAAAGAATCCCTATTGTTGGATTAGGTGCTTTTGAAACGGCAGATGTTGAGGAACGTATTGGTAAGAATCCAAAAACTGGTCAGCCAGTCAATATTCCTGCTCATAGAAAACCTAAATTTAAAATCAGTAAAACATTAAAAGAATTAGTCAGAAATCCCATTAGCTTTAGCTGATGGAATGAATGATGGAGAATATATAAATGAAAGGAAGTGATTATAGATGTTAATTGCATATAAATACAGATTATATCCAAATAAAGAACAACAGGAATATTTTGCAAAATGTTTTGGTTGTGTACGTTTCATCTATAATCGTATGCTTTCAGATAAGATTGATTATTACAATGAAACAAAACAGAAATTAAATAATACACCTGCTCAATACAAGAAAGAATTTCCTTGGTTGAAAGAAGTTGATTCTCTTGCATTAGCAAATGCACAGATGAATTTACAAACTGCTTATAATAATTTCTTCAAAAGACCAGAAGTAGGATTTCCTAAATTTAAGAGCAAGAAAAATCATAAATATTCTTACACTACTAATAATCAAGGTGGAAACATTTATGTATCTGATAGACATATTAAACTACCGAAGATTGGATTGATTAGAGTAAAGAAACATAGAAATTTTGATGGTTTAATTAAATCTGTTACTGTGTCGCAGAATCCTTCTGGTAAATATTTTGTTTCTGTGTTAGTAAATCAAGAAGATAAAGAGAAATTACCTGTTAATGATAATGAGATTGGAATTGATCTTGGAATCAAAGAATTTGCTATTACTTCTGATGGTAAAATGATTGAGAATCCGAAATATCTTAGAAAGTCTGAAAAGAAACTAAGAAAATTACAGAAAGATTTGTCTCGTTGTCAAAAAGGAAGTAAGAACAGAGAAAAATGTAGAATAAAAGTTGCAAGACAACATGAAAAGATTGCTAATCAAAGAAAAGATTTTTTACATAAATTGTCTAAGAGACTTATTAGTGAAAACCAAACAATATGTCTTGAAGATTTAAAAGTAAAGAACATGATGAGTAATCATAAATTAGCAAAATCAATAGCAGATGTATCTTGGAGTGAGTTTGTAAGACAATTAGAATATAAAGCAAATTGGTATAGCCGAGAAATTATTAAAATTGACACATGGTTTCCATCCAGTCAGATATGTTCTAATTGTGGGCATAAAGATGGAAATAAGCCATTATCAGTACGAGAATGGACTTGTCCTGTATGTGGAACTCATCATGAAAGAGATATTAATGCTGCAATAAATATTTTTAATGAAGGTTTGAGAATGAGAACCGTAGGAACTACGGAGATAGCCTAGGTAAACTTGTCTCATTAGAGATATTGATTAGGAAGCTCAACGAGCTTTAGCTCGTGGGTAGTTCACAAGATGCTGTTAGATAAGGAGATGACCATTTGAAAACTAATTTTTATTCTGATATTGAAGATTTATGTTTAGATATTGCTCAGAAATATCATGATTCTTCACAAAAAGATGAATTTTATGGAGTTTCTATTTTAACATTCCATGATAAAGCGAAAGAAATTATTGAAGAATTAATTTTTCATGAATTTACATTAAATAATATTGAATTAGAAAGTTATGAACTAACTGGATATAAAGATGAATTTGTTATCACTATTGACGATACAGGATGTATTTGGTGTGAAAAAGCAAAGAGAGAAAACGGATATGTGAATTTTTATGATAAAATTTTATATATTGATTCTGATGCAAATTCTAAGATTCTAACTTATATCCATGATACAGAAGAGATTATTGAATTTGATATTCATGACGATTCGTATAAATGTGAAGATGGAGATGTTTCTGCTATTTGTGAATGTGATGGAAATTGTGATTGTAAGGATTGTGAATATTCAGATGGAGTGGATGACGAAATTGAGATCTCTGACTTAAAAGTGTTAACTTTTTCTGGTAGCCACGATGGGAAATACACCTCTTATTGTATCACAAGTAATAATGAAGATAATTTAAATAAATTTCGCAAACTTGTTCAGGAATTAGATATTTAAAATAAATACATTTTTATTCTCGGAACACATAACCTGATATGTGGAGATAAAAATTAAATCTACGGAGAAAAATGTAATCGAGGATGTAGATAGTTATTTATTTAGGGACTTACATGATTTTTCATGTGAGTCCTTTTTATATGCAACATAAACTCAGAAGGTCTGGGGCTTGACTGCTAATCAATGGGTGCCATCTGGCATCTGTTTCGAGTACAGTGTGTTGCGTTTGGTATATTGTCTGAATGTTGTTAGAGAATATACATTCTGTAGAATATTTTTATTCTATTTTGTCTTTGTTAGTGAAACTCATGAATAGGGTACGTTCCTATCGCACTAACTAATGGAGAGATTTATGAGAGCAGGTGAAATCCCTACTCTTTCTCTACGTCAATGGTGTAAATGGCAAGCATTAAAGACTCCAACTCTTTAGATTCTGGTTCAAGTCCAGATTGGCGTGTTAGAATAGGACAAATCAGAGTTGCAAACTGATTTGAGTAGAGTTTACCTTACCCCTCTCTCCTATTCTATTTTTAATAAAATTGGGTAAGATGAAAGGTAAGGGTGAAAATGGTAAAAAGTAATCATGGTTATAATCAGTATACCAAAGAAGAAATTATTGAATTGGCACAAAAATGGTTTGAAAAATATGGTAAACTTGTTCAAAGAGATTTATTACATAAAAATGGATTACCGTCGTCTAGTCAAGTAAAAAACATTTTGGTTCATTACAAAATCTTTTAAAAGAAGCAAATATCAAATCGACAACTAATCCAAATTTATTTAATAGAGAACAATTATCAGATGATGAATTATTAAGAAACTATAAATTTTTTGTGGAAAATCATTTGAAAACACATATGTTTTTGCCAACAAATGATGATTTAAACAAATGTGAATCCATGAAAAGCGTATCATTATATATTAGTAGATTTGGTTCATTTGATAATATAAATAGGCTTATTGGATATCAAGGTTACAATAATAAAGTATTAGAACAGGATATGATTCGTAAATATAAAAGAGCATGCAAAGATTATAAACATGTTCTTAACAGTAGAGAAATAACAGAATTATCTCAATCAACAAATAATTATATTTATTCTACAGAAGCGTATCTAAACCATTTTGGAACACTACATAATTTACAAGAATTGTGTGGTTTTGATAAAACAGTTCCAGGTAAAGGTATTACAAAGGAAGAACTTATAGAAAAATTACAATGGCTGGGTAAAACTTTAGGACGTAGACCTGTTGAATCAGATTTAAAATTATATAAAAGAATGCCATCTGGCAACTCTTATCTTAATGAGTTTGGAAGTTTTAAAAACGCTCTTAATAAAGCTGGTTTTGAAAAGCAAAAAATACTTAAAACCAAAAATGGTACAAAATGTAATTCTACATACGAATTAAAATTAGCACAAGTCTTAGAATCTTATGATATATCATTTCAAAAAGAAATTTATTATAAAGATGTCATTCCAAATTTTAAAAGAAAATATAGATTTGACTTTGTAACTAATATAAATAATCGAAAATATTATATTGAATTATTTGGTATTAAGAGAAATGAATTATACGAAAAACGTAAACAAGAAAAAATTCGTATATGTGCAGAAAATAATATACCATTGATTCAGTTATATCAAAATGATATATATTCAAAGACTAATAAAGAGATTTATGAAATATTGTTAAATTATATAGATAAATTAGAAGAAGTAGCTTAGTATTTAATACTATTTCACTTCTTGCTTGCATCGAAAGGAGTGAGTATATTGGATGGGAAAATAGCTGCCAGAACGGATGACATTACAGATGAAGAATGGCAAACAGTAAATGAATTTAATAGAGAAATGGTTGAGGATTATCTCGATAATCAAGCTGACCTTTCTGTAAAAACTTTGCCAGCATATAAATCAGGATTAAGGATTTTCTTTACTTGGGTCAAGGAAAATCTCAATGACAAGAATTTTACAGATATTAAAAAGAAAGAATTTCAAAAATATCTTAATTGGCTAACTAAACGAGGGTTTTCTGATTCTGGTATTAAATTTAAAAAATCTGCTGTAAGTACATTTTGTAATTATGTGATGATGATGTATGAAGAAGAGTATCCTACGTTTCGTAATTTTACAATAGGACTCAAAGTGGTACAAACAGGATATGTTCATGAAAAAGTTCCTCTTACCCCAGATGAATATATTAATTTATGTCAAGAACTTGAAAAACGTGAAGAATGGCAAATGTTAGCATATCTTGCATTTTCTTATAGTACAGGATGTAGACGTGCAGAAGCTAGACAATTACTCAAGGAAGTCATTGATTATTCTGCAAATGAAAAGAAAATCAAAGTTCTGGATGAAGATGGACATGAATATGAAACTATTTCAAAACAGTATTTGACTCACACTATTCGTTGCAAAGGTGCATCTCTTGTAGGTAAACCACGTAAACTTAAATTCGGTGATGATGCAATGCAATGGTTGAAAAAATGGATTGAAGTGCGTGGTGAAGATGACTGTCCTTATATGTTTGTAATTAAATCTAAAGATGGAAAAGAAGTTAGACAAGTGAGCGAAAGCACTTTTAATAATTGGTGTCAAGGATTATTTACACAAATTGTTGGACGTAGGGTGCATCCTCACCTGTTCAGGGAGTCAAGAGCTACAAACCTTGTTGTGTTTCAGCATAAAGCACCAGAGGTAGCTCAGAAATTGCTAGGACATAATCAAGTCACTACGACTTTGGATCATTATATTATTCGTAATGATGAAAATGATGAGTCTGATGAAGCATTTACTGATTGATTTATAATTTACCAAATCACCTCAAAGCCCATAGTGCAGATCAAACTCACCTATATGGAAAATAAGCGTAAGACATAGGAATGTTAAATCGCTTCGGGTAATACCTTTCTTTCTATGTGTTTCATATTATTTCTCAAAGAGATATAGCTTTTCATATGAACTTTCCCCTAATATACCTTTTCAACACCACTCGTCATATTCTCTCATTCTTCGCTGTTTACAAAAATATTAAAATATGATATTGTAAAAATATTAAAATTAGTATTTTTGGTAAGGAGGATGGAAGAAAATGGATACAACCACTAGAACAAGAGTTGTTCACTCATTAATGAATGATATAGAAAAAGAAAAGATATCATTTAAACATAAGTTACAAAGACGAGAAGGGGTCTGGACAAAGAAACAGAAATCTTTATTAATAGATTCTTTATTGAAACACTATCCTACAAACCCTGTTTATCTTGTTGTTGAAGAAGGAGAACCAAAACGAGTGATTGATGGTTTACAAAGATTAAGCACCATTAAAAGTTATATAAATGATGAATTTACTCTTTCTACATTAGATAACATAGAAATAGACGGTGTTCCTAGAAAGTTATCAGGAAAGAAATTTTCTGAACTTGACCCTGCTGTAAAGGAAGAAATATCTGGCGCAGAAATAGTTTTATGTGAACTTCGAGATGCTACAGATAAAGATATTATAGAGTTATTTTCTCGTATTAATAACGGAAAGCCGCTTAACAGTACACAGAAATTAACTACTTTTATGTCAGTTGAACTTATTGATATAATTTCTTCTATGGTAGAAAATCTGTTTTTTAATAATGTTCTTACGGAAAAACAACTTAATGATTCTGTTGACGTAGATATTATTATTGAATCTCTTATGATGATTGATTCAAATAAAGATAGAGAACTCAAGAGCTTAACAGCTGGAGAAAAGAAGAAATTTGCTGTTTATTACAGTGAGAAATTCAAAGAAGAACCTGATAACCAATATGAAAAAATGGATAAAATATCAGAAGGATTAAATAGACTTGGCAACCATTTTGAAAAAGATACGAAAATGCCTAAATTACTTATGCCTTTATGTATTTATGGTATGTATCGTATGATTAAAGATAACAAATCATTTGAGAAATATTTTAATTGGTTGGATGATTTCTTAGCTGGTTATGAAAATAATGAAGAATTCTTACAATATTGTAATTCTGGTACGACAAGTGCCGCTAAAGTACAGGGTCGATTCCAGTATTTTAGAAGTGCTATGCATGATTTGTAATATATAAAGATTATATTTAAAAATTAAAAACGAATATTGAATTATCAAGAAGAGTGGATTTTCTACTCTTCTTTTTTGTTGTCTAAAAATAAATATAATAGTCATAAACAAGTTGTATATCGCAATGGTGTTTGATGTTCTGTCAGTGGAGCGTGACTGGTTGGAATGAGTGAGAAACTAAAGAGGTCATGGAATTTAGTATAGTAGATACTCGCACTATTCTCTCACTCTTCTTTTGTATAAAAATAAAGGAGGTGGCGTTTTGCCTACTAAGAAAACTGGTGCAACGCCAGCTAATAAGCAAAAAGGAAAAAAGATCTGTACTTGCTGTAAAAAAAATAAAAATCTAGTAGACTTCTATTTGTCATATAGTCCAATGTACTCATTGGATAAAAGAATTCCTGTATGTAAGGATTGTTGTAAAACTTCTGTCTTAAATGATGATAACACAATAAATTATATTAAATTTAAAAGTCTTTTAATGCAGATAGATAAGCCGTTATATTATGATTTACTTGCTAGTAGTGAAGAATCATTACTTAAAGAAAATAGTTATATGGATGAAGATGCGTTAAAATATCGTGGAAAAGAAATATTACAAAAATATTTTACTCTTATAGCAATGCGCCAAGATCGTCAGCGAAATTGGGCAGATGCAGAAAAAGAAGGACATATGCATCAAAATAATAATCGCACTGTTGCTGAAAAAAGTGTGATTATAAACAAATATCAAGAATTATTTAATTTATCACAAGATAATCCAAATAACGATATTATTGACTTAGGTATTAAAAAAAAGATAATAAAGTGGTCTAAAGAAGATAAACAAAATATGAAATATGCTATTGAAGTAATTGGATATGATCCATTTGAAGATTATCCAGAAGAAAATAGAAAATTTTTGTTTAATTCCTTATCTCCTTACTTAGAAGATGATGACAATGTTGAGGATGCTTATAAATTATCGCAGATATTGCAAATTATAAAAAATAATTTTCAAATAGATACATGTGATAAAAAGATGGCACGTTTAGACCCCTTGAAAGATGCTGAAAATATAAAAACTTTAAGTGATATTAAAAATAAACTTGTTCAGAGTAATGATAAAATTGCAAAAGAAAATGAAATTTCTGTAAAAAATAGATCCAATAAAGATGCTGGAAAATCTACTTTAACATATCTTATGCGTGATTTAAGGGAAAAAGATTTTGATAAAGCTGAAGCAGACTACTATGACCAATTAAAGAGCAAGGGGACTCGATGGGCTGTTGAGATTTCTCAGAAAGCTATGTTGGATCATTGTATTTTTGATGAAAATGATAAAAAAGAAATCTACGAAACCCAATTAAAGTTGATAGATGAATTAAATCAAGAATTAGATAAAAAAAAAGAGGAAATTCGCCTACTCTTAATTAAAATAGATGAATTAAATGCAATTATAGAAAAGGGTTCATAATGGCATATCATAAAATTATGTCAGAACGCAAAAGGCGAATTTGCGAATTAGATTCTGAAAGTATTGCTTTTTATAGACGTAATCCATGCATTGCATGTGAAGAATTACTTGGCATAAAATTAATTGATTCTCAGAAATATATTTTGCAACAAAGTTGGAATAAACCACATGTACTTTGGTGTTGTAGTCGTAACTTCGGGAAGTCTTTCCTGGGGGCGATATTTATGATTCTAAAAGCTATTCTTTATGAAAATCAAGCAATATATATTGTTTCTTCTGTTGGTAACCAATCTAAAGAAACTTTTTCAAAAATTGAAGAAATTGTTCTTAGAATTGGTAAAACGGCTGCTTCTATTCGTTCTCTAAAAGATATTGTAGAAAAGGAAACTCGAAAAACTCCAAATAATAAAACAGGATTTCAACATAATCCAGAGTCATTCCATGTCGAATTTTTTAATGGTAGTGAAATATTTACATTGAATGGTAAACCTGATAATAACAGATCTCGCAGAGCTACGCTTGTATTTTTTGATGAAGCGGCTTTTAGTAGTGATGAATTAATTGCAGTTTGTGAAGCATTCGCAACACAAAATACAGAATTCGTAACATCTGTTGATGAAGGTTTTAATCCCGATACATTAAAAAGAAAATGTCCTACTCAATTAGTATACGCTTCTTCTCAAGACGATATGAGCAAAATGTTTTATAGTCATTATAAAAATTTCACAAAGAAAATGATTGCTGGTGATAGAGATTATTTTGTAGCAGATATGATTTGTGATACCGCTATTAAAACTTTTATGAATGGTAAGCCATACACCCCTCTTCTTACTCAAGATAAAGTAGACTCTGCTATGAAAGCAAATAGAGAGAAAGCATTAAGAGAATATTATAATCAACCTACTCGTGATGGAGGTGTTAATCAAATTGTTAAATGGGGTACAATTCGTAGAAATGAAACCTTTTGGATACCTCAACTTTCTTATAAAAAAGATACAAAGATTACATTAGCCTTAGACCCCGCTCGTACTTTTGATAATTCTATTTTAGGAGCAATGAGGATTATTAATGATCCTGATTATGGATATATTGGAGAAATTATAAATTGTGTAAATATGGTTGATACCGCAAGTAAAAAAGGATATAAACTCGATTCAAATAGACAATTAGAAGAAATTAGAAATTATATTGCTTTGTATAATGGACAATACAATGATTATGTGAATATAGATTGTTTATTAATCGATCAAGGATCTGGAGGAGGCGGAGTTGCTGCTTACGCTGATGGATTATTAAATGATTGGACTGGCAATGATGGTAGAGTTCATAGAGGACTTATTGATGAATCACATGATATTTATGCTGGTTATAAAGAAAGATACCCAAATGCTGTAAATAAATTGAAATTAATTAGTCCTAAAAAATATAGAACTCAAATGGTAGATGAATTTATCGAGTTAATGAACCTTGGAGTTATAAAATTCCCGTATGAGTATAAACAAGAATTTATTTCAATATCTGAAAATAACGAAGAAGAAGAAAAAATTGGACATTATCAATTAACAGATGATGAAATTGTTGCATTAGTAAATATAGATTTAATGAAAACAGAAACAACATCTATTTATAAATATGAAAATGCAGAAAAAACTACAAAGACATATGCATTATCAAAAGATAAAGAAAATACAATGCATGATGATAGATTCTATGTATTAATAATGTTAGCACACAGATTATATGAACTTCGTAGAAAACAAATCATTGTTTCAGAACCTGAAACAGACTACTCTTCTGCTCCTATCTGTGCATCATCTGTGTCATTTTAAGAAAGGAGGTTTCAATGTCAAAATCAGAAAAAAATGAATATATAGAAAATCCTAATAAAGATTACAAACTTATTATTAATTCAGAATCCAACGATAATGACGATGAGGAAACCATCCTTGTTACAGCGGAATCAATACAAAAACAATCTGAAAGTTGGATGTATGACGCTCTTCAAAGTTTTGAAAAAGGTGGACAACAATATTCTGTACGTTTCAATGAAAGTTCTTCATCTTTAAGTTCAGAAACCACTTTGGATACTATTCAAGAATTAGCGCTAAACGCCCAAAATGATATTAGTAAAATTCAGAAAATTAATATTCTAGTAAGACAGGCAGAAAATGAAGATGATATTATTGGAAAGGTTCATGAAGCTGTTGAAGCTAATCTAAATGCAAATGTTAGATTTTCTTTTGATAATTTACCGAAAGATTACGATGAAGAATTAAAAGAAAAAACCGAAGGAATTATAAAACGATTTCATAAGGAAGTCAACATTAATGATGTAATGACTACTGCTATCACTTCTACTTACGATGAAGGAAATTGTATTCAATATTTACGATCAAAAAAATCAAAAGGCATATACCATCATGTAATTGACAAATATCCATTAGGTGTTGCTATTCTATCAGATTATTCTCTTAATAATATCCCATATGTATTGATAGATACAACCGAGTTAACCAACAGGTTACAAAAATCTACATTAAAAAATAAGAAAAACAAACCATTGTTTTTTAAAAACACAGTAGAAGAAATTAAAAATAATTATCCAAAAGAAGTTATAGACGCATATACAAGTAGAGAAAAATATGCTGTTCTCGACATAAGACGTACTGGCGTGAATCGTTTTGGAAATTTAGGTAGAGCCTATGGTATATCTCCTGTCTTCAAAGCATTAAAACCTAAGATTATGTTAGATAATTGTGACAAATCTGATTTAGTAAATGCTAAAGCCAAAGCAAAAAAAATCATAGCTCAAATTATGCGAAAAGAAACTATGGGTAGTTCCTATGAAAAAAAAGGATTAGAAGATATGGCTTATGCTCATACATGTCTTATGGCTGCGTGGGGAAATCCTACAGTTGTGTATACTCCACCTCCATGCGTGGAAAAGGTGATGTATATAGAACCTTCTGTAGAATTTACAAATGAAAATACAGTAAAGCAATATCGTTCTCGTATGACTTCTGCTTTAGGAATTTCATTTCTCAATACTGATGGACAACAAACAGTCAGTACAGCAAATATATCTATTAAACAGCTTATGCGTACTCTTAATAAAATCGCAAAAAGGCAAGAAGTTATACTTCAAAGATGGTATGAAGTTGTTTTAATCGAAGAAAATATTCCTATTGAGTATTGTCCTACTCCTCATATTCTTGATGCTGAATTATTAGAATTTGAAATGAAAAAAGATTTAGCTGAATTTTTATATTCTAAACTTAATTGTTCTTTCCGTACCGCATATGAAACATTAGATATGGATTTTAATGATGAAATGGAACGTAGAAAAATTGAACAAAATAATGGAGCAAATGAGATTTTTGTTCCACATCCTACTTCTTATAATTCTTCTGGAAATGAAGATTCTTTAGGTGGTAAACCAGAAGGTTCTATAAATGATTTAAAACAGGAATATGATAAAAACTATCAACAATCAAAGGTAAATTAAGACTGCTTTGGCAGTCTTTTTTGTTTAAATGAGGTGATTTGAATGGATAATGAACGCATTATCTTAGAAAGTCGTCCCATATCTATAGCATCTTATAGCAATTACAAAGAAGCTATCTTCTTAATCAGCGTATTAGACGAGCCTGATTCGTATGGAAGAATCATTCCCAAAGAATCTGGTGAGAAATATTGCGACACAATTATTGGTTATCCAGTTGTAGCAAAATTAGAAAAAAATATTTTTGGGCAACCTATAGATTTTGGAGGTCATGAATTAATTGTTAAAAAAGCAAAAGATGGGAAAAAGAAAAGTTATTTTAATACTGTTCCAATCGGAAGTGTAATTGATTCATGGTGCGAAGAACGTGAAGTAGATGGTTATGAAGGAACTCCAGAATGTATTTTGATTAAAACAAAATTATGGACTTCACGTTTTCCAGAATATTTTAAGGTGTTTGATAAATTATGGGACGATGGCAATATTAGCAGTTCTTGGGAGTTAACAGCAACAGAAGTTGTTACTAAGGGTGTTAATAAAATTTATAAAGTTTTTGAATTTATTGGGAATTGCATACTTGGGAAAAATCATACTCCTGCTGTTCCAGGAAGTGGCGTAATTGAATACGCTGAATTTGATGATGAACTTTCCAATGCGTTAATGACTGATATTTCAAATAGTAATACATCAAATTATGAAAATATCGAAGAAAAGGAGGATATAAATTTGGCTGAAAAAACAAAAAAAGATGATCTGATTAAAGATACAGAAAAAGAAAATACAACAACTGATTCCGTAGAAGAGACAGAAAAAGACAAAAAGAAAAAAGATGAAGAAACTGCTGAAAAGAAAAAGAAAACTTCTTGTGCAGAAGATACATCTGAAACAAAAGAAACTGCTGAATCTACTGTTGAATCGGATGACAACCCAGAAGAACCAGAAACAGCTTCTTTAACGGATAGCGATTTATTCAGAAAGATTAACAAAGCTTGTGAAGATGCAATTAAAGGTTGGGGATATGTTTCTTATTGGTTTCCAGAAGAACATACTGTTTGGTTTCATGTATATGATGCTCCAACACAGTTAGATTATAAGTTATTTACATATACAGTTGAAAATGATGAAGTAACCGTTTCTGAACCGCAAGATGTAAAACTTACTGTTTCTGTATCAGATGTTAATACTGTTCTTGCTGAAAAAGATGAAAAAATCGAAACATTAACCGCAGAGCTTGAAATCAAAGATAAAGCCGTTATCTCCGCAGGTGAGAAAATCGGAAAACTTAATGTGCAGATTTCTGAATTACAACCATACAAAGAACAAATTGAAAAAGCAGAACAAGAAAAAATTGAAGCTGAAATTGCAGAAGAAAAAGAATCTTTAAAGAAAAACCTGCTTAAAGGCGGATTATTCACTGAGGAAGAAATTACAAAAGCTGAAATCGCAGAATTAATTGAAGCAAGAGATAAAACTGCCATCAATGGTTTAATCGCAGAAAAATATATTGCTTCTTTTGATAAAGAAGAAACTGATGTCGCTGATAAAGAAGAAATTGTTCCAGCAACAGCAAGCTTAGAAACAAATGATGTAAATGAAAGTCCAGTTACTTTCATGAGAGACTTTTTATTAAGAAAATAGGAGGAAATAAAATGATTCGAGATATTAGACGTAATGGCGCACAGCCAAAAGACACAATGCATAAAGCAGATGTAGCTCTTGTTACAGGAATGGGTGTTGTAATTAAAGATGCATCCACAGTTAAACTTCCTGGTGAAGAAACAGCAAAAAACATTTATGTTGCGACAAAAGAAAGAATCCCAACGGGAATTAACGCAGCTAGAACAGATATGTCCGATTATGATGAAGATTTTGTAAATATTGCAAAAGGTGAATTTCTTGGACTTGAAAGATATACAGATGGTGAAAAGTTTGCAACCGATCAGTTCAAAGCAGATGATTTTTCTGGTGAAGTTGCTGATGGTACAGCTGTATCCGTTGGTGCAGATGGCAAATGGCAGAAAGCAACTGCAAGTACAGTCCCATCTAAATTCGTATATGAAAAAGATTTTAATGACAATGGACATAAACTTATTATGATTCGTGTTGAATCAGACGCTGTGACAAACGCATAAGATAAGGAGGAAATAATATAATGGCTATTAATACAGAGATTAAAGATATTATGAATAAAAAAGGCGTACTTTTTGAAGTAGCCGAAAAAGTTGAGTATAAAAGAGATCTTAATTCTGAGGAAAAAGAAATTGCAGAAATTACAGACTCTTGGGCAAGAGAAATTGGCGAAACTGGAAAAGACCCAGAATGTACAATTGCTGAGTTCATTAATAGAACTGTAAGTGAAGAAGTTTACAATGCTCCAGATGAACTTCTGGATCAAATTTTTGAAAGAGGTTCCATTGGGGAATTTGATGATTATGAAGGTCATAAAGACCCTAAGAATACACTTGTCGCACATGAGGCAGCTAAAGGCGGTACAGTAGACCGTTCTTACATTGATATTTCCGTACTGAAACCTATTTGGAAGAATCGTCAGATTGAAACCGACCTTAGTTATGCAGATCTTAGACGTAACGGCTTTAAATCAATTGCTACTCTTACTACTTTCATGAAAGAAGCTTGTCAGAACGCACTTTTCTTTGATGCACTTGCACTAGCAGATGAGGCTGTAACAGGTGGTGAACAACTTATTGCTGTTTCTAATGCTACACCAACACTTGAAGCTATGGATAAGCTTTCTTTATATCTTAACGATAGAGCAAGTGATAGCGTAATTATTACACTTAATAAATATGCTCAAGCTATTAGACGTATGCCAAACTTTGCACAGTATATGAGTAATACTATGAAGGATGATTTCAATAGATATGGTCTTGTTAAATCATATGACGGAATTTGTATCGCAGGTATTTCTGGCGCAAAGAAAACTGGTACAGGTTCTCTTCTTCTTCCAGACAAACGTATTTATGGTGTGGCAGGAAAACTGGGAAATCTTGATATGAAGGGTGAAACTCATACATATCAGGATATGAACAATCAGAGTGAGAAGATTCATATTATGCTGAAAGATTTCACATATGGATTTATGCTTACAAATATTGAAAACTTTGCAAAGGTTACTTTACAGTAAGTAGTCTTTTTTTATTACAAAAATTTTTAAGGAGGGTGTGCAAACGCCCTTCTAATATTAGGAGGAATTGTTATTAATATTCAAGAGACAAAACATATTACTGTTTTAAATTATAATGATAATTGTGTTTGTATTAATATTGCCCCAGGCAAAAGCACCCTGTTCGAAGCAGCTGTAGATGGTCAGCCAAATATTATCCCACTGACACTTGATGAAATTCGTTATGCAAATAATGGAAGTGCATTTAGAACAGGAACTTTAGAGTTCCCAAAGGATATTGAGGATGAATTGTACAATGAGCTTCGCATTGATAAATCAAAGGTGTTGAAGGCTAATGAGATTAGAGATATTTTATTAAATCCAACAAAAGAAGGTTTAATTAGAATTATTTCTATTCCTACACTTTCTGACTTTGATAGAGTGCGTAGTCAATTTCAAAAACTTAAAACAGATGGATATAAGCTCACACTGGACATGGCAAATGTTATTGAAACACGCACAAGAGAATTATTTAATAATCATATTAAATCAAATATTTCTGTAGATGATGCAGATATGGTAGCCCCAAGTAATAAACGGGTTGAAGAACTTGAACAGCAATTAGCTGAAATGAAAGCACTTTTATTACAGATGAATGCGTCAAATCAGAATACAAAAGTAGATGAATCAAAACCTACTACTAAAACTGAGGAAGAAAAAACAACAGTTAAACCTGTTAAGAAATCCCCAAGTAGAACTAGAAAAAATTAATATAGGAGGTGATTCATTTGCCTCAAGAAATTACAAAATTTGAAAAAATTCTAAATAAATTCTATGATCGTATAGAAAAAGATGAGGATTTTTTCAACTATTATAATGTCGATATTGAAGAAGCAAAAAAAATTGCTGAAAATCGTGCAAAAAATTATCTATGCGAATCACTTGATGAACTATCTTGCCTTTCTGGGCTTGATATTGATTTTTCAGATTATGATGATGAATTAGAACAAATTAATTTCAAATTATTACCTAAAGAAATAAAACTGATTGTGGAATTGATGTTTCTTTATTATATGAAGAGGGATGAAGCGTTACTTCATGCTATGGAGATTAATTTTACTCCTTCTGATTTAAGTGTATTTTCTCCAGCAAATGAGAGGACAAGTTATAAAAATTTTATTGAAAAACTAGAAAATAACATTGATATAAAAATTGATGATTATAAAAATAGAGATAGGAAAACAAATGAACTGAAACAATTTATTAATTATTCTCAATATGAGGACAGTTAAATGTTGGATATTGAATATTATATGAAATTGCAAAATGCTTATTCTACTAAAAATAAACGAGAAAAAGAATTAGTAAAAGTCAATCGTAATGCCAATAAGCATTTTGATGATACATTTGATACGCAAGATGTTTTAGTAAATGAAATTCCTATGCAACTTATGATTATCAAAGACACTGATGGAAATACATATAAAAAGAAAATTAAATCAAGACACAAAGATATTATTAAATTAGGTGATTATGTAAAATGGAATAATCAAATTTGGATGATTACATTATTAGATTCTGATGATAAAGCATGGAATCGTGGATATATGTATCTGTGTGAAATTTTATTAAGATGGCAAGATGGTAATGGAAATATCATTGAGCGTTGGGGATATTCCGAAGATTACACCAAGTATAGTATGGGTGAATCGGGTAATTCAACAATTACCATTGGTGATTACCAATATGGGATTACTTTACCTGTGGATGAATATACAAAAAAATTAACTAGAGAAAATCGTTTTGTTGTTGATTTTGAGGGGAATTATCCACCCGATACATATAGATTAACAGGTAAAAAAGGATTCATTTCTGATTATAGATATTTTGATAAAGGTGGAGTTTTTACAATTACTTTATCCTATGAACAATTTAATAAAGTAACTGACAAATTGGTTAAATTAGAAAATAATACAGAAGTATGGATTTGTGATTATAAAACCCCATCCACTTCTACTCTCCCACCATCAAAACCAGATAATCCAACCACTTCCGTTATAATTACAGGTGGAGACACCCTTCGCTATGGTAGATCAAAAACATGGACGGTTACATTTACTGATAGCATAGGCGCAGAAATCACACCATTAAATTTCACATGGAATGTAAAATCAGATTTTAAAATTACTCAAAATATCACAGATAATAAAATACAATTAAAATGTACAGATGATAAAGCAATCGACTGCACATTTACACTACAAGTTCTCGACAATGAAAGTAACATTTTATCTGAAATAACTATTACTATTGTAGGATAAATCGGAGGTATATTATGGAAAAATCAGTTGTTAGAGATTTAGCTTTTGTTAAATCTAAAGTAATTTCACGCCTCTTAGAATCCGATGAATTTGCAGAAGTAATGTTGCGGAAGAAAGATTTTACTGAGGATGAAAAATACAATATGGAATATACTCAAGTGTTTGATTATCCGTATGTTGACGGAACTCAAGAAGAAGTTATGCCATTTGTTTGTATAGAAACTGTTTGTAGAGGTGCAAACCGTACAACAAAATCTATAGATTTATATATTTGGATTTTCGTGCATCGTGACTGTATGCAGATGAATAAACAACACATTAAAACATATATGGGTAATCGTGCTGATGTTTTAACAGATATCATAGAACGATTATTATGGGATTCCAATGATTTGGGCATAGGTAATCCAAGTTTGTCAGATATTGGATATATTATTCCTCAATCAAAATATTTTGGAAGACAAATTAAGTATAATATATCTGATTTTAAAACAAAAGAGGTGGGGTAATGCAATTAGATTATTTTACTCTCCTTTCAGAAGAACCCGTTAAGCTACAAAATATAGGAAGTATTAAAAGCCCTAAGATAAATGATATTAAAAAAATCACATTTCCTGTCTATCAAACATATATAGATTATTTAATCATAGATATACCAACTTATTTTTCTATGTTGGAAAAGAATAGCGAAAATTATCCAGATAAACCAGAATTAAAAGAGTTTGTTTCTCAGTTAAAAAATGAATATTCTTTATTGTCTGACGAGGATAAACAAAAATTATCTATTATTGATGTTGTTAAAAATGATGATTATTTTATTAAAATATTATCTTTGGCTTTAAATTTCTTTTTTGTAGAAGAGATTGTTTTTAATTATGAAGATGTTTGTTTTTATACATATGACAAAACAATAGATGAAGAAAATCCTGTTGGTGTTATCTATTCAGAAAATTACTCTTCTGTTATAGATATCATTCTTTCACGAGTCAATATCAAACGGAAAAAAAATGAAGAAGAAATAAAATTTAAAAATAAAAAAGCTGCTGAAATATTTGCAAAATTACATGGGAAAGAAAAAAAAGACGATAAAACTGATAAACGATTTGAATTAGCAAATATTATATCTTCTTTATCTGTTCATAGTAAAAATTTGAATCTCATAGATATAGGCAATTTGACAGTTTTTCAATTATATGACCAATTCCAAAAACAACAAATTGAAGATTATTATGAAATCATGAAACGCAGTGTTTCTATATGGGGTGATTCTGATAACAAATTTGATATTTTAGGATGGTTGAAATTATACGAAGAATAAAAAGACTTGGTTTATCAAGTCTTTTTTTGTTGCAATAAAAATGAAATTTATAGGAGGAATGGAAATGAATAAGAGTTTAAATATGGCTAACCGCCAGTGCTGTAATGTACATATTCTTGACTATGCTACAATGAAACCTTGGATGTTTGTAGATTTCTGCAATACTACTACTGCTGGTTTTGAATCCGATGCCGTATATGCTAATAAGAAAGGTGCAAAAGATATTAAGTTTGATAATCCACTTGAAGGTACAATGACTATGGTATTCCAAGTACATCCATTTGAGATTTATGCATTATATTCTGATGGTACACTTGAAAAATCTGGTCTTATCGTTAGAAGAGAAAAGAAAGCTGGTGAAGAAGGTGGTACTATCACTTTGGAGAATACGCCAAAAGCTGGTACAGCATATGTAACAGATTTAGCAACAGGAGATATTATTGAAGGTACAGTTGCAGAAAAGAAATTTACAGCAACAGAAACAAGTAAGATTGCAGTTGGAACAACATATGAAGTGTCTTATCTTGAAGAGAAGACATCTGGAATTAAGAAAATTTCTTTCAATAACAACAAGACACCTAAAGATTTCTTCATTCAGATGGAAACAGTTGATAAAGATGAAAAAGGTAATCTTGTACCAGTAAGAATTACTGCTTATAAGGCTTCTCCTACTCGTAAACTTGACCTTTCTTTCAGTTCTGATGGGGATCCCGCAGAAATTACGATAGAAATGTCAGTTTTACAAAATGAAGACGGAGATGTAATGGATATTATCGAAATTGAAGAATAATATTTTTGGAGTAGGATAAACATTACGTTATCCTACTTCTTCTTTTGATAAAGGAGTTTTTACATGGTAAAAGAATGTAAAGTTTTATTGAGAAATCAATATGTAATGGTTGTTGAATTTGATGGAAAAGAAATTCAAATGCCGTCAGATCATAGTGATTTCAATAAGGTATTTGTTAAATATGAAAATGGTAAATATTCTATTACTGATAAATTAGAAGAATCTAAACCAGTAAAAATAAAACCAATTTCAAGAAATAAGAAACAAAAGAAAGTAACGGAAGTTGAGTTAGCTGATGATGTTACAACAGAGGAACAAAAATGAATCTGAATAGTTTAATAGTAGTTAGTATAATCAGATAGGGAAGACTAATTATTATTAAATTTAGTCTTCCCTATTTTTTACGATTTGAGGTGAATGTTATCAAAAAACAAATTTTTGATTCTTTGGATGAAATTAAAGAAGCTTTTGGAGAAGATGGTATTATTGCTATTACAGAAATGAAACAGGTGATTTTTTATATTTCCAGATATAATATTCAACCTATATGGATTGCTCCTTCTGAAAAAAAATCTGGTCGCATGGCTTATTATTTTATAAAGGCAGAAACAAAAAAGCCATATACAGATTGGATGACTAATCGTCCAAAGAAAAATACTTTATAAAGGAAGGATTTTTGCATGGATGGATTCAATACAACAATTATTTGAGATTGACTGGAAAGCATTTGGCATTACTATTTTTCTTGTTTTACTAGGGCTTCAAACCTGTATTAAATTATTTCAATGGTTTTTATTCGATCTTTTAGGAATTGAAACAAAAAGTATGCGTTTAAAAAAACATGAACACGAATTACTTATTGAAACAGCAAATGAATTAAAAAGATTATCAGAAAAACATAAAGAAGATATGGATTCTTTTTTAAACAATCGTATTCACGATAGAGAACAATCTTTTTCTATACAAAAAGAATTAATTACTTCTCAAGAAAATATTTCAAAATTAATCAATTCTCTTGAAAAAAAACTTACAGAAATGCAAGATAATACAGACAAACGATTTAAGGAAAATGAAGAAAAGGAAAACAGACGTGTTCAGGCAGAATTAAAAGACAAAATTGGGCAATCATATCGCTATTATCATGACATTAAGAAAATAAATGATATTGAAATGGAAACTCTTGAAGGTTTGATTAAAACCTATGAAGATTATGGAGGCAAAAATAGCTTTGTACATTCATTGGTTCAGAAGGAAATGTACACATGGGAACACATTGACAAAATTTAAAATATGACGACTCTCTTCTGCTTTATTTGATAGAGGGTCGTTAAAATAAAATATTTGTATGAGATGGGTTGTGATTTGATACAAATATTTTATGGAAAGGTGTGTGATTTTATATCCAAAAATGTAGGAAAAGTTTTTGAAGATTGTTGGAAAGAATCCGCTAATAAATTAGAGAATATATGGATATATCGTTTAAGGGATAATGCAGCTAGTTTTGGAAATGGTTCTAATACTCGTTTTACTTCACATAATATGTGCGATTACATTATGTGGGATGATAATTCAAGGACATTTTATTGCTTAGAGTTAAAAAGTACAAAGTCTACTTCTCTCCCACTCTCTTGTATCAGAGATAATCAAATTAAAGAATTAACTGATGCTAGTAAACATAATTTGGTTGCAGGTTTTATTGTAAATTTTAGAAATAAAAATAATGATACATATTTTATTGAGATATGTGATTTTAACAATATGATGAATGAAATTCAGAAAAAATCTTTTAATGTCAAGGACTTAGAAGAATATAACGCAATATACATAGAGTCAAAATTAAAAAAAGTTAATTACAGTTACGATGTGCAAAACTTTGTAGAGAATACACATCTATAGAAATAATAAAAAGGAGTTTTATTTTATGATTAAAGACAATATGAGAATTAAAGAATCTATCACTCTTCAGGACAGAATTAATGCTATCGAAACCATAGTTTCTTTTTATTTTATGGATGGAGATTACACACCTTACTATAAAGATGAAGGAGAAATTTCTGCCGTTATTCGTAATTTTATTGATGGTATTGAGTTTGAAAAAGGTGAAAGCGTCTTCTCTGCCTATTATAATGATGAAGACCTTAGAAAATTAGTCAATATGTTCATTTTAAAGCCTGTTGATAAAGAACCAGAAAGCGAAGAAGATAAAAGAATTCAGAATTCTATTAGAGAATTATATGACATGATGGAAGTTATCAGAGAATATGTTGCAGACAAAGTAGAATTTGAGAAACAAAAATATCTTCATGCTAACCCTGACTTAGATAAAATTGTTATGGCAGCTGATACTATTATTGATTCTTTTGAGAATTTTTCACGAATGAATTTTGAAATTCTCACACCTGAAAATTTAGAAAAAGCACAGAGGATTTTCAATAAGATTTCTGAGTCTGGATTTGAATTCACAGCAGAGAATATTGTTAATGTGATTAGAGATGCTTCTTCTTTTGATATGGATGAAGCAACTAAGGAAATCGTTGATGCTAAAAATTCAGAAATTCGTGAGTTAAAAGAAAAAATCAAAAAATTAGAAAGTAAGAAAGATAACTTTAAAGTAATTAAATAATTTGATAACAAAATGTTTCTAATTTACAGAAAGATACTCCCGTCTGGAGAATAACGGGAGTAAGGAAATACTCTAAATGATGATATTGAATAATGAAGAATTAAAAATAAAATTATTAATGTTTGGACTTCAATATAAAGTCTTTGAATTGTACTTCGAAGCTTTTTGGTTGGTGTTCATAAACCGTATGTACAATCAGGAATACAAATAACCAAGGAATATTCTTCAAAATTTCCATAACTAAGTTGCATAGTAGTTCTACCATTCTTCACCTCCCTTCCGCAATAATTTGTGTCTGGGAAATAAAGCGTGGAGAACCCACAAGATATTAGAAGTTTTTCCAAGAACTATCGCTCTCTTTCTCCTTTGTAAAAAGGACTTTGCGAAATTAATATGTTACAGTAGAATACATGGCGTGTAGAGAGTACACACGCAATACTCTCTCATATATTCCTCGTTATATTATACAGCACTTGGATTATTCTGTAAATTAGGAACATTTGTTTATAAAGGAAAGAGTAAAATATGAAATTATCAGATATACATAAGGATTGTCAAAGAAAATTAGCTAGTGCAATGAGAGAAACTTATTCTGACGCAGATAGCATTATTGATTATTCTTTTGCTACTTTTTATGGACAAGGAAATCCTAAAAGACCAAGAACTGGTACATTAGAAGGTTCAAAAAAAGTTAACCCACCTAGAATAAGTGGTGATACAGCATATTTAAAAGCAGGTTATGAAGGGAATCAGATTAGTTATTCTGATGGTACTTTTAGTGGTGCGGAAGTTTTAGGTGCTACCATGACAGGTACTTACGGAGTTGTTGGAAACCCTTCATATGATGATGAAGCTTTTAGATTGATTATTGAAACTGCAAAAGCTAATTTTGCATCGAAATTTGGGAAATAAAATAGAGGGCTATAATGCCCTCTTTAAATAAAACTATGAAATCAAGACAAAAGTGAGATATCTTGATAAAAATATTCTAACATGATTTGTATGTTGTGTAAATATATATTTAATAAAATTTTATATTAATACTCAATTATTTGAGAGGTTGTATTTTATACACCTCTCTTTTTTGTTATTAAAAAGGTGGTGATTTAAAAATATGGCTGATTATAGTGTTGATATTCAAGCGAGCTTGAAAGGCTTTGAAAAATTAGATGAATATGAACGAAAAATAAACGAGTTAAGTAATAAAAAGGTTCAGGTTCAATTTGATGCCAAGGGAATAGATAATCTTTTAAAAGGGGTTGAGAAAACTAAACTATCTACTTCTCCTATTGCTAATAATATTTTCAATATCAATGATTTAAAAAAACAAGGGAAACTTTATTATAGTAAAGTACGAAATACTTTAGAAAAAATGCAGCCTGATATTGAAAAAACTTTTAGAAGTAAAGGTTTTTCTGATATTTCTGTAGCAAAAGGTGTTGAAGATGCAACAGGTAAAATTAAATCTTTTACTGTAACTGCAAAAGATGCTTCTGGTGTATTAAAACAGTTTGAATTTCAACGACAAAAACTTGTTGGTAGCGGTAAAGCACAAGACGGATTTCTTCAAACAAATGATATAAAAGTTTTAAAAACAGCTATTGAACAAGGAAAGAAAGAAACTGAATCTTTCTATAAAAAATACAATTCTCTCCAAAATAAATTCAGTAATACAAATTCTAATTTCGGGAATTTAAAATCAAATATATCTTCTGCTGGAAAATCTAATCTAGGTGAATATGCTTACGATCAATTGGCTTCTAAAATCAATAAAGCTGAACAAGCTCTTGCGAATTTTAATGCAGAATCTACAAAAGGTTCTAATGCTAATCTCGATAGCATGAACGCAAGCTTAAAAGAATTCAATACATTAACTACGAGTGCATCAAAACAATATGAAAAATTGATGCAACCTGTGGATAGGTTATCGCAGAATAAAATGTTGAATGATTTTAAGAGTTATTGGAATGAAAATACAAAAGCTCATAAAGATTTTAGTCCTGATTATGAATCTATTGTATCAGAATTAGAAAATACCAAATTAACATCTGGTAGGTCTTCTGAATTAAAAAAACAAATAGCTAGTTTTAAGTCTGAGATTAAAAGTAGTGGAAAAGAAGGAAAATCATGGATTTCGGACACAAAACGAGCATTAGGGCAAATTGCTCAGTTTACAGGTGTTTATGCTGCATTACAAAATATTATGGTGGAACTTCCATCGCAGATGATGGATGCAGTAAAAGACGTTGATGCGGCAAAAATCGAATTAACTAAAGTAAGTGATGCTCCAACAAGTCAGTTAAGCGATTATTGGAACGAAGCTGCGGAAAGTGCTAAGAAGTACGGTGCTACGATTAGTGATGTTATTAGTAGTACTGCTTCATGGTCTAGGCTTGGATATAATTTACAAGATAGTAAATACTTATCTGACATGACCACTCTCTATCAAAAAGTTGGAGATAACATGACGCAAGAATCAGCGTCAGAAAATTTAATCAGTACACTTCAAGGTTTCAAATTAAAGGCGAAAGACGCTGGTAGTATTGTAGATAGGATAAATGAGGTAAACGTAACTGCCTCCATATACAGTAATGTATATGCTTTATGTGCATGTTTTTATGTACATATTGATGGTAACTATATCGGTCAAAGGCTAGAGATAGCGTAGACCGAGGAAAGGCTATAATATTTTTAATATGGAAAATTTTAATTATAGAATAAATAATAAAAGATTATCAAAATATCTTTATTCTTTAGGATTTGATAGAAAAAGTTACATTGATAAAAATAATAGAGAATATTGGATGTATAAAGAATCAAATACTTTTCATGAAGCGTTAGATTTTTATTTTTATATGAGAAAAAAGAATAGAAAATAAATATTTTAAAGGAGATGTTATTATGACAAAACAAACATTTGAGAATTTAGAACAATCCGTCTTATATTGTAGAACATGTAAAAGAACTTTAGATAAGAAATATTTTAATTATTCTCTTGTTAAAAAAGATGGAACAGCTTCAAGATGTAAATATTGTGATTGGATTAAACGACATAATGGAATTCCTATTATTCCAAATTATGAAGATGATTTTGTAAAAAGAATATTAGAAGATATTATTTTTGAAAAAGAAAAATATCTTAATGATTTAGCATTGAAACACAATATTGAATTGGATAAATTAATATCACTAATAAAATTTTTACATATTGGTAATAAAAAGATGATAATTAAATCTACTTGTTCTAATTGTAAAAAGGATATGGAGATAGTTGCTTCTGTATATAAGAAAAGTAATAATTTATTTTGTTGCAATAAATGTTATTTTGAATTTAAGAAGAAAAATGCTATCTTTGGAAAAAATAATCCATCCTATAATCGTATAAAAACAAATTGTTCTAATTGTGGAAAGGAAATAGAAGTAATACCTTATAATTTCAATTTAAAAAATTCATTTGGAGACAATCATAATTTTTGTTCACAAAAATGCTATTGGGACTTTAGAAGTAAATATTATATTAAAGAAAAATCTTCTTTACATAATAGAATTATAACTGATGAAGAAAAAATTCTTATGAAAGAACGAATATTAAAAACTTTAAAAAAATCTAATAGACTGGACACTAAAATACAACTAAAAATAAATTCTATATTAGATAAAAATAATATTAATTATGAGCGAGAATTTTCAATTAAATATTATTCTGTGGACAATTTTTTAAAAGAATATAATTTAATAATTGAAGTAATGGGTGATTATTGGCATTCTTCTCCTTTAAGATATGGAGAGAATAAGTATCTTATGAATGAGATACAATATAAAACAATTAGACATGATAAGCAAAAACATACTTATATATTAAATCATTTGAATGTAGAAATTTTATATCTTTGGGAAAAAGATATAGAGAAATATCCTCAAAAATGTGAAGCATTAATATTAGAATATATAAGAAATAAAGGTAGTTTACCAGATTATAATTCTTTTAATTATTCTTTTCATGATAATAAACTTAAATTAAATTCTCAAATTATTACTCCATATTTAAAACAACCTGTAGAAGAAATAAGAAAATATCTTAAAACTTCTGCATAATAAATATTATAGAATCCGTAGAGACTGCGATGGTTTATTGAAGTAATGATATTTACCTAAGTTATCCTCCTATTAGTATAGGATGAATATACAGTCCGATCTGTCGAAAGACACTTCTATGATTTAATTCATAGTCGCCACGCTATAATCGAATATTAATGAAACGTGGGAGGTAGGCAGAAATGACCTACCCTCTTCTATTTATTTAGAAGAAGTAACAAATTTTGAGCGAATACTCAACCTATCAATACCAGTCAACTAGGCGAAGCGTTAAAACGAAGTGCTTCGTCATTTAATGCGGCTCATACAGACCTTTCATCTGCTATCGCCTTGATTACAGCAACTAAACAAAATTGGTTGAACGTACAGAAATGTGCGTAAGTGAACACATCTAAAACCAGTAAAACCTAAAGCTCTATCACTACAATACGGATGAAATAAGCTGGTATGAATGTAACGAAAGTAAAACAACGATAGAGATTCCATATGGTCAAAAGCCTAAGTGGAAATTTGACTGTCTTTACATAAGATAGGAATGGTAGCTTGGTCGCAAAGTTCCGAATAGGAATGTGTCAAACGATCATCCCCATGTCGGGGTTTAGAAATATTCTTTAATAGAATTATAAAATAAGGGTGAAAATCCCGAATATCTAAACCAACAGGAGTACGGTACAATCGCAAATGGTATAGGTGAAACCCCTTTAAATGGAAACGGTGTGACTGCTGTTCATAAAGAACGTGGTTAAAAAATGATCTATTCAATAGTGAAAATTATTGGAGATTAATTATAGTAATCTCGGTTAGAAAGTTGCGATTCTAACTAAATATTAAAGAATGCCGTAGTACAAGACCCTTCTAGGGTTGGTAATATGTGGAAAACAGTTTCCATGAGACTTCGTAATGAAGATACTAGAGATAAAATCTTAGACCTTATCGGTTATGACATTATGAATAAGCAAGGCACAGGTTATAAGGATATTATGAAAATTGTTACTGATATCGGTAGTAATTTTTCAGGGTATTCTGATAAAACACAAGCCAAATTGCTTGATGTAATGGCTGGTATATTTTACCAGTATGTACAGAAATGTGCATAAAAGAACATATTTAATTGCAGGTAATACATAAAGCCTTACACCACAATAGCGGAGACAATCACGCTATGATGGGGCGAAAGCAGAAAAAACGTAAGGATGATACATGGTCAAAAGCCTAAATGTCACATTTACTAATTTTTATAAATTAGGAATTGTTGTTCTTGCATCCAAGTACCCTAACGTATCCCGTAGACCATACGGTACTAAGTCGAGGGTAAAGGTTCATCGACTAGAGCCATGTCGGGAATTAGAAATATTCTTTAATAGAATTATAAAATAAGAGTGGAAATCTCGAATATCTAATTCAATACTCGTAGGGCGTAATCGCAAATGACGTAGGTGAAAACCCTTTAAATCGAAAAGGTATGACTGCTGTTCATAAAGAACGTGGTTAAGAAATAGTCAGTTCTAATATGAAAATATTAGATTTTGTTAGTATACAAGGAGTGAATAGACATATTTAAAACAAATAATAAACGATTAGCAAAATATTTATATTCGTTAGGTTTTGATAGAACAGAGAATATAAATAATGGAAAAGAATATTGGATTTTTAAGAAGTCAGATAATTTTAAAGAATCTCTTGACTTCTATTTTTATATGAGAAAAAAGAATAAAAATTTAGAATAATAAATTTTATATTAAAGGAGATGCTATAATGCAAAAATATACACAAGAAGAATTAGAAAACATTGTAAAAGATTATAATAATGGATATGGATTACGTCCATATCAATTAGCGAAAAAATATAATCGAAGATCATCAAGTATTATCCAAAAACTAAAATCATTAAATGTTTATAAGAATTATAATTATAGATTTACAAAAGAAGATATCGAATTTTTGAAAGAACATTATCCGTCTGGAGATTGGAATATAATTTTTAAAAGGTTTCCAAATGCAACAAAACAGTCAATTATGACAAAAACGAGTGAATTAGGTATTTATCAAGAAAATCCTAATAAGTGGACAGATGAAGAAATTCTTATTTTAAAAGAAAATTATAAATTTGGAGATATACGACAATTAACTACTCTTCTACCGAATCATTCTTACAAAGCAATCACAACAAAAGCGAAACGTTTAAATATAAAAAGTAGAAAATTATGGACGAAAGATGAAGACGAATTACTTATAAAATTATATCCTATTCATCACATAGATGATATATTAAATAAATTTCCAGATAGGTCAAGAAATTCCATAATAAAACGAGCCATAAAATTAAATTTAAAATCTATTGATTATAACCCTTGGACACAAAACGAAGATGATTACATAAAAGAGCATTGGTTTTTACAACCTGATGTTATTTTAGCAAACAATTTAAATAGAACTCCAAATGCTGTTCAAGTAAGAAGATTATATTTAAATTGTTACAGAAGAGATATGGATTCAACTAAATATGAAAGTTTATCTAAGTATATTCGAGGTAATATTCAACAATGGAAAAAAGATTCCATGAAAAATTGTAATTATCAATGTATATTCACAGGAAGTAAAGATTTTCAAATACATCATTTATATGGAGTAAGTAATATTTTAAATGATATAGTAAATAATTATCATATTGTAATAAAGAATAATATAAATGATTATTCAAAAGATGAATTACAATATATTTTAAATATTTTTATTAAAGAACAATCTAAATATCCATTAGGTGTGTGTATAAGAAAAGAAATACATGTTTTATTTCATAGTTTATATGGTCAATATTATAATACACCTGAACAATGGTATCAATTTCAAAAAGATTATACCAATGGAATTTATGATGATATTATTAAAAATAAAATAGCATAGAAATTTATACTAACAAAATTAAAACATATTGCGAATGTTTTATAACATAAAAGAAGAATAATGGTAACGCATTGGCAGCCGCCCTTGGCAACACAGACCTTATTAAACAAGCCTACAACACAGCAGAATTTGGTTCAGAAGGTTCTGCTGAAAAAGAATTATCAAATTATCAGAAGTCTATCGAATATCATATAGGACAAATGAAAGCATCATTTCAAGAATTGTCCACAACCGCAGTTAGCTCTGATGTATTTAAAGGATTTATAGATGGTGGTACTACTGCTATCAATGTCCTTACAAAATTCATTAGTGTTGCAAATGGTGTACCTGCTGTATTAACAGCTATCGGTGCAGTAAAAGCATTTAAGAATCTGGATTAGCCTAAAATCCTGGCTACAGTTTACTTTTAACTTGGTCTATCCACGCAGAGAATATTATAGAAATGGAATAATAAACAATGTAGGGAGATGAGGATTCTTAGATGTTAAAATTTTTAAATTAGAGGAATAATTCGTTGAAACCACTATTTTGTTATTATAACAGTGAATCGAATGAAAATTTCGTGGCAACGCACGAGCCAACTCAATATACGATTAAGTAATATGCGATACGTCACTGTGACGAGGGAAACATATGAAATATTGAGAAGTGTAGAGAGAACACCCTTCCTCCAAAGTATATATTGCCTTATTATATATGCTTTGAATGAATGTTCCAGGGTAAACAAAAATCATGGTAAACCATGCGTCAGTTACTATTCTGACGTTTGTTGGATAAAAATAGAACAAAATGTTCTGTATGGTATATTTTTCCTTTTTGATGTATAATAGAGAAAATTATATTAAACAAAGGAGAATATATTATGGGAACGGAGAAAAATAATAATAATAACGAAGACAGAATATTTGAGATTTCTTCTAAGCAAAGACCTGAGATTGAAAATCAATCTCGTTTAGAAGATGAAGAAGTAACGAAAAATAAAAAGGAGTGATAAGTATTAATTGGGTAATTGAACTTATAAATAATATCCCAAATTTGATATCTAATATTGTTTATGGATATATATTTTTATCCGCTTACTATTGGATAAGTTTTGTAGAGCAGAATAATTATAAAAATTTTATTATAAAAAGTGTAGTTGCTAATTACATATTGAAAAATTTTTATAAAATAACATTTTTTCAGTTTATTTCTAATAAGTATGAGAATCGTCCAATTGTTGTAATTTTACTTTGTGTAATAACTCTTATTATTGCTTTAATATTAGGAAAAATAGTACATACAACTTGGTTTAATGATACTTTGGAAAAGATTTATCTTTATAGAAGTACAAATGAAAATATTTGGGATGATATTATAAAAACTGGAATGTTTTTGCGAATATATATGAAGGATGGTACTTCTTATCTAGGTATATATAGAAAGTCAGAAAATTTTGAAAGAGAACCATTTATTCTATTATCAAGATATCAGGAGTTTAATAAAGATAATAAAATTATTAAAGATTATTTTGATAATACAAACAAATTCATTCTTCTTAATACAAAGGATTTTGAACGCATTAAGATTGATTACTCTCAATGTAAAGAATAATTCATCAAAAAAAGAACCAGAGTTAAGTTTTCTGGTTCTTTATTAAGTTATAATTATAAAGGAGATTTTATGAGATATGTAAAACTTAAAGATATTGAACCTTATACAGATAAAGATATAATAAAACCACATCCAAAGAAGAAAAAGAAAAAATCTAAGAAAAAAGAAAATCCTTGCCAGATAAATATATACATAACTATTCAGAAATAACAAAAAAGCAGAAGACTACTACTCTCCTGCTGTTCTTTTATTGTAAGTAGAAGTTATATCACAGGAGGTATTTCATGAAAAGAATTATTCGATACATTACATGGCATCTTATTGACAAGAGAAGATTACATAAAGTTATGAAAAAGAGAAGACTTGCATTGGTAGAACCCAAGCCACATTCATACACTTATTCTATGAAAATTGATTGTCATACAGGATTAGAGGGTTTGAGAAAATTAAAAAAAGAGATTGAAGAATTGGAAAAGGAATGGGAACAAAACCCACCTCATCCTCATGACCCGAAAGATGATATTGTTTTCTGAATTGAGATGAAGTGGGTTTATATAATTAATAAGGTACAATTGATTTTTGACAACTAAATTTTAATATAATTTTGTCAGCTACATAAGATGGGATGTCTTCAGAATTTGATTTTGCAACAAAATCCCTATCATCTTTCCATTTTTTAACAGCTTCTGAAAACTTAGGAATTGGTTGATATTTTTCTATTAAACCACCCAAATAAGAACAAATTTCACCTTTCCCTATCTTATTTGAGTTAATTAATGACAATAATATTATATGCCTTTGAGTTTCACTTAATCCTTTTTTAGCTTGAACATTATATCCATGACGATATAATTCAGATTGTTTATCACTTGAAGAAAAATCTCCAGAAGATTCATTTTCATTTGTTGTTTCATCAATTACCTCACATAAAATTATACCTTCTATTTTATCAAAATCATCTTTTAACATAATATATTTTTGACATTGATTACAATATGTAGCAGGTAAAATTTCAAAGCCAACAGTTCCATTTTTATGTATCATAGGAATTTGTACGGTTATATCTGATATTTGATGTTTTTTATTAATGCAACTTTTGATTGTCTTTTGTACTTGTATGTATATTTTATTATATATGTCTAATAAATGATGATATTTCATATGTAAAATAATATTTGTATATTCGAGATTATTTAGAATCCCTTTTATACTTCTAAAAGTGACATACTTTTTATCACAATTATCGCATTTAAAAATTGAGATTTGTTTATAATCTTTTTCAGAAGAATTATAATAGTAATCTTTAACATTATTCATTGATGCATGACAACAAGGGCATACTTCATCAGGAGTAAGATATAATTCTAAATATTCATCGGGTTCCTTAGAGGATTGTACAGTTTCATTATTATTAGAATTATTCTCGTCCTCTTCTAATGAATTTTCTTTATTATTTACTGGAATGAGGAAATTATCAAAATTTTGACAATATTCTTTAAGGCATCGAGCATCTTGAAGAAGAATATTATTTTCTTTAGTTATACTCAAATCGAATAATTCTTTAGAAAATTCATTTGATACATATTCAAAGATACTTTCTAACTCTCCTTTAATAGAGTTAATAGAATGATTGATATTAACGATTTCCTGAGAATTTTCATCTTTGTATTTCAATAGTATGTTAACGATTTGTTCATCAAGCATCTTGTATATTCCTCTCTCCTACCATTCGTACTTACATGAGTTACAATGAAATTGTTTACGGATTTTAGGACTAAATATGCCAAATAATCCTGCACTTACAGCTTTTGAAGTAGCAGAAATTTTTCGTATATTAGTTGAACCGCAGGTAGGGCATTTAGGAAGTTCTATCTCTGGTAATAAATCCTCATGTTTTTTTACATAATCTTCATTAAATACATAACCACAAATTTGACAAACTTCTTTTATATTATCGACAATTATATGTGGTAATTTTGCTTTGCACCAAGGACACTGTTCATCTGAAATTGAATTATCTTTTTTATACTCAGCTTCGATTGTTTTGTTTTTTATCACAGACACTGGGCATCCACACTTTGGACAGATATCTGCATATTCACTTACATCATTCCCACATTCAATACATTTTATTAAACTCATTTAGCTGTCTCCTTTTGTTATAAATTAATAGCCAACAAATTAATTATAGCATAAAATGCAAGTTAAAGAAACAGCTACTTATTTAAAAAGTATATATGACCAAGGGTATGATGCATTAGGCGTGGCAAAATATAAAGCATTAGGTAGCTTTAAGAAATTTGCTGGCACTAATATTGGCAAATTAGGCATCAGCCTTACGTCTATCTTTGCCGCCTATAAAGCATTTAAGGCTGTAGATAGTAAATTCGGATTAACCTATAATGGTGCTTACGGAAATACAAGTAAATCATTAAAGAGTGTTCAAGATACAAAATCGCAAGTTGATGATTTACAGTCTAAGGTTGCTGGGTATAAAGAATCTTTACAACAGATTGCGACAAATAATGATATTGACGTTTCTGGTTTAGAATCTGTAGATGCTATTATTCAGAAAATTAATAACGTAGGTGGAATTTCTTTAGTAGATCAAGCGGAAGTTCAGAAAGTTCAAGTCGCAAATAATCAGTTAAAAGGTACTCTGAAAAATAAACAGAATATTCTATCTCAAGAACAAAAAGAAGCTGCGGCTGATGCTGAAAAGAATCTAAAAAAGAAAATTAACCCTAATGTTAAAAAATCTAAAGATGGTACTTATGAATATGTTGGTACGAATGGTGTAGCCGCAGGTACAGGCGCAGAACATCAAAATGTAATAGATGCGACTGCACAGGATTTGAAAGGATATCAAGAATATTCTGACAAAATCGCAAAACTTCGTGAAAAACAATCAAAGGTTACTTCTGCTTCTGAATCAAAAGCGATTGAAAAACAGATTAAAGAAGCCGAAACAGCAAAAGATAAAATTGGAAGTAGTTTAGATAGTAGACAAGAAGAATTATCTATTATGATGAAAGCTTTATCTGTTAATGGCGAAGGTGTTGAGGCACTTAGTGGACATAGTAAAGGATTTGATAATCTTAAATCAATAGTAAATGCTATCTCCAATAAAGACCTTAATAGCACAGAAAAAGCGTTAAGTTCATTAAATTCATTCTTTGATGGGTCTACGGGTAAAAACGCTATTAAAGAAGAATTACAAGATGCTGTTAATTCTGGACAGGATTTACAGACGGCTCTAAGTAGTATTGGATTGTCCTTAAATGATTTAGGTATTGATAAAATTTCACAGCTTAAAGATTACTTAGATAAAGCCTCTGAATCTGCGAAAAAGACAAATGATTATCTTGATGGTACAGTAGATAGTGTAACCAATGCTTTTGATAATACAGAAAATCAGGATTCTGAATGGAAGAAAATGTCTGATTATTTATCTCAGGCAAACGACCTCTACAAGAAAGGTAAAATCGGTACTGATGATTTCCAAGAATCTACTCAGTATATGTTTTATGATAAAATCAATCCTGATAAAAAAGGCACTAAGTTTGATGCTGATGCATATGCTAAAAAATGGTCAGAAGCAAACGAAAAACGGAAACGATATTTTGATTCTGACAATCCAATGGATAGTGTTAATAACTTTATAGATGATTTAAAAGAACACGGATTAGCAAAAGAAAATGACAATGGTGATATAACTTGGACAAAAGCATTTGATAGTTCTGCTAAAGCTGCAAAAGAATTAGACCTTAGTGTTAGTGCCGCTGAAACAGCAATGAAGAATCTTAGTAGTTATGGATTTGAATTTTCAGGTATGAATTGGAACGGAGAAAATCTAACTACATATAAAGAATCTCTTTCTGGAATCAAAGAAATCTATGATAAATTAGAAGATGATGGAAAAGGTGGATATAAGGAACAACTTGGAACTAAAATTGAAGGTTGGGATAAAAATGTTAAAAAATATAACAAAGATATGTCCGATCTTACAAAAGAAAAAGTTGTAAAAATCAAATTCGAGTATAATTTAGCAGACCTTAAATTGAAGTTACAAGAAGCAAAAAATAATGCAGAAACTTCAAATACAAATGAGTCTTGGGGTCAATATAACGCTGTACAAAAACAAACTTTAAAACAAACTATCCAAGATGCTAAACATTACACCGATAAAAATGGCAAGAATATCCATGCTAAAAAAGCAGAGAAAAATGCAAATTTCCAATTAGCTGGTAATACTGCTGATGCAATAGAACGAGCTACATTGTTAACTAATAATGAAAATAAAAAGACATTATTACAACAACAAGCATCTTCCATTCGGGAACAACAACAAAAATTTATTGAAGATTTTATACATTCTGGTGAAAACTGGGAAAGTTATTCAAAGAATCATAGAGATGATTTAAATAATCTTAATAAGTATAGTGCTAATGCAAAAAAGACATCTGCAAATACATTGGGTGTTAGCGAAGATAAAATTCAAGTTAAAGCACCTGACGAAGCAAAACGAAATAAAAAATCTTCTAAAAAAGATACAGAAGAAAAAACCGTAAAATATACTACTAATACAGATGAAATTGATAAGACCGATAAAAAAATAAAAAGTGACAGTAAGAAACCTGTCGAAAAAAAAGTAAACTGTAAAGTAGATTCAAAAGAACTTGATAAAATTGACAAAGACATCAATTCTAAAGATGCTAAACAAAAAATAGTTGAGCTTGTTGGTAAAGATAATGCTACTCCTATTATAGAGAAATGGGATAGTATGGATGCTCCAGATAAGAACACCAAGTTATCTGGTAAAGACCAAGCAACAGCAATCGTAACTTTATGGAACGCCATGAGTGCTGACGATAAATTTTCTAGTTTAAGTGCGGAAGATAAAGCTACTGCCCTTGTTTCTATTTGGAATGGATTAACGGCAGAGCAAAAAACGGCAATTATTAATGGAGATAGTTCTGCTGCGGATAAGGCAATTTCAAAAGTTAATGCTCAAAAAATAAAAGATAAGTCATTTTCTATTAATGCAAAAGATAATGCCAGTGGAACAGTTAGATCTATTAAAGGTGAAATTGATTCTGTACATGGAAAAACTGTTACGGTAACTACAGAACATGTAAATGTAGTTAGAACAAAATCTTATGGGACTAAAGCATATAAATCTGGTGGAAGTCAACGATTCTCTAGTAATGGGCATAAATCTCATCAATTTAACGGTACATTCCATCCTTCTGTTCCTGCGAAAGCACAAGGAACTTTAAAGTCATCTTCTGTTGGTATACCTAAGAGTGAAAAGACTTTAATTAATGAAGTTGGAACTGAGGGTGTTGTTAGAGATGGTAAATTAAATATCTATAACAATGGTTATCCTGCTCTTGTTGATTTACACAGGGGAGATATTGTCTTTAATTCAGAACAAATGAAATCCTTAGAAGAAAAGGGATATATTACCAATAGTCATGCAAAAATTGTTGGTGGTATGTCTGCTTTTGCATCAGGTACAGTCGATGATTTAAGCGATGTATTTGATGATGATTATTTAAATGATGTTACTGCTTATGCTCATGGCAGTCTAAATGGAACAACTGCTAGAGCTAAAACAGGAAAAGGTGGACATAGACCTGGATATTATACATCATCCACATCGACTAATAACAATAAGAAAACTACTAAATCTACTACTCCTTCTACCACAAAGAAAACTAAATCCAATTCCGATAAATCCAAAAAGAAAACAAAAAAAAAAGGTAAAACAGCTTTAGAAAAATTCCAAGAATGGTTTGAAAATTTCTTTGATTGGATTGAAGAACGTTTAAAGAAGCTTCAAACTCAAACAGAACGGTTTGAAAAGAAAGCTGAAAATTCTCATACGTTAAGTGGAAGAAATTCTAATTATGAAAATGCCTATAAGAATATCGATAAAGAAATTTCTGCAAATAAAAAAGGTGAAGCTAGATATAGAAAACAGGCAAATACTGTTAAAAAGCAAGCCATTAAAAAGAAAATCGTTAAGCCAAAACAAGCAAAGAATCTTATTAAAAAGATTCAAAATGGTACGATTAATATTAATTCCTATGGTGAAAAAGCACAAGAGTTTATTAAATCATATCAGGAATACTGGGATAAAGCAGAAGATTGTCGTACAAATCAACTTGATCTTCAACAACAGCTTTATGAGTTAGAACAGAAAAAACTTGATTCTATTACAGGCTATTATGACACCGTAAATGATTTATATAAATCTGAACAAGATATCTACAGTTCTGAAAATGAAATGATTAGAGCTAAAGGTGGTTCAGAAGATTTAAATTCAGCATATCATAAAAATTTAATTTCTCAAAGAAGTAAACAGGCATCTCAAACATCTATTCTCCAACAAGAAGCTAATGCTTACGCAAAAGAACTTCAAACTGCCAGAAAACGATTTGGTGCGAATAGTGAAGAAGCTTTAGCGGCACAAACAAAATATAATGAGATTGTAAAATCTTTAAATGAATCTAAAACAGCATATGAAGAATTAAATGAGCAAATTAGGGAAGTAACATATAATTTAAAACAGATTGCTATTGATAAATGGACTTCTGCTATGGATAAATTATCTTCTCTTGCATCATTAATTAGTGTAAAGAACATTTCTAATAAAGAGCGTGATAGTCGATTAGAACAGACCTATAAGAATCAAATGACTACTGACAATAATATTATCGTAGCTAATCAAGATATGATAAATATTAAGAAACAGCGTTTAGTAGAACTTAAAAATACAGGTGACCCTAATCTTACAGGCGAAAAAGCTGTTCAAATTCGCAAAGAAATTCTCGAATTAGAAAATGATAATTACGACCGTATGCAACATCGTGAAGAAAAATTAAATGATATTATTGAACTTCGTTTTAATAAACTTAAACGTGAAAACGAAATTCTTGATAATAATATCAGCGATATGGATCATTTAATTGACCTCATGGGTGATGCAGAAATTGTTGCAGATGATGGAAAAATTACCGATACTGGGAATGCACAAATTCTTTTAAATTCAAATAAAATTCAACAAGCTCAAACGGCTATTGCAAATTATCAAAAGGGTCTTGATGCTTTAGGCAATTCTTATACAGATACTTCAATGTCAGAGGAAGAATGGATAGAAAAGAAACGAGAACTTATTGAGGCTCAACAGAAAGAAGCTTCTACTGTCAAAGAAAGTAGAAATGCAATTCTACAAATTTACAAAAATTCTCTCCAAAAAGAAAATGAACTTCTTCAAAAGAACATTGATAAAAGAAAAGATGCTTTACAAAAGAAAAAGGATTATTACAATTACGATAAGACTTTAAAAGAAAAGAATAAGAACATCAACATTCTTCAAAATGAAATCGCAGCCTTAGAAGGTACTTCTAGTGCCGCAGGAAAAGCCCGTTTAGAAGAATTAAAAGCACAACTTAAAGATGCCCAAGATGATTATGATGAAACTGTAAGAGATCATGAAGATGAACTTCGTAGTGAAGGATATGATAAAGTTTCAGAAGACGCATCCAATGTATTAGATAAGACATTAACTGCTTTAGATAGCAATTCTAAAATGCAGACTGATGTTGTTAATAAAATGCTTGATGGCATGGTTGAGTCTTATGATGAAGCTTATGCGAAAATCAGAGATATTATTGCATCCTCTGGTACTTCTGTTGATGCTTTTACAAAAGATATTACAAATAAAACTCAAACTGAGTTAAGTAATAAAATTGAAAATGTTAAAAATGGAATTACTACTTCTACCGTTGATGATATTAATGTAAATAATATCGGAAGAGGAGAAAATGCAGATAAAGCTGATGATATTCTTAAAAAGCAAGAATTTAATGATAGTACAGTAAATGGTGCTTCAAAAATTGATTTATCAGAACAGCAGACAGAATGGAATCGCCAGCAAACGATTAAAGCACAACAAGAAGCGGCTAAAAAACAAGAAGCTGCACAGCAAGCAAAAAAAGCAGAGGACAAAAAGAATAAAGAGATAGAATCTCTTCGTGCTAAATTGGCTAAAGCTAATGAGTCATATGCTGACGCATGGGATAAAACTGAAAAACATGTTCAAAACATGAAAGAAAGCAGTTGGTGGAAGAATTTCGCTGATGCCAAGAAAAAGAAAGTTAAAGCCCATGAATCTATTAGTACGAAAAGTCTTAAAAAGGGAAAAGGTCTTGATGCCGCAAAAACCCATAATAACTTAGTTGAAAAAGAATCTCAAGCTAAGAAAACAGCACAGGATTATATAAATCAATTAAGTAAATATGGAGTAAAAGAATCTCTCGTAAATCCTAGTAAAATAATGGGTGGTATTAAAGGATTTGCAAAAGGTGGAATCGCAAATGAACTTGTTCCTGTAAATGATATTACAAAAGTAATTCCTGCTTTGAGCAATGTTATTACATCAAATGGTGATGAAGGTTTAATTACTGCACGTTTAGGGGAAATGATTCTCCCTGAGAAGCCTGTTAAAAATTTAGTACCAGATTTTATCAGTAATGTTGAGAAAGCAAATGCCATGATGAAAAATGGTGGTATGGGAGATATCAACATTGAAAATAATTTGATTGTCCAAGGAAGTATTGATAAGGACACATTCCCTGGAGTTAAGAAAATGCAAGAAATGTCTTATGATTACATAGTGAAACAACTAACAGACCAAAGACAAAAATCTGGCTATAAAACGAAACTGTAAAATAAATATTTTTATAATTTAGAGTATCAGAATGTAAAAGTTCTGGTACTCTTTTCTATTAAAAAATCAGAAAGGAGGTACAAAATATGGCTATTTTTGGTAAATATTTTAATTTTAATGGAAAGTCATCCAAAGATTTTGGATTAAAAATAGTATCTTTTGATATGTTAGATTCTATTTCTATGGGGTTGGAAAGAACGATTAATATTGGAGAAATGAATATCTTTAGGCAACGTCCAAATCATTTTGGCGCAACCTACTCTTCTACTCTCCAATTTACTGTCACTGTTGTTAAAGACCCTCTTATTTCTGATAAGAATTTTTTCACTCGTTCAGAAATCGGAAAGATTAATGCATGGCTTACATCTCCACGTTTCCCAGAATTATTTCACATGACAGATTATGATAATGCTGTGGAATCAGATGAATATGTAGATTATTTCGTCACAATTCAAAACGTAGAATCTACTTTTATTCAAGAAATTATAGGATTAAAATTTACAATTAATTGTGATTCTCCATTTGGATATAGTGAGGAAAAAACTCTTACACTTACAGAAAGTGAAAAGGAATATACTATTCAGAATGATACAGATGATTTAGAGAATTATATTTATCCTGTTATTGAGATTAATCCAAAAGACGATAAAGATATCACTCTGACAAATATCACAGACAACTCATCTTCTATCACGTTTAATCCCACAGGCGCAAACAATACAATCTACATTGATTGTCAGCGACTTACCATTAAGAACTATATAGGTTCATTAATTCCTCTTACTGATTTAAATATCTTAGACCCACAAAAAATGTATTGGTTTAAATTGTTATCTGGACAAAATAAAGTAAAATTTTCTGGTAACGCAACTGTTAAAATGAAATATAGAGAATATAGAAAGGTTGGTGCATATTAATGAATTACACAAATAAATATGCTGTCCAACAGTTTATATATATTGCACAGCCAGGAAAAAGACTTTTAGGTGTTGTTGGTGGGGTTGATTATTCAACTTCTCGGATTAATAAAAAAGGAAATAATACTGTTTCTTTATCTTTTGTTGCTTATGAATCTTTCAATGGTGAAAAAAGTGCGTGGTATGATTATCTTGATGAATTAATGGAAATCTTTGTGGATGGAATTTGGTTCATCATTAAAAATCCACCAGAAGTAAATCATGATGGAAAGATTGAAAGTAAAACCATTGAAGCTGAATCATATGAGATTGGATTACAGAATTACGACATTCAGCGTTTTAAAGTTGGACAAGGCACAGAATCATCTTATGAAATGATGTTCCAATCTAAATATCCAAAAGAAAAATATCCTGATAAATACAAAAACGGTATTCCAACAGTAAAATTTCATAATCCAGATGAACCAGAATTATCATTATTACATATTCTTTTGCATCATGCAGGTTTGATTCCTTCAAAGAAAATAATTGATGTCGATGGAAATGAAATTGATAATTGGGTAGATAATATTGCAGATTCTCCTTGGCAGATTGGTGAAATTGATACCATGCCTCGCCATATAGATAGTTCTGGACAAGAATTAGAAAATCCTACATATCTTCCAGAAGATTCTTATGCATTTGATATTGACAATTCAGATTTATATTCTGTTCTTACGCAGGATGTTTCAAATGCATTTTCTTGTATTTTTACATTTGATACAGTTAATTGTAAAATTAATGCAACTTATGTAGACCATATTGGAAAAGATACAAATGCTTATGTTGGTTGGCGCAATATACAGAATTCTTTAAAAGCTACACGCAAGGACGAATTATTTACTACTGTTACTGTATCTGGTGGTGAAGGAATTGATAATATTGTTTCAGTAAACTTTGGCGATACAGATATTGAGGATTATTCATATCTTCTTGAAGATGAAAGATATATTCCTATATCTTTAAAAGAAAAATATAAGGCATGGGTAAAATATAGAGAATCTAAACGATTAGATTATATTAATCTTCAAAAAAAATATGTGGATGTACAGGAAAAAGCCACTGAGGTAAAATCAAGAGTTCCTATAGATGGATCAACAGAGGATTGGTCAAGTAAATCTATTAAAGATTTAATGCAGGCATATGACGATTATACTGCTTTGATTCGTGCTTATGAATCTGAATATATAAAAGAAGATGGAAGTTTTGATTTAGATGCTTTGAAAAAATCCGCAGATTGGGACAGATATGAACAGATTGTAAATTACATCCTTCCTACAATCATTAATAAGCTTGTAAGTACAACAGATTCCGAAGCAAATGATATTAAAGAATCTCTTAAAGATTATGGTTCTGGAAATATCTTAAAAAATGCAACATTTATCACATCTTCTAATTGGTATGGAATTGGAAGTTCTCTTAGTGAATGTAATGTACTTAATACTTCTCCTGTTTATGGTGCAACTCGTTACATGACAATTCATAGTAATAGCGATTCTTGTGGAATAAAACAAAAGGAAATATCTACCTCTAAAGGAAGTACATATACTTTAAGTGCTTTTATTCGTTCAGCAAATGCTAATAAAATCAAATTAGGTTATTGTTCATCTAATGATAATAATGATTATTCAAAAGTCACTTATATAGAAAGAGATATTACTTCTACTTGGACAAGGGTTCAGATTACTTTTACTGCACCATCTGATATTTCAGAAATTTACTTTTTATGTGAAGGAACAAATATAGCTTTTGATATTACTGCGCCAATGCTAGAGTTAGGAGAAAATGCATCTACATTTCAATATTTTCAAATGGATGAGGAATATCAAAAATCATACCTTACTGATTGGAAATTATATGGAGTAGATGAACTTACATCTTGTCAAAAAAAATATTCTGACCAAATGGGAGTATTGGAGAAATATTCTCAGGAATATGATTCTTCAATTACTGATAGCACAGAAGAAGTCTATAATTCTTATCATCAATTATATCTTGACTACAAAAAGTTATATGATGATTGCACATCTGCTCTTGTGGAAAGACAAAAAGAATACGACAATTTAATTTCAGAAAGAAATAATTATAAATCTGAATATGATACGATTGCGAAAAATGTAAAAAGAGAAAATTTTGAAAATGTACAAACTGAATATCCTGCTTTTACGAAATACGAAGAATTTCTTTTAAAGAAACTTTATAAGCATACAGATTATCAGAATGAAAACATTATTTCAACATCTATTACTTCTTCTGTTGAAAAGATTGAAAAGGAATATAAGCTATACCTAGATGCGGTTGAGCGTTTATATGCAGCTTCTCACCCACAATATACATGGGAAGATACCCTAGATAATATTTATGGTTTAGAAGAATTTCAATGCTTAATTGAACCATTAGATATTTACAATTTTATTCACGCAGAAATCAATAATAATGGTACATTTGAAAAATTAAGAGTTACAGGAATTACTTACAATCCTTGTATTTATCAAGGTGATTTTACACTTACCTTTTCATCTGTAACAAGATATAAAACAAAGAAAAATGATTTCAATGATTTGTTAAGCTCTGCTTTATCAGCACAGAAAAATGCACTTACTCTTTCAGCAGGAAATTCAAAAAATGTCACATCTTATACAATCACACCTGAATTTATAAAATCATTACTTGGAAGTTCTTCTTTTAATGCTTACATGAGTAAGAATAATGCAGGAACAATTTCTGGTATTACAGGTAATTTCACAAATCTTTATTCTAAATATATAGATGCGAAACAAATCACTGCTCAACTGGTAAAAGCTGACAGCGCAGAGTTCAAAAAACTTGTATCAGAATCTATCCAAACAGACATTCTTACTACAAAAATTCTTAATGCAGATAAGGGATTCTTCGATTCACTCTCAACTAAAATTCTTGATGTTTCACAAGCAAATATTGAAGATTTGATTGCAAAAAAAGTAACCACAGATTATATCTCCGCAAAGCTTATTTCTGGTGAAAATGGGGATTTTATTGATTTTGTAAATTCAAACTTAAATTTCAAAAATATCACAACAGAGTTATTAACAGGTTCAAATAGTGATACTTTTATTGATTTTGTAAAAAATCAAATTAATACATCTGAATTGAACGCAAAAGTTGCCAATATCAATTCCTTACTTTCTGGTTCTGCCGGTGTAGGCGATTTACAAACAATTCACCTTACAGCAAATAATGCAAGTATTGATGAAGCTGTAGTTAAAAACTTAATCGCTGCAAAAATTTCTGTTGCAGACTTAATGACTCATTCTGCTTCTGCGGAATTAATCACTCTTATTTCTCAAGATGGAAAGCCATCTATCGCATTTAAAGGTTCAACTCAACAATTTTATGATTCAAGTGGGAATGTCCGTATTCAAATGGGGCAAGATGCAAAAGGTGATTTTACATTTTCTCTCTTTGACGACACAGGAACAGGTGTCTTAATTGATAGTAAAACTGGCGTTCATGCTAATGCTATTGCTAACGGATTAATCGTAAATGACATGATTAAAGATGGAACCGTATCTAAGAGTAAGCTTGGGTTTGAAATCGTGGAACCAAATGAGCAAGGTGGCATAGATATTTCAACAATTTACGATGGTGAGAAAAAATGGGGAGCACAATACATTTCTTTTAAAGAAAGTACGATAAATTCTCTTGATGGTCTTGACAGAAAAATAGATGATTCAATTCCTTTTCAATTGTTCTTTACCACATCAGTTGGTTCAGATCTTGCATATGGAGTGAATCCATCAACAGTAGTCACGATTCATCTTTACAGAGATGGAAAAGAAGTTACAGACGATTATCAAGACAGTAATTTTATATGGACAAGAACTTCTGCTGATAATGCAGGAGATATATATTGGAATGAAAAACATTCAGAAGGTAGTAAACAGATAACTCTTTCTTTATCTGAAGATGTGTTGATGGGAGCAGATTTTAACTGCTTTTTTATTTTGGACGGAGAAGTTTTAGCAACTTTAAACGATAATTAGAAAGGAGATTCTATGGCAAAAGTAAAAGCTACGGGTACAATTACTATCCGTAATATAACAAATATTGGTAAATTATCATCATACATTACATCGTCTCAGCCATTGATGGTTGTGTATGATCCTAATTCTGCTACACAATATGAACCAAACTGGGCTAATTCTAATCTAGTTTTAACTCCAGTTGTTTTTTTCAATGATACACAATTATCCTTATCTGCTTCTGGCTTAACTATCACTTGGCAGAGACAGTTAGGTGCAGGAGAAGTTACTGCATTAACTACAGGAGAAACTGTAAAAGGGAATATTCTTACGGTTTCAAAAAACATTCTTGCTGATACATCTATGATTACTTATATATGTAACATTTCGTATATTGACCCAAATACGAATAGAGTAGTAATTAAATCACGTTCACAGATGTCATTCTCTCTTGTAAAAAATGCACCAGAATTATCAGATTGTAATATTACAGGAGACACAGTTTTTAAATATAACACTTCTGGAACACTGGTTTCTGCTTCATCTATTAAACTTACTGCAAATTTGACAAATACCACCCTTAAGCAATGGCAATACAAAAAATCGGATGGTACTTTCGCAGCTTATCCAAATGCTGGAACATCTGTTACTCTTACAGTAAATGCCAGTGATGCAGTTTTTGTAAATGATGTTGCTGTTATTAAATTAGTTACAGCAGACAACGATGTATTTGATTTACATAATATTGTAAAGTTGCGTGATGGTGCAGCAGGTTCAAGTACAATCACTTGTAATCTTTCAAATGATACACAAAGTGTTCCATGTAATTCTAATGGTGCTTTATATTCTACTTCTCTAAATGGATGTGATACTACTATTTCTATCCTAAAAGGTTCTGCAAATGATACAGGAAATTGGACTATTACAGCTACTCCTTCTTCTGGAATTACAGGTACTTATGATGCGAAAACATATAAATATACCGTAACGGGAATTAGTGTCGATTCTGGTTATGTTGAATTCACATGTACACGATCTGGTTATACAACAATCACAAAACGATTTACAATTAATAAAGACCGTTCTGGTTCTAATGGTGCAGATGCAGTATTCTATTCTGTTGGTTCTGATGTCGCTTTTATGAAATTAAATAAAAGCAAAGTATTTACTCCTTCTGCAATCACCTTTTCAGGGCAGAAAATTGTTGGTAATAATGCAGCTACAGTATATTCTGGAAGATTTAAAATTTATGAATCGACCGATGGAGCGACTTATACTTTAAAATACACATCTGGTTCTGATGAATCTTCAAAAAAATATACTCCTTCAGCAAACACTGTAAAAACAATTAAGTGTGAGCTTTATCAGGCTGGCAACACAACAAAATTATTAGACTCACAAACCGTTTCTGTCGTTATTGATGGAGTAGATGGACAAACCGGTGCGGCAGGAAAAGATGCGATTAATGTCGTTTTAGGAAATTCCGCTGAAATTATTGCATGTGATACGTCTGGAAAAGCAAAAGAAGCAAAAGATATTACCATACCATTTGACTGTTATCAGGGAACGAAAAGAATTGCAGGAACAGCTTCTTTGGGTACTCTTCCATCTGGTGTGACATTAAAGAGTAATACCGCAGCAACGGCTTCAGCGACAGGAAATATTGTATTAACTGTTGCAAAAGGAGCTACTATCGCTTCTACTCAATCGGGAGATATTACAATTACATTTACAGCAAGTGGTCTTACTTCTGTTCAGAAATTTACATGGACAAAAAATGTTCAAGCTTATAATGGTACAAACGCTGTTCTGTTTCAGTTAATGGCTCCACAAGGAGATGTTATTCTTAAAAACTTAGACGGCAATGTAAATACCGTTCTTTTAAAAACACAGCTTTTAAATGGAACAACTGTTGTAACTTCTGGAATCAGTTATGTTTGGAAGAAATATACTAATGGTGCTTATACTACTATTCCGGGGCAGACTGCTTCTACTCTTACTGTTACAGCAGATATGGTAGAGTCTCTCGCATCATTTGAATGTACAGCTACTTATGGGGGAAAATCTTATGTAGCTTATTGGACAGTTACAGATAAACAAGATGAGATTTTTGTCGATGTCATTTGTAGTGTAGGCGATACATTTGTAAATAATACAGGTGTAGGAGTTATTTATGCGAAACTTATGCAGAAAAATAAAGAATATGATGAGTTAAAAACAACAACTTTTTCTACTTCTGCCCCTTCTAACCCTGCAAGTGGAGATTTTTATTATAAACTTGATACAGCAGCAAAAACAGTATCTCTTATGAAATATGACGGAAGTGCTTGGAATGCTGCAACGGATAGTGATCTTCCAAAAGGAACATATAATTGGTATCGAAGAGATAGAACAGGAAAGGCTTTAGACACTGAGACACCATATAAAACAGGAAAAGTAATTTTCGCCGAAGGTAAAATGATTGACGATATTTTAATGAATTTTGATTGTGATGTAGAAATTGATATTTAGAACAAGACCTTTTTTAGTGTCTTGTAATTTCGTGCAAGGCACTAGAAAGGAGAGATGAAAAAATGAAAATAAAAGCTTCTGGAAGTATAACATTAAAAAATTTGACAGAGCCATTTACCGTTTTACTGTCAAATGAGATGCAGCAATTTTCTACCGACTCAAATCGCAAAGTGACATCTGCTCAAAGTTATTATACAGATATTATTGTTTATCAAGGCTCAACAAAAAGAACTGATTTCATAATTGGTAATGTACCTTCTGCAAATGGGATTACCGTTACAAAATCGTCTGCAAGAATCACCTTTGCAGTTGGTTCTGGAGCTACGATTTCTGCTGATGCAGGAACTTTTACTATTCCTATTACTCTTGACGGGAAAACTGTAAATAAAATATTTTCATGGAGTTGTGGCAAGCAGGGAGTTAGCGGAACATCGGCAAAAAGTGTCGATATTATCGCTAATAACCAAATTTTTAAAAGTACAGATGGGGGACAGACTTTTTCACCCGATACGATTAAACTTACTCCTACTTTCCAGGGTGGTATCAGTTTTTCTAAATGGCAATACAGTATAGATGGCGGTGTAACATGGAAAGATGTTGTAAGTGGTAATAATGGACTATATATATCTTCTGGTATCTTAACTATTAATAAAACAAGTAATTTATACACAGATACTACTACTTCTATTACTTTTAAATGTATCTCAAATAATACATCATATTATGATACACTTACTGTTATTAAGCTGTATGATGTTACGGATATTAAGATTGGCGGTAGGAATTTAGCATTAGGTACATCATGCGAATATTCAACACCTTTTACCGATTTTAATGGAAAAGTCAATATATGTATATTCAACACCAAAGTTTTAACCAAAGGGTTGTCTGTCGGTGATACTGTTATTTTTAAAATAGTTTACAGGTATAATGACATAGTGCCTGTTAAGGATAAAACTGTGCATATTGGATTACAAGGGTCGGGTAACGTAACAAATTGGGGTGCTGGAGGTTTTATTGGTGGAAATATGTTATCAGGTATAACTGGGAGTAATGAGGGTGTTTATACCAACCAGTTTGTAATAACCGAAGATCATTTAAAAAATGAATACTGGAATGTCAGTATTCGACATGATTATATACAAAGTGGATCTGTACAATATAAATTGTTTAAAGTTGAAAAAGGTAACATCGCTACTGATTGGACACCTGCTCCAGAGGATGTGGATTCTCAGATTCAATCTCTTGTAAAAACCACTACAGAAACATCCTTAGTTGTTAATAAATTAAATCAGTCTATCACAAATAAAGTATGGCAAAGTGATATTACTAATTCAGTTAATAATTATGATAATTCCACAGGGAAAGTAATTAGAGATAGACTGACAAAAACAGAAACCTCTTTATCTGGTATCTCTTCTACTGTATCAGATATGAAGACGACTCTTGACAAGAAAGCAGACGGAAGTACTGTTCAATCTCTTACAAATCGAGTTTCGAAAACAGAACAAGATGTAAACGGATTTAAGCAGACGGTTGAATCAACTTATTCTACAAAATCGGAAACAGAATCGGTAAACAATTATGCTAAAACATCTTTTGAACAGCTATCAGATAAATTCTCATGGTTAGTGGACGGAACATCATCTTCTACTTCTCTCACACTTACGGATAGTTTGATATCTGCAATCACGAATCAGTTTGTTATTAAATCACCAGATGGCTCTTCTACTATTATTGAAGGTGGCAAAATCAAGACAGGTGCAATCACAACTAATATGCTTTCTTCTTCTACAATCAAATCAAAGAATTACAAAGAAGGTACATATGTAGATGGCGCAGGTTATTCTGTTTTAGGAACTTTCCTTGATTTAGACAATGGTATGATTCATACACCTGGATTCTATACAGATGTAGTCGGAAATGCATTTTTGGCAGGTACGGTTCATGCAAACGCAGGTTGGTTTGGTACAGAGGATCATAACTGGTTCTTAGGTGCTACTACTATCACGAATATCATGAATGATTCTGGCGCACTAATAGATTCAGATTACAGTTACTTGAGAGCTACAGATAATGCTGCGATTATTACTGGTGACTGGTATCTCATGGCGCAAAATTCGGATATCGGACTTCGTTCTGGATTATCAACACTAAATGGCGGCAATTTCGTAAAAAATCCTGTAGATGGGAAATATTACGACTTTGGAATTGTAGAGCCTGACATGTCTAAAGATGCAAAAGATTATAATAAAAAGTTCTTGTATATTCGTAGAGCTGACTCGTCGCAGACACACCCTCAAGATTGGGAATACCTTTTTAGAGTTGATTATGATGGTAAAATCTGGTACAAAGGCAAGCTTATTGCTGGTGAAGGAGGAATGTTTTTATCTACTACAGGTGGAACAATCACTGGCGATTTAACCGTTAATGGGAAACTTACTGCTACTGCCTCTTCTGCTGATAAATTATTAAGAGCATTAACCATTAATGGGAAATCATTTACTGGTTCAAGTGCTGTAAATGTCGGAACTATTGGTATTGCTTATGGTGGAACAGGTGCTACTTCTTCTTCGGGTGCAAGAGTAAATCTCGGTGTTATTGGAACAAAAAATACAAATGGATTTTATGGCTTGACCCATCCTGATGGAAATGATTCTGATTGGATTAGAACAACATCTAATGGTATTATTCCTTATCAAAGTGGTTCTTATTCTTCATTAGGTACGTCTTCTTGGAGATTTTCAAAAGCGTATATTGATACTATTTATGGTAGTTTAAACGGAACTGCCACAAAAGCTATGCAAGATGGCTCTGGTAATGTAATTGCCGATACATATTTGCGAAAAGATTTTGACACAGTTGGACAAAATGTAATCTTTAATAGTTCTGTAGATATTGATGATTTGACAGCAGGTACTTTATTAGTTAATGGTAATGCACGATTTATAAATGGGTTAAAAGGAAATCTTGTCGGTGATGTAACGGGTAATTTAAGTGGAACTTCTGCTTATGCTGAAAAATTGAAAACTGTAAGAAAGATTGGCAATGCTTCTTTTGATGGAAGTAAAGATATTTCTTTGAGTGATATTGGGGCTTCTGCATTAGGACATACTCACAATTATTTACCTTTGAGCGGGGGTGTTATCACAGGGGATCTTGGTGTCGATGGTTATATTCGAGGGGAATATAATTCAAGTTATCCAACTAATCACGGAATTTTACTTGGACATGTAAATCAAGATTATATGAATTTTTATGAATTGGGTGGATTATTCCAGTTTTATAAATCTCGATCAGGAATTGATACTCTTCTCGGCAAAATCACTGAAAATGGTTGGGAAGGAAATGTAAAAGGTAATCTTTCAGGTGTAGCATCTCAAGCAACAAAACTTCAAAACGCAAGAAATATTACTATTGGCAATTCAAAAAAATCATTTGATGGAACTACTGATATTACATTTTCACTTTCAGACATTGGAGCTTCTGCATCAGGACACACTCACAATTATGCTGGCTCTACTTCTGCTGGTGGTAATGCAAATGCAGCACTGAAACTTGCTACAGCACGAACAGTATCAGCGAATGCTGATTTTGCTATGAGTTTTAGTTTTGATGGATCAAAAGATGTCACAGCACAGCTTTCATACTATAATTGTATAGCTTACAACAATAACAAAAATAATTATCCATATCATCGTTTTGCAAGAATTGATAAACTCGCTGGAAGTTATTCAGATAAAGCAAGTACATTCTTAATCACCCAAGATTATCAAGGTGGAGGATGGGGAATTGTAACCATTCGATTAAGAACAAACTCATCAACTCAAGCTTCCGATGTAGAAGTGAAATGGATTGCACGATATAATTTAGCTGTCGATTTTGTTCAGGTTGGTATAGATACTACAGCTGGTGCAACTTATGCCGATGCATTTATTAAACTTGCTGGTACTTACAATAATTCAGTAGTGCGTAACTTAGCATCTGGAGGTAGAGGAAGTACATCTAGAACATGGTATTTAATTAATTCACGAGAAGTTGATAATACCACTACTTCTGATGCCCTAACATCTTCCGAATGTTATGTAGATATTGCAACAGCCGGTGCTAAATTACACAATAAGGCATATACAAAAACAGTTACAGCATCAGATGGTGCTACGGTTTCATATGCAAATAGTGCAGGTACAGTGAATAATGTAAAAGATTCTGGTAATAACACAGCTACAACATTCTCTTATTCTAAATCTGGTTTAAATTATAATGATTATACATGGTTAGCAGGCTGGAATGGTTATGAGTTAAGAGCTGTCAATAAATCCCAGTTTGCCACAAGCGAACATAATCATAATATAACTTCATTGATAGATTACGGAACTCATATATATGATGCAAAAAAAACTAGAGCAAAAAACACTTTCTTAGCCGCCCCAAACGGTTCTGATGGTGTTGCAGATTTTAGAAAAATAGAAATTGCAGATTTACCTTCTCATACTCATAATTATGTTTCTCAAATCAAATTGGCAGATATTTCTTATTCTACTTCTAATAATATAATCACCATTACACGGGATAATTTAATTACCGCAATTGGGACAGGGGAAACATCTGAATCTTCTCCTAGTGCTATTGGTCTTATAACTAAAGCAGAACGAGAAAAACTTGCTTCTATTACTGTTTCTGACATCGGTACAGTTGGAGCAAACTCTGTTAAAGGTACTGCTCCTATCGGTGTTTCTATTGTGAAGGGTGTTGCCACAATCAATCATGGTGCGTCTGGCGTAACATCTGGGATTTATGGTGCTGACTCTACGAACTATTTTAGGATTCCTAAATTGACCGTAAACTCAATGGGTCATGTGACAGAAGCAACTTATTATGATATTACAGGTGCAAATCTCGTAAGCAGAATTGGAAGTAATGTTGTTCAAAATGCCACAAATGCAGTAAAAGCAACTCAAGATAAAAATGGAAATGTTATATCTGATACTTATATGAGAAAAGACGTAACAGAAATTAATCAGAATTTTACTTTTAATAATTCTGTTAATATTGATGATTTAACATCTGGTTCACTACTTGTAACTGGTGTTTCTCGTTTTATTAATGGAATAAAAGGTGATTTGACGGGAAATGTCATTGGTAACTTAACAGGTAATGTTACAGGAAGTTTAAAAGGAAATGCTGATACATCTACGGTTGCAACAAAAGCAAATTTACTAGCAAATCTTTATAGTTCTCGCCCTACAAGTGCAAATATTCAAGCAACTGGAAGTGGGGGGTTAACTACTTTTAAATCCACAAGTTCTATGTCAGAAGGAAAGCCAAAAGAAGATGGACATATCTTACACTTTTATTGGGATAATACAAGAGGATGGGATTCTCAACTTTTTATTGCCTGTAATGGCTCACCAGAACTTCAAATAAGAGGTATGAACTCAGGAAGTTGGGGTACTTGGAAGACAATTTTAGATTCCGCAAATTATACATCATATACCGTAAAAAAAGATGGAACTGGTGCGGCAGGAACATGGAATATTAATATAAACGGCAATGCTTCTACCTCCGACAAATGGAAAATAGCAAGAACAATCACCATTGGTAGTTCTGCAAAAACACTTGATGGAAGTTCTAACGTCTTATGGTCTTTAAGTGATATTGGTGCCGCAAGTTCTTCTCATACGCACGGATTATTGAACTCTGATTTTGGGATAATATTAGAAGATACCGCAGAAGATTCTGGATGGTCTATGCTTAACGATTCTTACAATGGGTTCTTATTAAAATCAATTAGGACACAACGAAATTCTCCAGATTGGATTTTAAACGGTTATGCATCAGGAATTGTGTTTGGTGGAGCAGATACAAAAGGAGTTATTTCTACAAAATATAATTTTCCTAGTATTAAATTTGCAGGTGGAAATGGAACGAAGCCTGTTTGGTGGATTAATTTAACAGGAACAACTGAAACTATTTATAATCTTGACAATATGCCGGGAAACTCAGCTACAGCTACTAAACTGAAAACTGCCAGAAAAATCGGAAACGTATTATTTGATGGTTCTGCCGATATTACACTATCTCAGATCGGTGCGTCAGCAATTGGACATACGCATAATTATCTCCCTCTTTCTGGAGGTACGTTAACTGGAGATTTGAATTTTTCATCAGGCGATTCTATTACTTGGAACTCTGGCTCATGGTTTCAAAGGATTAAAACTGTAGATGATTCTACAGCCAACACACCTGTATTTATCTTGCAACAAAGTGGGAATAGCGGCTCTACTTGGACAGATTTATTGACAGTTAAAGATAATGGGCAAATTGTAGCGAATACTTTTATCGGTTCTCTATCTGGTAATGCTACTTCCGCAACTACCGCTAATTCAGCAACAAAAGCTACGCAGGATGGAGCTGGAAATGTCATTACCTCAAAATATGTAACTATTGACACAGCACAGACTATTTCAGGGGCAAAAACTTTTTCAAAAGAAATCGTGATTTCGAACACTACTGCTTCTACGAACAAGACCACTGGTGCATTAAAAGCAAAGGGTGGAATTTCTACTGAGGGACAGATGAGTGCAAATAAAGTCATGATAGGAGATGAATGTACTCTTGAGATGGACGAATATGGTGCTTTAAATTTTGTATTTTTGTAGAGGGTGATTAACTACCGCCCTCTTTGATTAAAGAAAGGATGTGGTTATTATTGGATTACAACTATGGCTACCGCTAAATGGCGATGTTAAGAATTATGGATTATGTAATGCGGAATTATCGTATAGTAATTTATCATTTGAAGATTCCGGAAAGATAGGAAAATGTCTTTCTACTGGCGGTATTGTAATGTCGGCAGATACAACAGGAAAAATTTTGAATAACAACGCTATCACAATATCTCTTTGGTTATATGTTAATGCACCAACAGGTTCAGATAATAAAACAATGATATTTGGGAATAACGAAATGGCTAACAATAACAACAGAAAGTTTTCGTTGTTTCAATATCCTACTTGCAATGATTTTCACTATTGTTGGATGAACGATACTTCTGGTGATTCTGGTACTTTTAGGAACGGAGTTGTCAAGAATGTTTTCCCGTCATATCAATGGACTCATATTGCTGTTACATATGAAAATCCAAATATTTGTGTTTATATTAACGGTGAATTAAAACATACTTCTTCTGGCGTAAGCAATTCTGCTTCTTTTCATTATGCGACTAATGTTATCCATAATTCCCCGTATCATAAAGTAAACGATTTTCGTTTATATGATGAATGTCTTTCTCCAAAGCAAATTAAATATATTTCGCAAGCAATGATATGTCATTATCCTATGGGAAATATTGATGGGAAGATTGGTGGAAGGAATTTACTTAGAAACTCTTCAATGATTGGGGAACGTTTAAAATGCGATCGTAGTCAGTCATGTAATAGTACAACTACGTTAGCGTATTCCAACGATGGATTTCATATTGTAACACCATCTGAAGGAAATGATAATAACGGTATTGTATTTATATATGATGATTTCACAAGATTAGGCATTAATATAGGCGATACTATTACTTTTAGCCTTTTGGTAAAGGGATCATCTGATAGTAATAAACCATTCATAAATATCATATTTCAAAATGACGGTACTACTTGGTACGACAAAGGTACTATACGGTCATTAGGTATAGAGTTTACCCCTACGGATGTGTTTCAAAAAATATACGTTACATATACCCTTCCTACAGATAAGAAATATTCCAGTAAAACTATGTTTCTTGGAATTCATGGCAACATGAAGTCTGATTTATATATAAAAAATCTTAAACTTGAAAAATCTTCTACTTCGACTCCCTACACTCCTGCTCCGGAAGATAATCCTCCGTTTTACGATAATATAATCCCTGATATTTCAGGTTATCAAAATAACGGAGAAGTTACGGATTCTGCTTGTCCTACATGGAGCAATGATTCACCGAGATATTTAGGTAGTTATGAATTTAATGGGAAAAATCAGTATATATCAGGACTTTCCCCTATTTCTAATAATACAAAAGAATTCACAATAGCTTTTTGGGTAAAATTAAATAATACATCAGGTGCGATGACTTTTTATACAGCAAGAATAGGTATGGGAAGTGGAGTTGCGTTATTTTTTGCAAATAAAAATATTAGATTTGATGATAATGTAAAATCTACTTTTAATTACACTTACGACCTTTCGTCTAATAAATGGACTCATTTATGTGTTACCAGAAATAATACAAGCAAAAAATTATATGTAAATGGAAAGCTTGTTGACTCTACTTCAAATGTAGGTAATATGCAAAACATAGGAAAATATTTTACAATTGGTGGTTCTGAATCTTCCGATAATGGGATAGCGGATATGAATTGGTTAAACGGTAATATTTCCGATTTTCGCATTTATTCCACTGTTCTTTCTGATGAAGATGTACTTGATCTTTATCAATCTTCTGCTTCACTTGATTCACAGGGAAATCTTATGTTGACTGGTGAGGTGATTGAATGAGTATAAATAAAAATGGAAATCTCGTTGTAAATTCATCCGTTATTTCGAAAATGAATGTAAAACAACTATCTGATGATTCAAAATGGGCAAGAATTTATTTTCTCGATGTATCAAATACAAAAACATTTTTTACAAAAGATGAAGCGTTGGACTGTACAAATCAAAGCAATAGATTTAGTCAAATGAGAATGGTCGATAAGTTTAAATCTTCTGATGGTTATTATGAATTTATGCTTACTTACCCATCCTTGTCAGCAACTCTTTACAATCGCTGGAAACAAGCAAGTTCCCCAAATGAATCTACTGTTACAGATTTTATAAAAATTACAATGGCATGGACAAATCATTGTACAGGGCTTAGAAAACATGGTAGTGCTGCAATATATGATTGTGACACAGGTGGGACATGGTATGCACCAATATGTCAATTAGCCGCATGGAATTCTTCAACTTCTTTATATATTCCTGCCGCTGATGGTTCAAATCAAACTCAATGCGAGCTTTGGGTTCGTTATGACAATATCCCCAGTATAAATAATGGAATGTGCGAATGTAATGCCATGTCTATTTTTTGTGATTTAAATGGAGTTCCTTTAGCAAATAATATAACCTATACTCCTACTACTGACAAAAATTCATGTATGACACAGCGCACAATAGATGTTGAATTAAATGTAAAATACTGTATAGAATGTACATTAACATGGTCTGGTTTTGACGAATCAAATACAAATGGAACATTTGATATGTGTTTTCAAGGAAGTCAAAATAATGGAGTTTGGACTTATTCAAATCCAATGACTGCGGCGTTAAATCAAATTAAAAGACCTAAAGCGGCTGTTTTATCATCTTCTTCTGGAAGCTATCGTTATAAAACTTCTTTTATTAATACGAATCCAGAGATAAAAAGATTGGGATTAAGTATAAGAACGGATTATTCAAACGGACAAGGAACAGTATCTATTTCTGATGTTGTTATTGTCCCGGAAAGATATTATGTATCAGATAAAATAAAGGCACGATTCTCAGAAGATTTTGTATCGTGCAATGAAATTATAGAATTATAATTTAGAGCTTGATTTATTCAGGCTCTTTTAATTTAGAAAGAAAGGAGAATTTCAATGGCTTTTTTAGCGAAGGTTAATGGAACTCATGAATATAGATTGATGGATTGGACACCTCAAAGTTTTAAATCCAGTCCTATTTTAAGATTGATAACTTCTGATTATCAGTCAGTTAAGAATGATTTTACAGATATAAAACAATTAGAAATTTATAGTGGAGAAAATTTGCTTGCTACTTATTCTGTTTTTGATACAATGGCATCTTCTGCTTCCTTTAATTCTCAGTATTATGAAGCAGAGAATAGATTTGTAGATGTAATTGAAATTTCTCTTATAAAGAGCAATCTTTCAGAGCAAGTAGATAAATTAAGCAAGCAGATTAATAAAGTTATAGATATTGAAGAAATGTCTGTGGATGAATATAGAGATTATATTTTATCACAGATTTCAGAGTCAGCACAGGAAGATATTTATGCTGGGGATGTAATCACTCTTTCTGATGGAACAAGCGGAAAATTTACTTACAAGATGGAAGATCAAGCGAATCTTACAAGCAGTATTGCTATCATTGATAAATTAATGGCTATACAAGAAGATAGCTCTCTGATTCAGTTACCATATCACTCATCGGGTCAAAGTTGCCAGTTCTACTCTCCTATTGATATTATTACAATTTATTTTACACTTTTTATGCGTTCTGTAAAAATTCAGACATATACAAACGCAATTAATGTTCTAATCAAGCAGGCAGTTACTAAAGAAGAAATCACGAAATTTACTTATGGTATGGAACTTCCTGAAGAAGCGCAAGAAAATGTTAATAATATTGTTGCAACAAGTATGGCTGTTATGCAAAAGCTTATGGAGAGTTATCAGCCAAAAGAGAGTTCCACTAATCCTAATGCGAAAGATAATACAGAAGAGAAAACTTCTGATAAATAATTGATGCATTACATTACATAATTTTACAAGATATAAAGGAGAAATAATTTTATGAGCAAAACAAAAACTATCAAATTAATGAACTTAGAAACTTTAAATATTGTTGCATGGTATAAAGATTTTTCTGAAAAAAAGAGAAATAAAGTTTTACCAGTGAGAATCCAATTTGACTTACAGCGTAATATTATGAAACTTGCTGAAGCGGCTCAAAGTCTTGAGAAGTTCCGTGAGGAATTAGTGAAAGATATTCAGGAAGAATTTTTTGGGAATGATGAGAAATCATATGAAGCAAAAGAAGTGAAAACGGATAAAGATGGAAATCCTGTTTTAGATGAAGACGGAAAAGAAGTTATGACAGATGTTAGAAAAATCAAAGAAGAATTTGAGCAGGATTTTAAAAACAAATTAGAAGATGCAGACGCTAAATATAGGGAAATTGCTGTAGATACAGACGAATATTTAATTAAGGTGTTCGATTTAGATACTTTTGTAGATAATTTAGCAGATGATGTAGAACTCGATTTAGAAGACCTTAATATGTTGACATTTATGGATGCAAACAAAGAAAAAAATGAGGAAGAATAATATCTTCCTTTATGAAAGGAAGGTGATTAGTTGGCTCAATTAGGAAATTTACTCGTAAAGGGTTCTTCTCGTTTTTTAAATAAGGCATATTTTGAAGATATTTCTATTGCAGGTACAAGCTTTTTTAGCGGTAATATCTCTACAGATGGAACACTTAATATAGGTGCAAATAAAGCATCAAATGCACTATTATATCTTAATAATAAAATTGCTGTAAGAGCAGTGGATTCTTGGTTAAGAATTAATGATACATCGACTAATTTTACAAGTGGTGTGTATTTTGGCAACAGTGATGTCCGCACAGATAAAGAATTTCAAGTTGGCGATGGTGGAAAATATTTTAAAATTAATTCATCTTCTCTTAATGTAAATGTATCATCTGTCTTTTCACAAAGAACAACTCATAATGGGGGACTTATTTCTCCTACTATTTCTTCTAATCTTATTTCATTTGTAAAAAATGGAAATACATTACCTAAAATAGATGGTGCTGATGCAACGGCAGTATTAAACGAACTGACTGTTTTATCTACTCTTCGTGCGAAAGAATATGAATTAGATCATGTACAAAATTTGGGAGGAACTTTTATGGTTTCTCCCTCTTTTATTTGCACAGAAGGGAACACATCTGTAACTGTTTCTGCAATAAGCGGCTCCGAAGTAACATTTCTTATTAAAGATAATGCTACTCTTACAAAAACAGAAATAGCAACAGCTTCTTGGGTTCTTAATTCTCAGATTAAACTATCGGGAAAGATTGGAAATACTATCTTAGCAAATGCCACAGGTACAATTACAAAAAGTGTAGATACAAACAATCATACTATTACTGTAAAAGTCGATGTCGGTTCTTCTACTGTCGGTAATTTTACTGTCAACACAACTTATTCGGGCAGTCAAGTATCTAAACTTGCACTCATGATGATTCGTAATGCATCCGGGTATAGACTTGGTATTTATTTAGAAAGTTATAGTTCCGAAAATAAAAAACCCGTTATAAATATATTTGATGGAAGTGACACAAATCCTAAAGTTGTGCTTGGTAAATTAGATGGTACACCAAAAATCAATAATATTTCTCCTACGGGGTATGGATTATATTCAGATAATGCTTTTTTAAAAGGTACGATTATTGCCACATCAGGTACAATTGGTGGATTTACTTTATCTACTAACAGTATTCAAAATGGTACTTTTGGACAAGACGGAAGCGTAATGATGTCTCTTGGTTCAAACAACTCCGCATCAATTGGTGATTCTGGTAATATCAATGGTTGGACATTTACAGCAGGAAGTAAATTTGGTGTTACAAAAAATGGGGCAATGTATGCTACATCAGGTAAGATTGGTGGATTTAACATAGATTCTACATATCTTCAATCATCAGATAAAACAGTAGGGCTTAGTGCCTCTGCCTCCGATTGGGCGTTTTGGGCTGGGGGTGCAGGCACAGATACAGCAAAATTTAGAGTTAATCATGCAGGAAAATTATGGGCTTCTAATGCTACTATCGCAGGTAACATCACCGCCACGTCTGGCAAAATTGGAAAATACAATATTACTAATAATTATCTTATTTCTGGCTCTGGGTCTACTTGTACTGGAATGGGTGGAAATCAAGCATTTTGGGCAGGTAGTAATGACAGTAGTATTGCACCGTTTCATGTTAGTTATGATGGTAGTTTGTATGCTTCTAAAGCGAATATTTCTGGAATTATTAATTCTACGGATGGTAGTATTGGAGGCTGGAAGATAAGTAGTAATAAACTTTCAGCTTTTAAAAATGGTATACACCATGATTCATCTACCGGTGAAGACTACGATGCGGAATATTATATATCTTTATTATCGGGGAAAGATGAAATTCCTACAATTATTACTTCATATGAATATTATCCACCTGATGAAGATTGGAAATATGAAACCATCATTAGTCCTACTGAAATAACATGTAAAGAGAGTTATGCACCACCAGATTCAAGTGGTATGGGAGTTTGTAATTCAACAGTTTATTCAAGTAACGGAATTACGTTTTATAACGGAGTAAAGATTGACGGACTTACGAAAGTTCTTTGGGAAGGAGCCGATTATATGAATGGTACTCAAACTGCATTATTGGATGAAAAAGTATCAGATCAACTTAATGGAATTGCATTGGTTTGGAGTCATTATAATATCAGTACTCATCAAGCTTCAAACTCCGATGTCCATGTACAATTTATTTCAAAATGGTGTGTGGGAGAAATGAACGGTGCTGGTCATGCTTTTATTGATCCTTATCGCCGTATAGACAAATATTTTTATGTATATAATGATAAAATAGTCGGGAGTAATATAAACGGAACTAGCGGAACTGAAGGTGGAATTTCATACGATAATCGTAATTGCGTACTTAGAGCGGTACTCGGTGTTTAATAAAGCCCCATCAAAGAACAGACGAGGCTTTATTGTTATTTCACTTTTACTATGATCTTAGCTTTCTTTCCAGCACTTGTTTTTAATGTAATAACAGACTTTCCTTTTTTAAGACCTTTCGCCTTGCCATTTTTAAGAATTTTTACAACTTTTGGCTTAGAAGATTTCCAAGACAAGATATCTTGAGCATTTGTAGGTTTTCTTGTGTATTTAAGTTTTATGGTTTTACCTTTTTTAATTGTAATAGATTTTTTCTTAAATTTAAGCTTGGATGTCGTGATTATCTTATTAGATTGTCTTGTATTTTGTTGCGGACGTTGAAGTTTTGGTATTTTTTCTGAGTATAAAAGCATATTACATTTATTGCAAATTATCCATTTCTCTCCTTCTTCATCATATGTTGGTTGCTTACAGACATATAATTCTCCGGGTTCATGTTCCCCTCTTTTTGGAATTATTTTTCTTTCAGCAATTTGACCGCATATGTTACAATATTTGATTTTCTCTCCATCGTGCCCACAATTTACCGGCTGTGTAAGTTTCCAAGGAGTTGTTGTTAAATGAATGTTATTAGCGCAATTATCATTTACAATAATTTTAACCATACTGTTTTTATAATTAATTCTGTATTTTATGTTTTGAGATTTATTATTGATGTGGAGGCTCATTGAAAAAGTAAACGATTCTGGTTTCCCTTTGATGGTGCATTGAAATAATTTATTTTCTTTATTGTAATACGCAGTATAAGAATCTCCTCCATCTGACAAAGTAATAAATTCTATATCTCCATAATTATTACCAATTACATCATATCTCTCAGTATCATATAAATTAAATGATAGTTTAATATCTTCGTTTGAATGATATACCACTTTATCTGTTTGAATACTATGAATTGTTATATACATTTCTTCGGGTTCTTCATTGGAAGATGCAACTTCCGCACTCGCAGGAACACTCGCTGCGCCAAATGCCATAATAACACATAGCATTGCAACAAGCAACATTTTAACTCTTTTCATATTCTTCTCCTCTCTCGCCTTATGACGAATAAAAAACATTTATTTATATTATAAATGTAAAAGAAGATATTGGCAAGAAGAAAACGAAAGAAGATCAATGTCAAAAAGAGTTTCTTTACAAAAAGCTAAATATATTAATTTATTGTGGCATTTATTGTATATGTATATTATAATAAAAGATAAATATATATTATATAAATCAGGAGAAAGTGTATGGCTACCAAAAGAAAACAGTATACTTTATATGTAGATGAAAGTCAAACCGAAAACAATGGTCATCACCATCATTTTTGCATGGCTGGAGCTATTATAAGTGATATTGAATACGATATAGTAGAAAATAAGGTTAATGCTTTAAAAAGAAATATATGGAATAATATTCAAGAACCTGAGAATATCATATTGCACCAAAAAAATATTATTGATGCAAGTAAGGGCAGGTTAAATGCACAAAGATTTCCAGAATATAAGAGGTTTCAAAGTAAAAGTTTTAGAAAAAAATTCTATAAAGAATTTTCTAAAGTATTTGATTGTCAAAAAATCAAAATTGTAGGAGGAAGTATGAATGTAGATTACATGAAAAAACATTATAACATAATAAAACCAACTCCTAATAACTGTCCTGTTAAATTTAGAAATGAAACAAATAAATATTTAATAACATTGCAACTGATGTTAGAAAATTACTGTCATTTCTTAGCTCTTCATAACGCTAAAGGTAGAATTGTATATGAGCATATTAGTGAAATAGACAATGAACGAATTACCTCTAAATTTTATCAAATAAAACTGATGGGTTCAATGTATATTACTAAACAGGCAATGGACGATCATTTGTTGGGAATCAATTTCATAAAGAAAGAAGAAAACAATATAGGTTTGCAAATAGCAGATTTTATCCCTAATGCTTTTGCTAGAGAACACGCAGGATTTAAACAATTAGATTCAGATAAAACCTTAATTAATAAATTGAAATATTATCGCTATGGAGGAGTAGATGGAAATCAAGACCGTTATGGAGTAAAATATATGCCATAATTTAAAAAAGCATATTGACAAAAGTAATTACATATATTAATATATGTGTAGGGATTGGGAGGTGGTTTTGTCATGCTTTGTCATGTATCAAAACTAGAGCCTAAAGCTCGAATATACTAATAAGTATATAGCTGTAATCGAACCCTATACCAAGAGAGTCACCGTATTAGGTGGCTCTTTTGTGTTATAAGAATGTTTAATATAGTTTTATTCATGTTCATTTCTTATTAATCATACAATTTCTTATCTTTATTTGATATATATATATATTAATCAATTTCTTTATGTTTCAGAAAGCAGGTGATTCAAACGCATAATATTAAAATTTTTATCAAATATCTCGTACTCTTTCTGCTTGGCGGTTATACATATTACGGCATTGAAATCCTCTGGCGTGGTTATTCTCACTATAGCATGATTATATGCGGTGGAATCTGCTTTATCTACGCAGGACTACAGAATGAACAAGTTGAATGGGATTATCCGTTCTGGAAACAAGTATTAAGAGTTGAAGCGTTTATATTAAGTGCTGAGTTTATTACAGGATGTATCGTAAATCTTTGGCTTGGATTGAACGTATGGGATTATAGCGGTTTACCGGGAAATATTCTGGGTCAGACTTGTCCGCAGTTTGCTCTGTTGTTTTTGCCGTTAAGTGCGATTGCTATTATTGTTGATGACTTTGTTAGATGGAAATGGTTTGGCGAAGAAAAGCCGAGATATAAATGGAGGTGATATGGATGAAAAGATTATGGAATAAATTCATACAGAAGATTGCGAAAGATGTGGAAAAGGAATTGGCAAAGGATTTTGAAAGAGTTGGATATAGAAATAAATAATGATTTAATGGCTCTACTTTTTGGTAGGGTCTTTTTTAATTTCATAAAGGATGGTGATTATTATGGTTTTACAAACAATTTCTCGGATTAATCTCCGACAGTCAGCTTCTAAAACTGCGCCTGTTAAATGTGTTGTTCCTGCGAGCGTAGATGTTACAATTATCGGAACTAAGATTATTTGGAAAGATAATGTTCCATTTGTAAAGGCAACATATAATGGGCAACAAGGATTTATTAACGGAAGGTATCTTAGAGGTTTAGTTCTAAAGGTAAAAGGTCGAGATAATGCAAAATATCCTAAGTTAGCGGTTATTGCATCTGGACGAGCTTCACGAAGGATTAAAATTCCACAGCAAACTAAATTTGGTGCGTTTTGTCAGAAACATGGATGTTCTATGGCGGCTGCTACTATCGCTTTGCAATTTAGAGGAATTTTGAAATCTCCTGCGGAAGTACATCAATATGCGAAAAAGCATTTGGGCGGTTATACAGGAAGCAAGTTAACTATTTTTGGCATTGAAAAAGCGGTTAATAAAATTGCAGGGAAAAAGATTTCTACTTGGAAAGGTTGTCCGGCAGATGCAAACAAGCGGATTAGAAATGATATTCAGAAAGCGATTCATGATGGACATATCATATTACTTGAGCAGAAAAATCCAATTCATACAAATGTGATTATTGGGCGAAACGTTGACGGTAAATATGTTGTTGCAACAAATGGCACGACAAAAAAAGTTACTATGAACTGGCTTATTAAGACGGTATTGCATGGTAAAGCTGGCAGAAAAAATCAAGCTAACTGGTGGAAAGGAACAGCTCATGGAGCTGGTTATGTGATTGTGAAAAGAGCATAGGTATAAAGATATTGTTATTTATTCGGGAGAGTTTATTACTCTCTTTTTTTATTGCCTATAAACAAATTTTAAGGAGGAATCGTTATGAACAAATTAAAGAAATTTTTATCTCAAATTAATGTAAAGGACATTAAACCAAGTACATATGTTAGTGCCGTTGTTCTTATTTTTACGATGGTGAATTATGTGTTAAATATTATGGGGAAACCTGTAATCAATATCAATGAAAATGAAATTGCCGCATGGGTCACTGCTATTGTTGGTGTTGTCGGTATTGTTTATTCTTGGTATAAGAATCAGAGTATTACTCATCCTGCACAGGTAGCTGATGATATTATGAAAATTCTTAAAGACGGAAGAATCACTATTTCTGAATTAGAGGATTTTATTGTAAGATATTCTGAAACAGATTTGGATACAGAAGCAGATTTTGATGATATTGAAAAAGTACCAGAAGATGATGTGGATGATGAGGTTGATGAAGGAAGTGATGAATAATGGCAAAAATTACTAAGAATTGTTTAGACTTGGTTAAAGAATTTGAAGGATGTTATTTAAAGGCTTATAGAGATGAAGTGGGTGTGTGGACAATAGGTTACGGCATTACCAATTCTGATAAGTCAATTACAAAGACAACTATTAAATCCGGCTTAACAATTAGCAAAGCTACCGCTGAATCATGGCTGGAAAAGTCTTTAACAAAAAAATACCTTCCTCTCGTTATGAAATATAATGATCACTATAAATGGAATCAGAATGAAATTGATGCGCTTGTTAGTTTTGCGTATAACATCGGGAGCATCAAAGGTTTAACAGCAAACGGTACTCGCTCACGATCTACAATCGCAAAAAAGATGTTGGAATACAACAAAGCAGGTGGTCGTGTGTATAGAGGGCTTACACGCCGCAGAACAGCCGAGAAGAAGCTTTTTACTACTCCTGTTAAAGTTGTAAAGGTTGAAGAAGTAAAACCGTCTACAACCGTTCAGAAAGATTATACGAAAGAGAGGATTGACGGAGTGAAATATTTTGGGATTTTAAAGAATACAGCAGTTAAATCATTTACGGAGTTCTTGCATAATAGAGGATTTGGCGCAGGGAAACCGAACCTGTCTAAGATTGCTTCTGCTAATGCCGGGAGTGCCGAAGTAAAAGAAGCTCTGCTTACTCTTGCAAGAAAAGGATTGCTCATAAAACCAGATGGCTTAAACAAGTGGGAAGAAAAGAAATAATCTAAGGAGTGATACGTTTATGCTTGAAGCATTTATGTAGTGTTTCATCCACAAGGAGGAACACATATGGAAGCAGTAACAAAACCTATAAATAGAATGACTATCATTAAAACTAAGGAATCTGCTGAATTCATTAAAAAATTTAACAAGAACAAAGTCTCACAGGAGTTTTTAGAGTCTTGTAAAAAGGCAGGTAAGTTATTGTCAATTAGATAA